GCGTGACCCGTAACGCTGTTAGCGACAAGACGGTGAGTGTCGCGGGCTCCATTTCCCGAACAACCCCGTCAGCCGACGGATGGTCGTGGAAACCTGTGGAGCACCATCGTGGTCGGCACCCTTTGCGCGGGATCGACCGGCGTAGCCCCCGTAGCGAGTATGGGCCTCGCTAAGGTCTCCCCGGCCGGTCGATCCCGCGCAGAACCCGCAACCCGGAGGATGAGATGGCATCGGACGCCAAATCCGGTGATAAATGCCAAACCTGTGGTGGTTCTGGATGGAACCCCGCGATTCGGGTGAAGCCGGTTCACATAGAGGGATTGATCGACGGCGACCGCCGCGCCCTCGAAACCCTGCACGATTATCTCAAGCGGCGGTTGTGCTGCCCCGATTGCGGCGGCAGCGGGCACCGCGCAGAGTAGTTCAGTGGCAGAACGGCGTGCTCATAACGCGCAAGTCGGAGGTTCGATCCCTCCCTCTGCGACCAGCATTGACGCGGGAGGCAAGGGCCAGTGCCCTGGTCCGGCTCATAACCGGACAACCCGGAGGCAGCATCCGGTCCCGCCACCAACCCACTGGGATCGCCGACCCCCAACGGCGAGGCTTTCGTGACGCGCCGGGGCAACGTCCACCTGTCCTCCCCATGCCACCCCGGTTCCCAGTGGCCCTATCCCACGTTGGCGTCAATCTTGTCGTCAACGTTACTCTGCGAGAGAGTTGCGATGACAACCGTGTTTGCCAAGCATGAGCCATACGATGACGGCCATCTAGGCGAGGTCGGATTGGACATGGATCACGCGGGCGCTCCGACAATCCGCGCGGTACTAATTGCCGGTAATCTCTACGCCGTTGATGGTTCACATAGGCTGGCGCAGGCGCACTATCGCGGGCTGATCCTCAAGGTGATAGTCTTGGAGAGCGATCTCCATGGCGATCCGCGCATTCCAGCTGATCTTCCGCGATATGACTTTGATTACGTCATTGCGCTCAGGGAGAGTGATTTCGCCGATGAGGCAGTTGTGGTCAATGCACCTGTTTGAAGAACAGGCCAAGGTGGTTCGATTCCATCCATCGGCACCAGTTTGCGTCCATCGTCCAAAGGAAGGGCCTCAGATTTCCATTCTGAAGATCTCGGTTCGAGTCCGTGTGGACGCTCCAGATACAAGGGGAACGCGCGATGATGAAGCACAGCGACTTTCGGATCGGTGTCGAATTCACGACTGGCGCTGGGCGCTGGCGATGCACCGATATCGGGACGCGGGTCATTACCGCGATCCGCCTTGATGAGGTGCGGATCGCGACGGTCAGCGGCGGTGTGAAATCCATGCGGGCTCTGTGCTATGCTGAGGCCAATGCCGAGGGTTGGTTCAACGGGCCACCCTATGCCGTCGCTGAGAGCGTATTTGACGAGGACGGCCAAGAGGGATGTACGTTTTATGCGGGTCCCCAAGGGGATAGCGAGCCCGAGAGTCGATCGCTCCCTCGGTAGTAGCGAATGCGCCGGTCCCTGCTCCCTCGGCCCAGCCCGCTCCAGACATTGGCAGCTAGCAATCAGGGTGACTGCGCTCGCCTGTTAAGCGAGAATGAGTCCGGTTCGATCCCGGAGCTGCCAGCCAATCTTCGTGCGCACGGAGCCGGAACGCCACGGGGTCGGCGTGACAGCCAGGAGAGCACTGGCAACTGAATTGCGGACGAGCAGCGGTCTGCCTGCGGGTCTCCAAAACCTGCCAGCGAGGGTTCGACACCTTCCGTCCGTGCCAGCTAAAGAGGAAACCGCGATGACTGAGAAATCGTTCGGCGACGATCCGCTGATCTACAGCGAGACCGCGAAACGGCAAATCGCGGAAGACCCGGAGTTGGCAGACGTGATGAAGGATGTCGCGGCGAAGATGCGGCAGGCGCTCCACGCATGGCAAAGCGGTCAGTACCCAAACTTCGAGACCGCGATGGCGGCGCTCGGTTGCGATATTGCGGAAGTTTCCCCTGGGGACGAGGATTATGAGGCAGTCTTCGAAGGGATTGCGATCGAAAATATCCGCAAGGGGAACGCGAAATAATTTCAGTCGTGCCGCGAGCCAGCTAGGGAAGGCGTCGAGTTGCAACCTCGATTCGGCAGGGTGCGATCCCCTGGCGGCACTCCAGTTTCGTGCGGGTTATCGGGTGGGCGGGTCGGTTTGGATTTGTGTTGCTCCTGGCCGGGAAGCAGCGCAGACGCCGGTCTCTGGGAAGTTGAACCGTTCCCAGACGCACGAAAACATCTCGATGGCGAGGTTAGTGAACCAGTGGAAACGCCGCCCTGTGGAGGCGGAGCAGCGGGGCCAGCACCCGCACCTCGCCCCATCTAGGCTGGATTGGCCGAGAGAATAGGCACTCGCCCTGTAAGCGATGACGACGTAGGTTAAAGTCCTACATCCAGCACCAATTTCAGGAGAGGCGAGAGATGCGCACCATAATATTCGACATTGACGGGACTCTCGCCAATGGGGCGCACCGTCAGCATCATTTGGCCGCCCTGAAAAAGGACTGGGATGCCTTCTACGCCGCGATGGGCGAGGACACGGCTATCCAGCCGATCATCGACTTGGCCAATCAACTCGCTTGCGACTACCACATTGTCCTCTGCACTGGGCGTCCCTCCAATTATCGCGAGGTGACCGAGCGCTGGCTCTACGACCACGATGTCCCGCGCTCGGCTCTCTACATGCGTGCTGAAGGCGACTTTCGCGACGACACCATTGTGAAACGCGAGATGCTAGCGCAGATGCGGGCGGCTGGATTTGAGCCGTGTCTGGTCGTTGACGATCGTACAAAAGTGGTTCGGATGTGGCGTGAGGAAGGATTGGTCTGTCTGCAATGTGCCGAGGGTGATTTCTGATGGAAACTTGCGCGTGTCGCATTGATTGGGTTTGCTGTTTTCGGCAAGATTGCCCGCGAGCGGCATACATTCGGCGGTTGCAGGAAGCGGCTTACGAGCAAGCGCGTGAGCTTTTAGGTGATCCGCGCGAGTGCGTTTCGGTGGGACAAGAAGCGGATTGTGATGGCGGATCGTTCAATGGCGAGGATCATGCGCTCTGACCGCATAGATTTGGGTTCGAATCCCAATCCGCCTGCCAATCGCGGGTCAGAGCTTTGGGCCGTCGGTGACGGGCGGTCGTGGCCTTTGCACTTAGCTCTGGATCGAGCCCACCCTCCCCGCGATTTCCAACAGAAAGGGGCGCATCATGGCTGAGAACGAATACTTGACAGGAACGGGCCAGTGGCTCACCGGGGTCCATCCGCGCGAGATCTGCGTCGGCGAGCATTGTGTGATCCACAACCCATCAGACCATTGCATGCGTGGGTTCCCGACCCACTGGCGTGCTGACCGCAAGTTGATGGAGCGCATCTGTCCGCACGGCATCGGCCATCCCGACCCCGACGACATCGCGTTCAAGCGCGCCACCCGCGGCGACAAGTTTGCCGATACCGAGGTGGTTCACGGTTGCGACGGTTGCTGTTCGCCTCGGGGATTTGTCTGAGGCGGGTGGCCCAGGTGGGTACCGCCGGCTTTGACCCGGCGCGTGTTCGGATCGTGCCCGAAGCCCGCTTCCAACGCCCATTCCGCTACCGGCTAGGCGACCCGGTTCTCAGCCGGGCAAAGCGAGTTCGACCCTCGCATGGGCGACCAATACGCGGGCGTGGGGGAACGGTAGACGGAAGATGGTGCGGAAGAGGCGGGGTCATGATACGATCGCCTTATGGATCGTCGCCGCTGGTCAGACGCGGATTTGATTAGAGCCGTAAGCGAGGCAAAATCGATTGCTTCGGTTTTGCATATCATTGGACTCGTGCCGGCCGGCGGAAACTACAGCTTGATAAAAAGCCACATTCGGCGACTGCGGTTGGATACGAATCACTTTACTGGACAAGGATGGAGCCGCGGCTGGGAACTCCCATCAAGAGGAACGCCGCTTGCGGAATTGCTAGTAGCTGGAATTCACCTGAACACCGGCCACATCAAAAAGCGTTTGATTAAGGACAGACTGATCGAGGAGCGATGCGCCCGCTGTGGCATATCAGATTGGCTTGGACAGAAACTAAGTCTGCATCTTGACCACAAGAATGGCGCGCGAACAGATTTTCGAATGGAAAATCTGTGGCTGTTGTGTCCGAATTGTCATTCGCAGACCCCAACGTACTGCGGGCGTAACGCATCAAAAATTGCGCGGGCGTAGCCGAAGGTCAGGCGGAGAGATTTAAACCCTCTTGTCCTATGGGGTTCGATTCCCCGCGCCCGCACCAATTTTGTCCGAGTGGCGAAAATAGTAGACGCGCCTGTCTCATGAACAGGTGCCTCCGGGCGTGGGAGTTCAACTCTCCCCTCGCGCACCAGTTCAGGGCGGCTAACCGGACAAGCGCACCGGCACCGGTCGGAAACCGGTTGGAGCCTTCATGGGCTTGTGGAGCGTGACCACAGCCGCCCGCCACACTAACGGTTGGGTATCCGAGCCGGCGCTCGGCCTCGTCTTGAAAGCGAGTGGCACGGAGACGTGTGCGGGTCGGCACCAGCACCCAACCGCCAATACGGGCAGTCAACCGCGAGGGCTCGCGGCCCAGCTTCGAAACCTGGTGGTGCGTGAGAGCGCATGGGACTCGGAATCTCGGCTGCCCGCCAATTTGGGGCGTGCAAGCAGACAGGCGCACTGCGCTGGATTGCTAATCCGGGCGTACCTTCGGGTATCGGCTTCGAATGCCGGCCGCCCCGCCATTCGGAGAAGGTGATGGCTTGGGTCTTAGTCGCCTGCATGGTCGTTTCATTTGGCAAGCACGATATTTGCGTTACCCCGCAACCCGCCCAGCAATTTGCAACGGTTGCGGCCTGCAAAGCAGCGGCCAATAAGATTGGGCCACCTCATGACTATTACGGGCTGTGCAAGCCCGCGGAATTCAAATGATGGGTCGGGAAAGCTGGTGGTTCCAGCAGTCGGTCTGTAAAACCGACCTCGAATGAGGAGAGGATCGTAACCTCACCGACCCACCAATGCCCTCGTAGCTCAAAGGTAGAGCATTCGGTTGATAACCGTACCCCCGCCCTGGTCAGTACAGGGCGGGGGTACCAGAACAGGAGACGGCGATGACATGGAACCACCGCGTGATGCGGATGGACTATCCCGACGAGACCCAATTCGAGATTCATGAGGTCCACTACGATACCCCTGATGGTCCGCCGCGTTCCTACACCAAGCGCGCGGTCGGCGTCGTCGCTGAAGACCTCGCAGGATTGGAATGGACGCTCAAGGCGATGCTGTCGGCGCTTGAAAAGCCTGTGCTGACACCAGGCGATTTCCCCGATGGAGGCAAATCGTGCCCTACTTCATGATCAACATTGAATCTTGGCCAAAAGAGGATTGGTTTGCCAGATTGAGTTGAGGGGGTATAGCTCAGAGGGAGAGCAGTCGGCCCTTAACCGATCGATCAGGGTTCGAGCCCCTGTGCCCCTACCAACTGAAAGGATATAGCCGATGGCTTGGCGGCTTCTGGTTTACAGCGCAGAGACTGACCGACTGACAGCGTCGCTGGACATTCCAGAGTTGTTCTCGCCCGATGTCGAATTCCTTGCTGAGGTAAAACCGGAGGATGATGGGTTGGGCGAATACCCGCTAGGCGCGCATCAGGCGCGGATCATAGCCGAACGCGCTGGTCTGATTTTGCCAGTTGCCGAATCGGCCTATTCGGTCGAACTAATTGTCTAGTGGGCGTGTCTTCCAACGACAGGAAAGTCGGTTGTCTCCCGGCAAATCGGGGTTTGACTCCCCGCACGCTCGCCAGGTTTCCTAGTTGCATTTGTAGGGTAGGCCCACTAAGTTGCTACCCTAATGGGATGGAAGCCAATTGATCTCAATACGGTGCCGATCCGCAGCCGCGGAGTTTATTTGGATGCCTATGTTCCAGAACATCCTTTTGCGGATCGGCGCGGGCGCGTGCTTCTCCATAGGCTGATTGTTGAAAACAAGGTCGGCCGTTACCTAACGGCCGCAGAGATAGTTCATCATGATAATGAGAACCCGAGAGATAATGATCCAGATAATCTTTTGATAAAATCCGCACAGGAGCATTCGGCGCATCATCATCCAAGAGTGAAACGCGTAGAGCTTAAGTGCCTGAATTGTGGATCATCAGTATATAGAAGGCCAAAGCAGATAAAAAACGAGAATGTATTTTGTGACCGGCGTTGTCGCGGTTTATACAGTCTTGGCCATGCCTTTGGCGGATGCGCGCCGCGCGAGCGCAAGACCCCGCATGGCTCTGCTGGTGACTATCGTGCTGGCTGTAGATGCGATCTCTGTAAAGCATCTCACGCAAGAAAGATGAGAGAGCGGAGATTGAGACTAAAACGGAGGCTAGGGTAACGGTAACCCGCTCGCTTTGGGGGCGAGAGAATCTCGGTTCGAACCCGAGGCTTCCGACCAGCTTTTCCTCTTTACAACCGCCGTTAGTTATCCTAACATGGCTTATCTGAGAGGGACGCAATATGACCATGGAAGTAAGTTTGCGACGGGCGTCGCAGATCATCAACGCGATTCAGAGGCGCATTGAGCCGCCACGTGAGGAGCCAGAGGAAGACTCGTATGGTCGTCGTCGGCGCCGCCACGCCAAGAGCGTAAATCCATTGGCGGCGGTCGTGTCGGTTGATGTTGACACGACGGTTGCGGCGGGGGTGCTCGCGCGCCGCGACGAGTTGCGCCGCAAAATGGAGGCGACTTGGCGGCTGATGGAAGTGCTGACGGCACTGCGTAATGCGGTCGGTGCCGCCAATCATCAGTATGGCATCGCGAGTCTTGTGACATCGCGCGCTGGCTTGCTTCGCAAGCAGCAAATCCTCGACGGCATGATCAAGGAACTGGCTGCGGCTGGCACTCTCGACGAGAACGAGTTGGAGAGGAAACTGGACGCGTTGCGTGATCGGATCGCCGCTATGGCGGCTCGTCCATCATCGCGCTATGGCGAACCGGAAACGCCCGCCGACAAACTGTCGGTGCCGTTGCTGACGGTTGCCGATCATCGGGAACTACAGCGCGACTTGCTGGCGGCCAATCGCCGCTTGGTCGAGATTGACGACCAGTTGTCTGCCAAGAATGCGAGCAACAAGATCGCGATCGACGGCGGCGATGTCGAGGTGTTGGAAGCGGAGGGCATCATCTGAGATCGGGGGTTCGCCCCTGATGGGCGGGCGGGTGAGTGAGTAGAGAAGCGGGCAAAATCTTCAACTCCGGGGTCGCCCACCGATCGTGTCTTTGGTAACCGCGCCGGTTTCCGTTACGACGGACGATGACGTGGTAATCCGGGCACACCGGGCGTGCTGGTTGATGGTTGCTGATTGCTGTTTGATCCGTCCGATTCTCTGTTCCTCCCCGCCCGTTTCCCTTGCCGGATAAAGGATGTCGGTAAAATGGAAAGAACACTCACACTATCAGTGATGCCAGTAGGCACGCCTGTGTGGCTGATGACCACGAATTGGCAGATCCGTGCCACCTTCATCAAGAAAATCACGATCGCGGTGGAAAGTGAGTGGGGCGCTCCCATGATCACCTATGACACCTGTCACGATGATTTTTGGGGTCAGCATGCCCAGGTAGGTCAGACCATTTTCCTCAGTGAGGATGATGCCCGCGAGGAGGTTGATCGACGGAAGAAGTTGGGCCGCTAGTAGACCGGCTTAGAACGGCGCGCCTACACCGCGCAGAACGGGGTTCGACTCCTCGGCGGCCTACCAATCGCACACGGCTTGCGTTGGCGGCGGCAATGCTATGACAGAACTTGAGGCGTGTACCTATGCTGCCGATCTTCTCAAAAGAGTTGGGTTCGAGCATCGGTACACCTCGATGCAGAGCGAGGCGTGTTACTATGGGCTGCCGGGGCGACGCGAAGTCGTCAGAATTGCAGGACATCGATACGGTGGTGCCGAATACGGGTTGGCCCCTGTTGTCACATGCCTGACAATCACCGCGAGCAAGGAATGGTCGGAGGTACAAATCTGTAATCTGACCGCCAGCGCTATCGGCAGTTATTTGCTTCGGTGCGCGGGGATCATGCCCCTTAGCGCTAAAGAGCGCGCCCGTCGGCAACATCGCGCGCGGCTAACCCAGAAGGAGGTTCCGATGACGTGACGCTCAACATCGGAGGTAAATCATGCGCTACGACATGCACGAGGTCGTCATCGAGCGACCTCGTACTGGCGGCGTGTATCGCTACCGCAACATCCGTTCGCGGACTAAATTGGAGGATTGGCCAGACAAGCAGGGGATGAGCCGTCCCTACCCTGAGCACAAGGAGTTTTCCGATCTGCTCGGACCGTTGCGGAGATTTTTAGTCAGACAGGTCGGTCGGACGTGGAACGATGTCTACTCCGAAATCCGGCAGCGGATCAGCCCGCGCTCGACGGTGCAAATCCACATTCTCGGGCACCTCGATGGCATGGTTTCGACCAAGCTGATCGAGCGCGGTGGCAAACTTTTTGTGTTCGGTCCGTACTGGGTCCACGAGGTATTTCCTGGCGATCTCTACGTCAATCCGCGCACCGGCATTTTGTGTCGGATGCCGGAACGGCGGCGCTATCCAAGACCGACCCCACCGACCGATGTCGTGGTTCTAGCTCCAGAGAGCGAGCTGCGTTTGGTCAATGGGATTTGGTACTGGGCGGTGTTCGCCGGCGTGCCAGCGCCTTCTGTTGATGCCGAGGGTCGGACGATTCGCAGCATCGCGGTCGATTGCTTTACGGGCAAGGAAAGCCCCTATCCGGGGCGCTATCGGATCGGCAAGCGGCAAGCCAACCACGCCGATCTCAAACGCCACGGTCTCGAAAACAACGACGCGTTACGCTTCCGGTGAGGCGCCCCGTCTTTCAAGCGGGAGAGGCTCGGTTCGACTCCGGCACGCGTCACCAAACCAAGCAGGAGGACGACGATGCCCATCTCTCGACCACCACCAGTGTCGGATGTGCCCGAGGCTGAAATCACCCACTGGCAAATACGACAGTTGGAAAATGGCGATCGGCATCTCGTTGGCGTCGTCCAGAACAGCGGTCACGATGGTCGGGTGTCTTCGAAGATCATGATGATCGGCGAGCGCATCGTGACCACGCGGAGTGGGCGCAGATATTTTCTGCGTGGGCAACCGGGGACTGCTCCGGTTGCCGAATACGTCTGGCAAATGTGGTGCCGATACAACGGGGTTGACCCCGAGACGACGGTTGACGTGACCAAAGATTTTTCTTGACACCATAGGTCAGGGCGTCCTATATTCCCCTCACAAGATCGGCGGCGTAGGGTAACGGTTACTTCGTTGCTGTGAACGACGATGGGCTTCGGTCCAGTTCCCGTTCCCGCCTGTTCCCCGATCGCGTGAAATAGAGGTTTTGACCGGCGGCGTTAGGCAACGGCTACTTCGAGTTCGACTCTCGATATCCCCGCCACCCTATGGGGATAGGGCTTCAGGGCCTTTCCGTTTCCGCTTGTTCCCCGGTCGCAGTTCTAGTGGACGGCAGACGGCGTAGGGCAGAGGTACTTCGTAGCTCAACTGGTAGAGCATCAGTCTATCAACTGACGGTAGTTGGTTCGAATCCAACCGACCCCGCAAGGGGTTAGCTCCTCTTCCCGCTTATTCCTCTGCCGCCTATTCCTGCGATCGGTTCCTTTCAACAGAGGAGTAGGTCGTATGGCACGATTGAACGTCGCGGCCCGGAAGCCGCAAACTCCACCACAGGCTACCAATCCAATCTATCCGTCGAATGTCCAGCGTACCCATGAGGGTGCGCCTGCGGCAGAGATTCCGGTCGAACTCCAACTGCGTCGCGCTGTGTGTTCCTGCCTGTTGTGGGAGGACACCCACTACGAGAGCGGCAAGGACATCGGCGACCGCATTGTCGAACTCGTCGGCAAGGTGCCGGTGGGAGTCGCGACCAACTTGGCGATGGACGCCCGCAGTCATTTCCATTTGCGGCATGCGCCGCTGCTGGTCATGGCGGCTGTCGCGGCGCCGGGTCGAGGCGGTTCACGGATGATCGGCGAGGCGCTGGCGAACGTGATCCAGCGGCCTGACGAATTGACCGAATTCCTGGCGATCTATGCCAAGGTCTACGGCGTGCCGCCAAATGCTGTCCGCAAGCGGCTGTCGGCACAGGTCAAGAAGGGTATCGCAGCGGCGTTCGGCAAGTTCGATCGCTATCAGCTCGGCAAGTATTTCTCGCCCTCTGGTGAGAAGGGTCAGCCGATCCGCGCCCGCGATGCGATGTTCTTGACGCACCCAAAGCCGCTCGACGAAGAGCAGGCCGCTCATTGGAAGCAGCTTGTCGCCAAAAAGATCGTCGAGGAGGGTGGGGCTGACACTTGGGAAACCAAGCTGTCGAGCGGCAAGGACAAGAAGGAGACCTTCGAAGAGCAGTTGCGTGCTGGGAAGCTCGGCTATCTCGCCCTATTGCGCAATCTGCGCAACATGACGCAGGCGGGGGTTGATGAAACCCTGATTGCCGACGCAATCGTCGGTCGTCGTGGGGCTCGCCGGGTGTTGCCATTCCGCTATGTCACGGCGGCGCGCGCTTGCCCGCAGATGGCAAAGCCGCTTGATCAAGCACTGCAGCAAGCGATTCTTGATCTTCCGGTATTGCCGGGCCGCACCGTGGTGCTGGTCGATGTCTCAGGTTCGATGGACGCGCCAATCTCAGGCAAGTCCGAACTGAACCGCATTGACGTGGCGGCGACATTGGGAGCGATCGTGCCTGGCGACTGTCAGACATTCTCGTTCTCGCACTCGGTAGTTGCAGTTGGCCAGCCGCGCGGTCTCTCTGGCATCGAGGCGATCAAGCGCAGCCAGCAGCACGGCGGAACGTATCTCGGTCAGGCTGTCGATTTCGTGAACAGGATTGATCATGATCGGCTCATCGTGATCACCGATGAACAGAGTCATGACCACGTGCCGGCACCGAAGGCGAGCAAGGCTTACATCATCAACGTCGCCTCATATCGAAACGGCGTCGGCTATGGCGATCGGTGGATTCATCTGGATGGATTCTCCGAGCAGACACTCCGCTTCATTGCTGAGTTCGAGAAAATCCTGAATTGACCCCTGACGATCTCCGGGAGGCTGGGCTCTATCTCTATGGTTGGGGATGGCAGACCCGGCTTTCCGAGACGCTTGGTGTCGCGGATCGCACCGTGCGGCGATGGGCGTCGGGTGCCGTCGAGGTTCCCGGTCCAGCGCGGTGCGCGATTCACTGCCTCGTCGAGAGCAAAAAGTTACGCATGGCCACGTCGTCAACTGGATAGACACCGAGATTACGAATCTCGCATTAGTGTGGGTTCGAATCCCACCGTGGCCTCCATACTCTACGGCCCGCTACCTTGGACGGTGCCTCGGTCTTCTAATCCGAGTGAGAGGGTTCGAATCCTTCGCGGGTCACCACTGCGCTCGCCAGCGGATCTGGCGTCTGGCCTCCGAAGCCGGAATGCGGGGTCCGACTCCCCGCGGGCGCGCCAGAGCGCGACTAGCCCAATTTGGCAGAGGCGGCTGTTTCAAGAACAGCAGGTTCGGGGTTCGAATCCCCGGTCGCGTACCATCATGGGATCGTGACGCAATTGGATAGCGTAGCGGATTTTTAATCCGAAGGTTGTGAGTTCGAGCCTCACCGGTCCCACCAAGCCCACATAGCTCAGTGGTAGAGCAATGGATTCGTAACCCATAGACGCCTGTTCGATCCAGGCTGTGGGCACCACTAACTTTTCTCTTGACGCCATCGGGATCGCTGCTTATCTTGCGCTCTAGGAACAAGCCTCGTTAGCTCAGCAGCCGAGCAGCCGGCTCTAACCCGGTGGAGGTGGGGGCGGCACCCACACGAGGCACCAGACAGGATGTCGAGATGTCGTAGGTAGACCAAACTCTCCGCATTTACGCGATCCTGCGCGGAGACCTTGACATGCTTCCCGGTAAGGCTGCGAGCCAATCCGGGCACGCTTTCCTCGACTCGTTTCTCCAAGCCCATCCCGATATTCAACGCGCCTATCTCGCTGACGGTCACGGCACCAAGGTCGTACTCGTAGCTGAGGATGCGGCGGCATTGTTCGGCGCGCAGGCTGCGGCCCGTGCGGCGGGTTTGCCATGCGCGTTGGTCGAGGATAGCGGGCATATCATGCCGCCGCATTTTGACGGCTCTCTGATCACCACTGCGCTCGGCATCGGGCCAGCTACACGCGATCAAGTACGTCGCATCACCGAAAGGTTCGGCTGCATGCGATGATCCTGGGGCGGTAGCTTACAGAAAGCGCCAATGGCTCGAAAGAGCCTGCGGAGACGGCAGTTCGTCACTGTCCCGCCCACCAAATCCGATGCGTCGGTAGCTCAGCGGTAGAGCGCTCGCGGCACCTCGGTGCTAAAGAGAGAGGGATGGTTCAACTCCTCCCCGACGCGCCACTCTCACACAGGGAACCTTAGTCATGTCTCGCGCAGCGCTCAGAGAGCGAAGTAGTAGATCGCTGCACTGGAGAACGCTCGCACTCAACGCAGACGGGCGACCGCTGTCTACATACCCACTTTCGATTGTAAGCGCACAAGATGCGGTATCGGCGATCTGGCGCCAGCGGGCCATCGTGATCGAAACGTGGGAAGGCGCGTTCTTCCGCTCGCCATCCACGACGATTGCGGTTCCCAAAGTCATGATGCTCAGGGAATACGCCCCTATCTCCGGGGAACCGAAATTTTGTCGGCGCTCGATCCTGTTGCGGGACAAGTTCCGGTGTCAGTATTGTGGGCAGGAGTTTCCATCGCAGGAGTTAACCTACGATCATGTCATTCCGCGGTCGCTTGGCGGGAAGACGGTCTGGACGAACATTGTCACCGCCTGCCTACGGTGCAACGCCGCAAAGGCGAATAGCCTCCCGCATTACAGTGGCCGGAAGGGGGTCGTCCAAGCTGGCAAGATGCGTCCGCTGAAGGAGCCGCGTCGGCCGACGACCGCCGAATTGCTGCGCGCGGGGCTCCAGTTTTTGCCCAATGATTTGAAAGAGTCCTTCGGGGATTTCATCTATTGGGGCGTGGAATTGCACGCATGACACTGTGGCGCGGATCGGCTAGAGTGAGGCGCTGATCCGCGCCAGATCGGTAAGACGACCCCTGACGGCCCGTCGCCGCTGCGGTCGCGGTCGCGATGATGACAGCAGCATCTGGAGCGGTTGTCGGCCCAAATGGCGGGCTGATTCAGATCTCGGCCGCGAGTTACACGCTCTCGGCCGAGACGAATAATCTCATCCTTTCGTTTACCTCGGCCTCGGCCGTTACGGTCACGATCAATCCTGGCCTGCCAGTCGGGTTCAGCGTCACGGTGATCCAGGATGGTGCTGGGGCGATCACGTTTGTTGCCAGCTCGGGGGTTACCCTAAACAACCTCAGCAGCGAACTGACCTCGGCTGGCCAGTACGCGCAGATGTTCCTGACCAGTGTCGGCCAGGACATCTACGTGCTCAGTGGCGGCGTCAGCGGATCTGGCGGCAGTGGCATTACGCAGTTGACTGGAGACGTGACCGCTGGTCCTGGCTCTGGGTCGGAAGCTGCGACACTCGCGACCGTCAATACCAATGTTGGCAGCTTTACGCTCGCCAACGTCACGGTAAACGCCAAGGGTTTGGTAACTGCCGCATCAAGCGGGTCGGCAGCACCTTTGGTACTAACTGGGCAGACCTCGACCCCAGGATCGTCGGCCGGCACGCTGACCAATGCGCCAGCGGTGGGCAATCCGACGCTGTGGCTCCAGATCAGCGTCAACGGCACGACCTATTACATCCCCGGCTGGACCTGATAAATGCTCCCGATCACGTTAACGGTTGGGCCGCTGGTCGCGGGCGCTGCGGCATTTTATGCGGCCTCCGCAACTCCGGTCAGCGGCGTGCCCCTAACGCTCACGGGGGCAGTGCCAGTGGTCCCGCGCCAAGTGCTGCTCACATACGGTAATGAAGCTGCGGCGCGCACACTGGTCGTCACCGGGGCCAACGCCAGCGGCAATTCAATCCAAGAGACACTCGCCGTACCCTCTGGGGCTGGCGGCACCGTCGCAACGGTACAGTCCTTTGCGTCAGTGACCTCGGCATTGCCATTGGGTGGTGGTTGGACTGCAGCCGCATCGCTCGGCACGAACGGTGTCGCATCGAGCGATTGGAAAATCATCAACGCGCAGATGTTTGGCCCGACCGAGGTCGCATTCGCGGTGTCGGTCACTGGCACTGTAAATTGGTCGATCGAACTGACCTACACCAACCCAAACAACAACGCCAATCAGATGGGTGGCGCATTTGGCAATGAACCGACGCCAGTTACGGTTTGGGCTGGGCCGACCGGGTTGACTGCACAAGCGGTGGCGGCGCAAGGCGTGATCAATGATCCGTTCTACGCGTGGCGGCTAACGGTCAACAGCGGCACCGGCAGTGCGACCGTGACCGCGATAGAGGCTGGCATGGCGGCGGTTGCCTGAGAAAGCGCGATGCCACAAGCCCTACTCGAATCATCCGGGACGACAAACTTTAATCCAAGTCTCGGCGAGTTTGTCATAGAGGCGTACAGTAGAATACAAGTACGCCCACCGTCTCTAACGAGAGATCATTTTGTCCAGGCGCGACTTTCGAGTAATTTATTGTTTAGCGAGTGGGCCAATATTGGAATGCCGTTGTTATTTGCTGTACGGAGACTGCAAATACCGCTAATTCCTGGCATTTCGTCTTATACGTTACCTTCTAATGTCATTGCCCCCCTCGACGCTTTCGTCAGACAATACTTTACGGGCAATGATGTAAATTTCCTGCCGGCGTTCACAGCGCCTGCTGGATCGACGGTATGGAACGTGTATCAGCCACAGCACGGCTATCGGCTGGGCCAGATGGTCTGGTACCCTGGTCAGGTCTCGGCTGGCGGGATCGTCATTGGGGGCGCCTACATCATCAGCGGGATCGTTGATCCCAACAACTACCAGATCACGACCGCCGAGCCGTCATCTGGCACGGGCAACATTCTATTCGGCGACAATGGGCAACCTCTGACCAACGACAGCGGTCAGTTGCTGACGGACGGCACTGGGCTCTATCCGCCAGTCATGCCGACGTTTGCCGCCACGGCAGGAACCGACATCCTCACCGTCAATCTGCATGGGCACGGGATGTCGAACGGGCAGACATTCTACATCAACATCACACTGAACATCGGCGGCATGATGCTGAACGGCGGTTTCACCGTGGTTGGCGTGCCAGACCAGAACAATTTTCAGATACAGGTCAACCAGGACGCCGTCTACGGTACTGGCGAGGGATCGCCGCCAGTCTATCTGACAGGCGACAATGGTCAGATTCTACTCGACGACAACGGCAACCCGATCATTGTCACGCTCGGCGTCCCTGGCACGCCGATCATGCTGAATGGCGGGTTCGCGCAGGCGCGGACGGAGTTGTATCACGATAACCACATTGACTTTATTTTGTACCCGATAAGCAGAACCGAATACGCAATGCAGCCAGAAAAGCAGGCGGAATTCCGGCCGACGACGTTTTGGGCAGAGCGCCTATCGAACTTGACCATCCACTTTTGGAATGTTCCAGATAACAATGGTCCGTATTTACTGAATCTATACGTGATGCAGCAGCAAGACGATGCGGTGATTGAGGGCGGCATCGGGATTGGGGTTCCGTTCCGCTGGTTCGATGCATTCTGTTCTGGTTTGGCATTACGGCTCTGCCGTAAATTCCCCCCCGATCCGCGGAGCGGTACGTCAATCGGAGATCTCCGAAACGAGTACCAAGTTGCATTTCAGGCCGCATTAAAAGAGGATATTGAGAGGGGACCTGCCTTTATGTTAACCCCGGGCTTGGGATCTTATTTCAGATAAGGCGTTTTTTCTTCCACTGCATTTTGTGAGCTTCACTTAATTTCTTGAGGTGCGCAGGCGACAGTTTCTTTCCGCGCCTGACATCAGCAGATTTCTTTGCGGCTTCTAGCATTTTCAGGCGATGTTCCGGTGATTTTGGTTTTCCCTTATGGGTCGCGCTCATTTTCGCGCGCACCTCCTCTGAGGCGAGCGCTGCCCGCATATTGGCCTTTGCCTGTTCAGTATGAGGGCCGCGCCTGGCATTGGCGCGAATCTTGGCTTTGTGTTCCTCGCTGTGGTGCTTGCCCAGATTGGCGACCCGTAATTTTTCCCTCGTCTCAGCGCTAGGTATTCTGCCCTGCGCCGCCACCGCCATTTTGGCCCGTTGCTCGGGCGGTTTTGGTACGCCTTTAAACCTCTTGCTCACCGCCGCCCTCACAGTCTGAGAAATCTCACGACCGAGAGTTGCCTCGCTGATTCTTTGTCGTGTTTCGGAAGGGCGTTTCCGCCCAGTCAAAGCGATGCGCATCTTTTCGCGCTGCTCTAGCCCGACCTTGTGTCCCATATGAGATCGTCGCATGTTCTCCCGCGCTGCGGGAGAATGCTTAAAACCAGTTAGGGATGCCGCGATCTTTGCTGCAACTTCGCCAGTGGCGTCATGCACGCCATCGCCGCCATCGGTTAGATTCGTCAGCGGTCCATGTGGATATCTGCCGATCGCCGTGACGAAGACCTCTTCAAGAGCGAGCGCTTCAAAATGTGAAAGATGTTCGGCAATTTTCACGCTGGGGATTTCTCCGAGAACCCGCAAAGTCTCCTGGGCTATTGCTAGTTTACGGGGGTTATTCGCACTGGCAGCGGGTGCCGCGTGGTCAAGATACCGACGACCGCGGCCTTTCCCAGCATAGAACGGGATGCCGAGCCAGTCGAACAGAAGATAGACGTAAGAATTTCTGAGGAGTATCGTTGGTGCAGGCATTCGGGCGCGCTCCGCTCGGGTGTCGATGGGGATCGGCATCGCAGCAACGGTGTCGATCCCCGCTATTATAGGACGAATCATGATCCCCGACACGATTGAAATCGACCTCGCGTCGCTGAAGACGCCAGAGAATGTGGATCGCCGCGCGCACATCGCGACGCTGCTGCGGCAGATTCTATGCAGCGCCGAGGTGACGCCTTGCGCCAACGAGGCTGGCGAGTGGGTTTTGGATTTTGATTGGGAGCCGATCTTTGGCGCAGTGACGCTGCAGAAACTACCGCCCGCGACGTTCCGCCAGCGGGTGAAGGCGCAGGGCTGACAACCCCGCGATCTTTCTGCTATATAAAGGTAGCGTTCCGCGTCTGAGCGCTGACGTTGCCGCCTGCCGCGCTGGATGGGTTGGTGCCAGGATTGGCGGATGCGTTGGCATCTGGCGCTTGCGGCGGCACTGATAGGCGTCTGGGCGATCACGGCTCACGCCGCATCGACGATCGTCCCCAATTTATTGCCGATCGGCATTCCCGCCAATGCGGGGCTGATTAACCAAAACTTCGGCAACGCGATCAACGACGTAAACGCGTTGCAGACGCAGAATGCGGGCGTCACGCCGCCGTCGAACCCGTCTCGGGGCTATTTCTGGTTGTCGACCCCGCAGAACGGTACGATCTATGAATTGAATGTCTGGGATGGCACAAAATGGTTGCCGATCGCCGGGCTTGATTCGGTCAATCACATTTGGATGCCGCCGATCGGCGGTGGTGTGCCACCAACAATCCTCAGTGCGACCACGACTGATCTGGGCTCAGTACCGCAGGCGACCGTCTCTATCTCGGGCGTGAATGCGATCCAGAGCTTTGGTACCAGTGCCCCAGCAGGCACGATCAAGGTCGTGCTGTTCACGGCGGCGACGCCGCTGATCAATTCGGCCTCACTGGTTCTGCCGGGGAACACAAATATCACGCAGACAGCAGGGGGCGTAGAGGCCGCGCTGGCGCAGGGCGGCGGCGCTTGGAAGGTCATTTTCGATTCGCAATCGGTGTTGGTTGGTACTGGCGTCAATGGAGTGTTTGTCTGTCCGAGCATCACCGTTGCGAACGGCCTGATTTCGTCTGCCGCTGGAGCCGCTTGTCCGGTCAATGTCGCCACCAATGCCGCGCTACAGGCGATAACCGCTCCCGCGGCCGGTACCGAGGTCTTCCGCGCGGGATTTTACGCTGCTGGCGATGGCGGGAAGGCAAACTATACATTCTCGACATCAGCATGCTCATTAAATGCTGGCACCGGGGATAACGGTTCGCAAGTTGCGCCGACTGCGGGCAGCGGCTGTTGGCTCGTCCAGGTCCCCCCCACTGGTCTTAGCTTCAAGGTTTGGGGCGCTAAGATGGACGGCGCCACCAATGACGCGGCGGCAGATCAGGCCGCGCTTAACTGGGCGGGCCAGGTACCCGGAGGCACACTACAGGTCCCTGCAGGGGGGTTATCTTACACTGGATCGGCGCAGATTACCGATAATGGCCTTCCTGTCATCATCCACGGCAACAATCCGACAAACGGCAACGACAACGGTGCCTGCACGAGCGGATTCACCGATGTTGCCGGCGGGATTGGGGCGAACATCAACATCCTCAGCCTAACGGGCACCGGGAGCAAGATCGACCACACCTGCATCCTGGCCGGGAGCGCCAGCACGCCCGCGACCGCTGGCACGGTGCTGACGATCGGCGGAACAGGCACCTCGAACGGCGTAAACCAGGCCGCAACCTTCGATACGATAAAATTCCCGTACATCGGCATCGCCGCTGGCGGGTCGACGCACGGGTCGACGGACACCAATAGCCTACATCTCGAGAACGATTGGGTCGTCAGTCCCAGCTTCGCCGGGATCGTGATCGGCCAATTCAGCTCCAACGCCACGACCGGGGGGCTGATCCTTAGAGGAGACCGCGTTACTTGCGCGCCGCCCGACACGGCCGCCTATGGCATTGCCATCTATGATGGTGCCATTGACCACTACGATGGCACCGACATCACCAACTGTAATCAGAATCTGGCTGTTATCCCCGGCGCCGCTGGCGGCTCCGGCCAGACGGTCCTCGGGTTCTTCTACGACGTGCTTGGTGATACGGGCATCTTGAACCAGCTCTATATTGAGCCGCAGACATCTCAGGGCAAAGTCGAGTATTTCGATTGTAACGGCTGCTGGATCGGGATGAACAACAACACAACGGGTGCGGGCGCAGTGATCGCTAACCGCAACGGCGGTGTCGTCCAAGGGATCACGTTCAGCGGAGGCATCGCCCACGGCAACAACAACAACGCGAACTCGCCGGAGGATATTTTCGACATCGAGGGCAATATTTGTGGCGTTACAATCGTGGGTATGCAGATCGCCGCCGATGGCGGCGGGGCCGACGCCAATAACGGGATAAATGACAATAGTACGTGCTCAAGTGCTATGGTCTACAGCAACGATAATTACAGCTTCAATGCCGGAACGCTTGGGATTGGTCTTCATATAACTTCAACGGCTGGCGATAACCGCACGATTGTTGGGAACAATTGGTCACAGACGTTCACGCCATTTCAATTCGATCCGACTTCGGCCATCTATCGGATGACCGAGACGAACAACTTTCCGTTGTCAACCAATACCCCCTCTGCCTTGACGGCCGCAGCCTCGATCGCCGCGCCGCTGTTCGACTGGTTTGGCATAAACGGCACGACGACAATCAGCAATATGTCTGGGTTCTGGCAGACACGATACGTCCGCATTCGGGCAAACTCGGCCGGACTCAACTTCGCGACCGGTGGTGGGACCGGTGGCTTCTGCATGGCCTTTGGGCCTACGACATCGGGGGAAATCGTGCAGGCTTACTGGAACGCGAACAATGCTTGCTGGGATTTGAAGTGATGCTCAGATCCGTCGTCATCGCACTCTTATTTGTTACGGCGACGCTGCCCGGCGTTGCCGCAGCGCCTGCCTCCACCCCCGTCGTCGGCGATCCTATGCTGGCGCATGCTGGCTTCGATCGACAGTACCTGACCGATCTCAAGGCTAAATTTTCAGGTAACTATTGCCAGGGAACGCCCGCTCCCAAACCGGGCGAGGCGACGCATCTGGTGCTGAACACGGCCAGGAACTGCTTGGAGAGGCACAACCACAGGTGACCTACGAAGAGAATCTTCGCGTCCTAGCCGAGCTTGCTGGCGACAGCTCGCTGGAGAGCGATCCCGACTTTCTTTCGTTCCTGCCGTATTGCATTTCGTCGGCTGAGTTGAAGATATGCCGCGACCTCGATCTGCTGAGTACATACGTCACCGACAATTCCGGCAAATTGACCATCAACAGCAAGGTGTTCCAACTGCCGACCGACGTTGGGATCTTCATCGTGGTCTCACAACTCAGGGTGATCACCCCGAGTCCATCTGGCCCCGGCGCTGTCGGAATCTTCGGGCCGCCACTCCTGCCAGTGTCAAAGGATACAGTAGATTCATTGTGGCCGCTGGAAACCGCGCCGTCTTTCCCAAGCATCCCTACGATGTGGGCACCGATTGACCAAGCGAACGTGGTCGTGGCACCACCGCCAGACCAGGATTATTTTATCAGCGTCTTCGGGACGCAACGACCGGTGACGCTGGGTCCGAAAACGCCCCCTCCTGGCACGTTTATCAGCGTACAGTTGCGCGATCTGTTCGTGGCGGCCGAGATGTTAGAAATAAGCGCCCAGCAACGCAACTGGTCGGCTCATGGCGACGACCCGCAGATGGCAATAGGGTGGCGGAACGAGTACGATAAACTTATGGCACCCGCGTTGATTGAGGAATACCGCAAGAAATTGCAGAGCACAGGGTGGCATCCAGGTTTCCCACCTAGAGCCGCCACCCCGCCGCAGACATAATGTTAGACGCCAAAAATTTCCTTTGCTCGGTCCAGCCGCTCAAGCATCGCTTTGTTGCGTTTCTCTGCGAGCACAGAAACTCGGAATCTGTGTCCTGGCCACACCTCGGCTTGGTCCATCAATCCAAGGCTGACGAAGCGGCGGAGGTGATTCCCAACCGTCTCTCGTCGCGAGCCTGTTGCGGCAACGACATCTTTCATCGTGACCCAGCGGTCGGCCTTTCGGACGAATTCGAAGATTTTGACTTGGTGCAGGCTGATTTCATTTGTTTCCATGGCGTCCCATTCTGTACCAGAAAGCCGCCATCTAATACCATCTTTCGCCATGTCACGCCATCAAAAAGATGACCCTTGTCCCGATCAAGTTGCGCCCTGGCGTGACAACTCAGCCGACTCCTCTGCTAAATGAATCTGGCTGGTCCCAAAGTCAAAACATCCGCTGGAAAGATAGCTTGCCAGAAAAATACGGCGGCTATTTCCAGTTCGCGCAAGTGCCGTCTGACGCGGGCGTGCCCCTAGCATTACAGGCGTGGACCTCTCTGGCGAACCTAGACTTTCTCGGCATCGCCTGCTTCCATGGTCTTGAGGTTTTCCTGTCGGAGCAGGTCTACGATATCACGCCGAACACCATCTTCTCGCTGGTGCCGCTGTCAATCTCGACCACCACCGGCAGTGCCGTCGTTGTGATCGCAGACTCGGTCAACGCGCCGATTGTCGGTGAGTGGTTTCAGATTCACGATCCAATTTCTGTTGGCGGGATCATCCTGCAAGGAAGTTACGGGGTCACCGCGATCGGCGCGGGCACCTATTCGATTATGTCGGCGGTTGAGGCGACATCTTCAGTGGTGGCTGGTGGCCAATCCCGCATTCTGACTACGGTTGCGGGGTCCAAGACAGTCACCGTCAATTTACCCAACCACGGCTTGTTCAATGGGCAAATCGCGAGCTTTCCGGACCCCACGCCGATCGGCGGTCTGACGCTGCAAGGCAATTATTTGACCGTCTACGTTAACTCTAGCACTTACGAGGTGACAGCCGCGACTGCGGCAACGTCGAGTGTAACCGAGCCTGAGCAGCAGGCTGCATTCGGCGCTGGCGAGGCAATGCAGATTACCTTCTTCAATCCCGCGACTGGTGGGACGCAAGTTGATATGCACGCCTCGCAGGCGACGATGGCGAACTGGGGCGAGTTTCTGATGTGGTGCCCGCAGTTCGGTCCGGTGTTTGTCTGGATGCCGGCATCTGGGACATCAGTCCCAGCCCAGGACATCACGACCGCACCGCAGAGCAACGGCACCATTTTTGTCGCGACACAAGAGGAGCAACTTTTCTGCCTCGGCAGCGTCAATGCGGCGACTGGTCTGTTTGACCCAATGCTGATCAATTGGTCTGATGTTGCTGATTATACTGATTTTATTCCAACCGTTACCAATCAAGCGGGCGACTTTCGCTTGGTGACTGGCTCGCGAATTGTGGGTGGCTTGGCGTTGGCAGGCGGCAATATCATCTGGACCGACCTGTGTGCGTATTGGGCGCAGTATCTTGGGTCGCCTCTGGTTTGGGGGTTTCAGCCTATTGGGCTCAATTTTGGTTTGGTCGGGCCGCATGCTTTTGGCACATTGGGAGCCAATGTATTCTGGATGACCCAGCGTCAATTCGTGTTCGTGTCGCCGGGCGCGTCGCCGCAGGTCATGGCGTGTGCGGTCTGGGACTTGGTGTTCAAGAACATGGATCTGGCGAACCTCTCCAATGTCGTGTGCGAGACCAATTCCTTCTACAATGAGGTATCGTGGGAAGTGCCGCAGGCAGATGGCACCGTGACTCGTGCGACCATACAGATTGATACGGGGTTGTGGAGCTACACGGTTCTGCGTAATAACAGTGACGACGTGCCACGTAGGGCGTGGATTGACCAGTCGGTGTTTGGGGCGCCACTGGCAGCTGATGCAACCGGCATTATCTGGCAGCATGAAACGGGGAAGAATGCTGGGACACAGCCACTGGCGTGGTATCTGAAGACGGGTATTATCATGGTCGCCGAGGGCGACCAGATTACGTTTTTTAGAGAAGTCAAGCCAGACTTCAAGTTTAGCGAAACCGGCCCTGGCCCTGGTGTTGTCCAATGCAAGATTTATGTCTATCAGGACCCGCTCGATTCCCCTACTGTGAAAGGACCTTTTTATATAACAGACAAGACAAGATCAATTCCTGGAGCTAGAGGAAGAGGAAGGGGTATCCAATTCGAATTTAGTGGCAATGACCTTTCGAGTTGGGTAAGAGGAGGAATGATCAGGTACAGAGGTAGTTCGGATGGACGAAGATAAGTTACCATCATCTCGGGCTGAAGCGGAAGCGTCTGGGTCTATGTTCTATTTCAACGGCCGTCTGTGTGTTCATGGTCATCGGAGCAAGCGATATAAATCCGGTCAATGCCACGCGTGCAAGACAGGAGTGCCGACAGTTGAAACCTGCCATGAGACGGAGGAATGGAAAACAGTCCCCGGATACGAGGGGTATTATGAAGCCTCACGAAGCGGCAAGGTGCGGGCATTACCGCGCAAGACGCCATATGGTCCTGGTTTCAGATGCCGCCGCCCACGCCTCGTCCGTGGCAGTGTCAGGCATGGATGCATAATGGTAGGATTATCGCACGATAAATATAAGTCAAAGCTTGTTACTCTGCACTCAGTGATAGCGCAAACCTTTATTGGGCCGCGTCCGCTAGGGAAATTGATCTGTCATAACAACGGCAATTTTTTAGATAATCGGCCAGAAAATCTTAGGTACGATACTCACAAGGGCAATTCGCAAGATGCGATAAAGCACGGCACAATGCGCGGTGATAAGTGGAAACGCACGAAACTCTCCGTGGCTGATGTGATAAAAATTCGCGTTCTTCTCAAAGAGAGAACGCAAGAATCAATTGCGAGGGAATTTGGGGTCAGTAACGGAGCGATACGCGCCATAATCGAGGGGCGGACATGGAAGTACGTTGCTGACCCGACTATCAAAATGGCAGATGGTCTCTTGTCCTACCTCATGTTCGGCTAGATGTCTGGTATTCCTTCTGGCTCGATCCCGGCTGGCGCTCGTGGCGCGACCCCCGGTCTGACGCAGATCGACACCGACCTCCAGCAACTAATCAAGGCGATCAACCGGCTGACCGAGACAACCGGTCAAATCCCAACCCTAGTGCTGGTGACCCAGGGGGGTACTGGGGCAACGACAGCGGCGGGCGCGCGCACGAACCTCGGTATCGGCACGCTTGGCACTGAGAATTCCAACAGCGTCGCGATCACTGGCGGCACGATTGACGGCACGAACATTGGCGAGACCACGCCCGCATTCCTAGCGGCGACGACATTGATCAACAATGGCGCATCCGCAGACGAGTCGGGAGACTATCACCAGCCGACGAGCGGCTTTACGATCACGGTGCCCAGCGGGTCATCATGGCTGATCCTTGATCCGTCAGGAACGCTCGGCTTGGGCACGGTGGTGATGCCAGTGGGACCGATTGACGGACAGAACGTGATCATCTCGACCTCGCATGCGATCACTGGGTTCACCGTGTCGCCAAACGGATCGCAGACCCTAAACGGTGCGCCGACAACGATTGTGGCGAACACCTCGATGTGGTGGCGCTATCGCCTCGCCAATACGACATGGTATCGACTATTATGATCCGTCAGGAGTACAAAGACGCACTGACTGGAAATGTCGTGGCTGTCAATTACTACCAGCCACCAGAAGAATTTCGGTCGGCGAGGGCACCGCAAATTTATCATCGTCACGTCTGCCTTCGCTGCGGGCAATCTGAGGTCTATCAGGTCGGACAGGCTGAGTGCTGCCGTTGCGGCAGTATGTATCTTAGGCTAGACCGCTGAAATGTTCATTGGTCGCGACTTCCCTGCGTTTGAAGACAACCAAAGTCGGGTATTGGGGTTCGACCTGACTGCGGTGTTGGCTGAAGGCGAGATCGTCAATTCGGCCACGTCGTCCCTGCTGGTCTGGAAGGGTACCGATGCCGTGCTGGCCAACAATCCGACAGCGCGATTTATCGGCACGACGCTGGTCAACAACAATGTTGTCACCCAGGGGATTATTCTCAACGATCCGCTGAGCACTCTGGTCGGCAATACCTATGCCTTGCAGTTGGCGGCTTTGACGAGTCTGGGGCAGACAATCTCCCCTTGGGCTCGGTTTACGGTTACGCAAAGCTTCGGCTCGCCTGCGCTACAGTTGATCTTTCTGACTAGCGACAGCGGCATGATTCTGACGGGGGATGACGGCACGCCGCTGACTTCTGATGGCGGGTCTGGTGTGCCGCCAACGTCAGCGCAGATCATCGTGTTGCCGGCAGCGCCACTGAAACTGACAATTCCGGGATTGGGTAGTTTCGCGGGTCAGAATTTCCCGACTGCCGATCCCGGCGAGGTGTGGTTTTACGGGTTCGATTTCTCGCCAGCGCTGAGCCCCAACGAGCAGATCACCAACGCTGCCGCCAGCCTGACCTGTGTTTACGGACCCGATCCGGTGCTGGCACTAAATCCGACAGCATATTTTGGCGGCAATGTCACGTTGACCAGCGACAGTGGAGAACCGCTGACGGGGGATGATGGTGGTCCGCTGACAGGTGCTGGCCCTATCGGGCCAGCGACCTCCGGTTCGGTCGTGCAGCAGATTGTGATGTGGCCGTCAGGACTGAATACGGTAGCTGGGAACACTTATATTTTAGGCATCGCCATCGCGACGAATTACAGCCAAGCGATCTCACTATGGGCGCGGATCACGGTTGGAGTTGGGTTTGAAACGGCTGGCCCGCTGCCGCCACCATCAGCCCCGCTGCCAGTACCAGATCCCCCACCGGACCCGCCAGCGCCAACGGGCGGCATCCAACTTGCCGAGATCGGAGGCCAAAATCCATACACATTGGCCAATGGCACGGCGGTCAATCAAACCGTCCTGATCATTGACAACCTCGGCGTGGCGAGTCAGACGAATCCGATAACGGTCAATGGTGCTTTCAATATCGGTGGTGACTCTGTCGCCAGCATCATTATGATGCAGACTGGTCAGGGTATTCTGGCGGTGTGGAACGGATCGCAATGGGATGTGCCAAGCTTCTTGCTTGCGTGATGTTAGCGGCAACAACCATTGTGGTGTCTGCGAACGCTTCGGAGATATGTAACGCAAAGGACAGTCCGAGCACATGCGCCATGCTCGACGCGTTTGCCACGACCTCGAAAGAACTTTTCAATACCGAAGGGGCACGGCGCGCATTGGTGGCTGAGATGGACGCAAAGAATGCCTATTGGCAGAAGTACACATCTGGCGTTTCCGAGGTGCCTGGATTGCTCGCGCACGTTGTGCGGGCTTGTGCTTGGAAAGGCGTCCAAAACAAGCCCACCGCTGAACTATGCTCTTGGTGGAGAGGACTGAGGCCATGACTGGCAGAGTTAAGATTGCGGTTGCCGTTGCCGCTGGGCTGTTGTTTTCGTTGCCTGCGGCGCGCGCGGCAAGCGTTATGACGCCAGGTCAGTTCCTGATCGTGCCTAACGGTGGCTCTGGTGCTGGCACGTTCACCGCACACGACGTTCTGGTTGGCGAGGGCACGAGTGCGTTTGCTGCAATTTCCCCTGGCGCCACGAGCGGCGTGCCTCTTATCTCGCAAGGTACCGGGACTGATCCGGTCTTCGGCACGGTTGTAGTGGCGGGCGGCGGCACCGGTCTCGCGACCCTGACCGCACACGCGCTGATAATCGGTGAGGGTACCAGCAACGTTGCGTTCGCAGCGGCGGCAGCCGACAGCATCCCGCTGTGGCAATCGTCGGGGGTTGATCCAACCGTCACTGCCATCAACAACTGCGCCACGGCGCTGACCTACGCGACATCGACCCACACCTTTGGGTGCAATGCCGCAGCTGGCATCATCCCGACCGAAGCCACCGCAACTGGCGCTTCGCCGATCACCATCACGGCAACCAATCTCTTGACCACGGTGGTCTCGATGGCGACACCTGCGGCATCGACGATCAATCTGCCGACAGCAGTACAGACGGCTGGCTGGCGGGAATGCGTCAAAGATGGCACGACTAACTTCGCCACCAACAACGCGACTATAAAGAGCCCCACCTCTGGAACGATTGACGGAATAGCAGGGTCAACCGGCGTCGTTCTGAACCAGAAAGGGCAGGAGCTTTGCGTAATGTCCGACGCCACCAATTGGTGGACTGAATAATTTATACAGCTATTTCAATATGTTAGATACGCAAGCCGCCTGAACGAGCAGCAATGTGCCTGTGTGCCGGACTATCCTGGCATGGCTATGTCTATTAGTCGGCGTCATTCTGTGTCCGACCGATGCGTTTGCGGCGAACATTATGACGCCCGGTCAGGCACTCATCGTACCCAACGGCGGCATTGGCAACACGACGGTGGCCCCCACTGCGCTGAGCAATGCGTCCACGGTCACAGTTCCGACCCTCACGGGCATCGGTAATAACTTCACGCTGTCAACGACAACCGCGGTCGGCGCTGTCACGATAGCCAACCCGACGAGTTTCACCGTTGGGCAGGTGGTGAATTTTGTATTGCTGCAGGACGCGACCGGTGGGGAGGCCATCACTTTCGGATCTGACTATAATTTCACGGCAGGCACGCCGTACTTCAATACGGCGGCAAACGCCAAGAACGTCGTTTCGTGCATAGCCGACACGTCATCGACCCTTCAGTGCTCCGCGACCTACATAAACGCTCTGAGCGTCGGCATCACGCCGATGCCGGGTGGCCGGATAAGCGACAACACCTCGTCGTGCGCGCACCAGACCGATTCGACCACGATCACGACGCTCTACTACCTGCCGTGCGTCGGCAACGCGCTGCCGATCTCGCCGAACGACGCGACGTTTTTGACTTATGCGATCCCATCGACATCTACCAGCCTGAGCACGGCCAACTCGACGAACTTCCCGGCGAACGGCCTCTTCGATTTCTATGCGTTCATTCATTCTGGCGCGGTCACATATTGCGCGGTCAAATGGGGGACGAGCACTGCTGGCGCGTCGTCGAGGGGTGGGTCGGCTGGGATCACGACCCTGCTCGGGCTGACCGTCAACAGCGGTGCGTGGACTTGCCTCAATGGTGCTACCTCGTACACTCTGACGACGGGCGAGGCGACGCTGCTTGGATCGTTTGTGATCTCGCCCACGGCCCAAGATGTCGCGGTGCAGTTCGTGCCTACGGCTGCAGCCGGTGGCCCGACGAACGGCTGCTACATTGGCTACGCGAATATCTACAATAGCCAGCCGGCCACCTGCCTTGCGCATGACAACACGTCGTCATGGACCTACGGGACGGCCACATGGCAGGCATTAGATGCGGGAGCCACGGGGAGTGGGCTTTATAATCGGGTCTATTGGGTCGATCCTCTTGGCGCCAACAATATTCAGGCGGCGCTGACTATAGCGATGAAAAACACGACTGCGATTGACTTAGGTGCCGTAGGTATTGGTGTAAATGCGACGAGTACCCTGTCTGGGAATTACGCCGTAACTGGCGCGGTTAGCACCGCGCAGATGGGCACGGCCATTTATGAAGGTGGTGCGCCGCAAACCGGCGGCGGTCTCAACTACGTGCAGGCGATGCAGTATGCAAATGCAACCGCTACCGTGACTTACTATGGTACGGGTGCTGGCGGTCCGACCGGGCAAACGGAGCAGCTCTCTCTGAGGGTGGCTTACTGACGAGTCTGGCTTTGCGGCACAGTCGCTGTTACACCTTGCCATCTGATATCTGAGGTCGGAGATGCCAAACGAATCGGGGCTGACCATCTGCTGCGGTAGCTGCCCTTTCTACGTGGCGACCAGCGAGGTAATGGGGCTTTGCCACGAAGGCCCTGGGCAGGTTGTTGCTATGACGACACCGCAGGACGCTTTGGGGCGTTCTACATTCAGCACGCATACGGTTCTGCCGCCAAAGAAATTCACCGATTGGTGCGGTCGCCACCCGCTGTTCTCGTTACAGCACAATGTGCTGCCGTTGGATCGGCGATTGGTGGCTGATGCGGAAGGCACCAGTTGATGGCTGGGCGCGCGCAGTTCCATTTGTTTCGCCGTTACGGTCTTGACCCAGTCAAGCTGCGCGAGGCGGTGCAAAGCGACCCCGCAGTGCGCGAGGAGGCCGAGGCTGAGTTGGCGGCGGTCGAGGGGATTGACCAAAATCGAAGCTCCGTCGCACATATGTATCGCGAGATTTTGAGGGAGGCATTGGCTTAAAGTGCCGATGAGATCGCAATCTCAGCGAGGACTTTTTTATGCGACAGCGGAGGGCGCACATACTGGCGTGCCACTCTCTGTCGCCAAGGAATTCATCGCTTCTGACCGTCCCGGAAAGTTGCCACAGCATGTGCGTCCCAAACGGGCTGATGGCGGGATGGCAAACGACAACGATCCCGTCAGCAATGCGCTCGCTCTGCTGAGGCAATTGCCGGCGTCATCAACTGGCGACCTCGCTAAACAGACCGGAGCCGCAGGTCGTCCGTCACCACAGCGACCGCCACTCGATCCAAGCGATCCTGTTCAGGCCGCGCTGCTGATGACGCGCCAGCACTTTGCGTTCGGCGGCGTGACACCAGAGATCCCTTCCTTCGAGAAGGCGGAGATGCGCGACATCTCCAATCCCTACGGGTTCTCGGCCGGCATAGGGGGTGGCAGGACCGACAAGAACCCAATTGACGTGGGTGCCGGTTCATACGTCCTGCCCGCTGACGTTGTGGCTGGTCTTGGTGAGGGCAATAGTCTTGCTGGTCCCAGAATCTGGGACAGCATCCTGCATTCTGGTGGCCCACACGGCATCGAGGCGCCACAGACTCATCCGCGCACTGGTCAAGGGATACCTCGGCCCCCGAGTGATCCAGAATTGGCCAAGGGAATGTTTGAGGGAGCGGAATCAGCGCCAATTTCACCGACTCTTGCCAAGGGTGGGCAGGCTGAAGAGAAGGGCGATGGCGAGGGCAAGGTGCCAATTCTCGCTGCTGATGGCGAACTCATTGTGAGCCCCGACGATGTGGCGCGCATTGGTGAGCGTTATTTCCCACGGCATCGCACCCCAACGCGTCGTGCTCTGATCACACACGGACATCGAATTTTGGACGAATTTTGTCGAGAAATCCGGGGGCGTACCATCAAGAAATTGAAAGAACTTCCGGGTCCGGCAGGTTCGAGAAATCCGAAGGAGGGCCACACCCTCGCCGCGACAAAAGACGCCGCCTGATGAGTGTGATGCTTGGTCTGCCTCCGCCAGTTCGCATTCCTCGTCAGCGTCCCGCGCAACGACCGCCGCGCCCATTCTCGGATGTCAAGATGGCGACGGCGGAGGACGCTGACGATCTGATTTGGTTCCTGCGCTCGGTCGCTGATGAGATTGACGGGGGTGCCGCCGAGGACGATTTGATGACGGCGATGGCCACGCAGTTGGCCTGCCGCGACGGTGGGATGGCGTTGATCGTGCGCGGATCGCGCGGCATTGAGGCGAGCATGGGGATCGTGTTTCTCCGACCGCTATTGTCGCGAAATTACTTTCTGCACACGGTCTGGCGGGTTGTGGCCCCAGAGGCGCGGATGACGGGGCACGCCAAATCGCTACTGGTCGAGGCCCGCAAATACGCCGACGGGATCGGGCGGCGGCTGCAAAACATCGAGTACGCTGCTGCGATTGACGCGCCTACCGTGCGGCTCTGCGCACGGCATTTGAAGATCAGCGGCGCTGTTTTTTCCTATGTGCCGGGACAAGAACCGGATGGTCCACATGGACCAGTTTAGTAAGGCAGCAAAGATATTCGCCAGAACGGGACCTGCCTCGCTGCCCCTATCGCCACCCCGCCGCCACCGCAAGCCGAGGCGTCCCTCTCCTTTGATTCGGGTTGCCGAATCGCAGAATTGGCGCTGCGCGATGGCAGCGCATTTGCAACGGTGCTTGGTTGAACTAGAGAGCTGCGACTTGCACGCATTTCTATTTTATCCTTACACTTACGATGACATCGTCGTGTGTTGCCCTGCTTGCGCCGCCATGAACCCGCGTGGCCTGAAGCGCGTTGTCAGACGCGGCAATTCATTATTCTATTGCGGCGATGACGGTTACGGTCGTCAGATTAGCTGAGCCAGCGGACGAGGAGCCGCTCTTTGCGTTGTTGACGGCGCTCGCGGCGGATAACAACTCTTTTGGGGATGAACTCGACGAACGCCGCATCCGTGAGCACATCCAGCTTGGCACTGAGCGACGCGGCGGATTGCATGGAGTGATTGATGGCGATGGCGAATTGGCGGCCAGTATCGGGATCATCTGGGATCGTTGGTGGTACGCCAAGCAGTACATGCTATCGCAGATTTGGTTGTTTGTGAGACCGGCGTATCGGCACTTTCCCTACGAGCGAGAGTTGATCGAATGGGCTAAGCAGAAGCGGCGGCAGATCGAGGCGGGGGCAGGACAAAAGGTGCCGTTAGCTCACACAGTGATCTCGCAGACGCGGCTCCCTACCAAGCTCAGACTGTGGCGCAGGCGGTCAGGCAGTGAGATGATCGGCGGGGTATTCCTGATTCGCTAAGAATTATGGTACTGTGCTGCGTTCCCCGTGTCTGGGAGCCTTGACCCAAGTCTGAGCGCCGCCCCGTTCAGCCGGGCTCCGGCAGCGCGGCGATGGGAAAATCTTCGGGCGGCACAAATACCGTAGAAACACAAAGTGCACCTCCAGCTCAGTTCCTCAATGCCTATTCGGGGGCGGTGAGCAATGCCCAGAATCTGGCGGCGCAGCCCTATCAGCAATATTCTGGCTCTCTGCTAGCCCCGCTCAACAATGAGCAATTGAACGCCGCTTATAACGCGCCGAGCCTTTCCAGCAACGCAACGCCGTATCTCAACGAGGCGCAGCAGTATTTTCAAAATGCGGCGACGCCGATTACCGCAACGCCGTTTTCAACATCACAAGTCAACCAATATCTGTCGCCGTACACCCAGGACGTTACGTCGTCGCTGCAAAATTTGTTCAATCAGCAGAATGCGACGCAGTTGAGCCAAGTGCAGGGTAATGCTGCGGCACAAGGTGCCTTTGGCGGTGACCGTGAGGCGGTGGCGGCGGCACAGACGGCAGGGCAGCAGCAGGCTCAAGAAGCGCCAGTTCTCGCGCAAAACCTACAGACTGGTTACAACACGGCGCTTGGCGAATTCAATGCACAACAGCAGGCCAACCTGCAAGCGCAGCAAGCCACTGGCTGGCTACAGCAAGGTGCCGGGTATGGTGTCGGCAATCTTGGCCAAGAAAATTACAACATTGGCCAGGGAACGCTTGGCACCGAGGCGAGTCTCGGTGGTCTCCTCCAGCAACAAGCGCAGGAGGGGCTCAATATCCCCTACGAGCAGTTCATCGCTCAGCAATCTTACCCGTACCAAGAGGCAGGATGGGAGGCCAACATCGCCGAGGGGCTGGGCGGGGCATCGGGGGGCACGTCGTCAACGCAATATCCGGGGCCAAGCGCACTGTCACAGGTTGCTGGGTTGGGGTTGACGGGAACCGGCATCCTGGGCGCGACGGGAGCGTTTGGGTCGGGCGGCTATCTTACTGGCGCTGGCGGGCTGGCCGACGAATTGCTCGGCAATGCTGGTAGCTTTGCGCCCGCCGCTGGCGCGGCGAGTGATGCTGCGCTCGCGCTCGGTCCAGAACTTGCCACTGCCACCGACTTCTCAGGGGGGCTCGCGGGCGCTGGGGCGGCGATTCTGGGTGCCCAGAGCGGCGGTCGTATCCCGCGCCAAGACGGAGGTGGCAGCAATTCATCCGCCGCTCCGACGCCCACATCGAACGCATTGCAGAGTTTGCTGGTCAATCAGTTGCTCTACGGGGGCGGCTCGGGCAGCGATTACGCGGCGGGGGGCAGGATCAGACGGCAAGCGGGTGGCCCGCTGAGCACGCCGTATTCGGGTCTGACGATCCCTGGCATGCCCACATTGCAATCGGCGATGGGGCAGGCGAACGCGCCGCAAGGACCGCAGCCGTCGCAGCCGCCAAATCTGTCGAGCGGCTATGTTCCAACACCGCCGCCATCGGCGGGGGGACGCGGGATACCGACTGGGGCTGGCGCTGGAATGCAACAGCAACAGCAGCAGCCGGTCATGCAGGCATTGCAGACCCTCCAAGCGCTGAAGGGGCTGAAAGGGCTGTTCCCTGGCGATTCCTCCGACACGCCTGCGGCTTCGGCAGGCGGTGCCGTGACGCTGGGCACGCCATACCAAGGTTTTGATGACGGCGGTGCTGCCATACAGCAGGCGGGGCAATCCGGGACTGGCGGGGGCACCCCGTTATCGCAAGGGTTGCTACAGCAATATCTACAGCTGCCGCTGGAGCAATTGCAGGAACTGGCGCAACGCGCCCCGCCGACAACCCCGCAGGGTCAGTCGATCCAGCGCGCCCTACAGTTGAAGCACATGAACCCTGGATCGGGGATCGGGGGGGCTGGTGCACCGCAGCCGCCGGCATCCCCGCAGGGTCTCGCGGCGACACCGGCACCAACTGGCCCCGCGACTTCGGGGCTTTCCCCAGTGCTGGCGGCGAATTGGAAAGGCGGTCGCATCGGACGCCAAGAAGGCGGTGATATCCCAGGGCTTTCGGTTGCGGCTGATTCGGCATTTGCGCAGCCGCAGTCGCCAGACGTGGACATTCCTGGTGTCTCGATCGCGACGGCACCAAACGCGCAAGTCCTGACCCAGAAAGGTGACGAGGCTCCGCAGAAGGCTGCGTCACAGATGGTTCCCGGCGGGGCTGGGCTTACTGCGCCGCCAAAAGCTAATGCAACATCTGATCTGCCAACGCCCTCCTTGGCTAACCCACCCCGGCCTGAAAGCTCGACGGCAGCAACAACGCTCGACAACAATGCGCCGCCCAGCCTTGGTGGGCGCGGGTCTTTACCGGACGCGAAGAGCATCGGCGTCAACCCGCTGGTCTACAACTATCTCGTGAACCACGTTGCGCCAGGCGAATCGCGTGGCAATCCCAATGCGCTTTACGGCAGCGGCACTTTCTCAGATATGTCGCAGCATCCGGCTGATGCTGGCTGGAAAGGTGGCACTGGCCCTGGTGGGCAACCCACTCACGCAGCAGGGCTTTTGCAGGACGAGCCAGACACTTGGCATCGCATCCAACTGGCGACTGGGGTTTCTGACTTCTCGCCCGCATCGCAGATCAAGGGCAATGCGTGGCTGGCGCAGCAGACGTATCACGACCGCACTGGACGCGATCTCGCGACCGATCTCGCGGCGGGGAAAACCGCACAGGTTGACCAAGCGCTATCAGGCCAGTGGCCGTCACTGGCATCAAAACAGGGCGGCAAACCCTCGTTGGCGAACGGTCCGCAGCTTGGCACTGGAGCTGGCGCTGGCCCGGCGCTGACCGCGCCATTCTCGCAAGACAATAGTGGAGGTGGGGGCGGCGGGCTGGACCTGAGCCAGCTATCCAGACTGACGGGAACTCAGCGCACGGCAACAGGCGACTTCTACTCAAGCCCGTGGATGCCGCTGATTGCAGCGGGGGCTGGGATGCTGGCGTCGCGGTCGCCATACCCAGGGGTGGCGCTTGGTGAAGGGCTGGAAACTGGGCTCAAGACGCTCGGCAGTCAGCAGTCCGAGATCCCAGAGAACCAGCTGCGAGAGGCCCAAGCGCAGACCGCGCAGATTACCAATGCGCTATTGCCAATCCAAATGCAGGCGTTGGCGGGTGGCCAAGGGGCACCATCAGGCGGACCGTTAGGCCAGCCCAGCGGCACAACGGGCACGAGTGGAGCGGGGTCTGCTGCGGTGACAGGAAGCCCAGCATCGGCGGCTGGGGCAATGCCGTCTGGCCCACCCCTGACGCCCGGTTCCGTACAGGGCGCAAGCGGCATGCCTGAGCCGGCCAATCTCGGTCAGAACCCACAGTTCGCAGGGCTGGACAGCCAATATCAGGCGATTGGCGCACAGATAGCGCAGTTGAAGCGGATCATTCCGCTGTACCCACAGCACGCGCCAGAACTGACGGCGTCGCTGGCGAGCCAGATGGACAACTACACCAAGTTGATGCTTGGTGATCCGCGGATGCAGGCGCAGGCCGAGGCAATGAAGGACTGGGCTGCAGTTGCGCCGAAGGCGGTGCAGTCCGAGAATGAGGCAGAGTCTCGATACAACAACACAGCAACGCGAGCCCCGCCAGGCAGCTATATGTATAGAGGCAGTCAGGTGGTTGGTGCGACTCCGACCGTGCGCACAGTCACCGATCCGGGTAGCGGGGCTAAGTCGGAGCAATTCTTTGCGCCACCGCTGCCTGGGCAACAGGGCGCATCACCCGCACCGCAGCAGGGGCCAGCCGCAACCCAATCGCCAGCGGGGGCCGGCGCCCCGGCTGAGGATGGCGCGCTGGGCAAGTCTTGGCAGACCGAACTTGGCCCTGGGCAGAAAGTATCTCTGGAGGATCGCGCTAAAATTGAGCAGGCTGGACGAGAGGAGACGCTGAAAGAAGCGCAGTCGGCGCAAAACCAGCAGTCCACCCTGAACGTGATGAAGGACAACGCCGCTAATATCTATACTGGCCCTGGGGCAAGCTACGTCGGCGACTTCAACAAAATTGCTCGGCTAGTAGACCCAGCTTACGATGATACTGTTGCGGCCCGCGAAAGCTTCTTGAAGAATGGCGGGAATTTGATCCGGCAGGCGACCCGCGAATTGTCACCGCGCGCGGCATTCCAAGAAGTGCGATTTGTCCAGTCCACGCTGCCGAACCCAGATATGTCCCCGAAGGGACTGAATGCGGTCATTGGCGAACTGCAGGGTCTGAACGACTACAAAATCGCCAAGGCGAACGCCCAAGCGCAGTGGGAAGATCAGCACGGCGGCGTCGGGCATGTCGAAGGCTTCGAAAGCAATTGGCAGGCGAAAGCGCCGGTGACCCCGTACACCTTCATCATTTCGAGGATGCCGCAGAACGAACGGCAAGAGTTATTTGGCAGAATGGCCACGACCGATGAGGGGCGGGCGCAATTGCAGCGTTTTGCGCAAGAGCGCCAAACCGCAACAGCGAACGGGTGGACGCCGTGAGCGACCCGGTTTTAGACGACATCGGAGCTGCACTCCAGCAAACACCCCAGCCCCGCCCAGCGTCTGGCAACGCGGCGCCATCACTACCGGCCGCGACCACCACCGACCCAATGCTCGGCGATATCCACGCCGCGTTATCAGGACGACAAGCCGTTCCCAGCCAAGCCAAGGCTGCGGGCAAGCCCGAGCCATCGGCCGCGCGGGATGTCGCTTCGGGATTGGTGACTGGAATTGGCGCCCAAACTCTCGGCGCGCCAGTTGATCTGGCATCCGAGACAATTAACGCTGTCACTGGGGCTGCGCGTAGTCTAGCCTCAGACGTTGCCCATCCAGTTGATACGCTGACCGGAATGCTGCCCGTCGTGGGCGAGGCAATCAATCCGGGAGGCGCGACGCGAGATATTCAGCGGCAAAGAGATATCTTAGCCACGCCATTGATTGGTGCAGGTAACTCACAAAAAGCCCAGACCCTGAGCGGGCTGGTGACTGGCAATAAGCTGGAGTCCCAACCTACTGCGCCAATTCCTGGCGGGTCGGAATGGTTCAATCAGGTGCTCGGTGCCGCAGGATTGCCGACAACTGAGAATACGCAACCAACGACGGCGGCTGGCAAATTGCTACAACAAGGAAGTCGGGCCGCTGGTGCGTTTGCGGGGCCTGGGATCGCCGGCAAACTAGCAGGCGCTGCGGGATTGCCTGCTGCTGACGAAGCGCTGTCGGCATTGGCTCCCGGCAATATTACGCAAAATCTGGCGTATGGTGCGGCGTCTGGCGTGGCCGGGGAAGCAGGCAAGGAATTGGCCCCTCCAGGTTACGAGCGCGCAGGCGAGACCATTGGCAGTCTGGCCGGCGGCATCGTTCCGGCTGGCGCTATCGCAGGAACTGTCGGACTCGCGCGGGGGGCACAGCATATTTTGCCACCGCTGACCGCAGCAGGGCGCGAGGCGGCGGCTGGCAACCTCGCATCACAGGCACTTGAACGCAGTGCTGCCGATCCGAATGCGGCGTTTGACGCGTTGCAGGATCGGGTCGAGGCAGACAATGCCGAACTGATCCCTGGCTCAAAACCGACGACCGCTGAGTTGGCCAATGATCCCGGCTTGGCCACGCTAGCGCGGACGCGCGCCCGCCAAAACCCAGAGATGGCGACAGCGGTCACCGAGCAGCGCGCCGAGAACAATGAGGCTCGTGTCAAAGCGTTGAAGGGTATGGCCCCAGAGACCGCGACGCCAGAGGCCGCGCAAACCGCATTAAGTCAGCATTTACAGAACATTGACGATTTGGGGGCGAAAAATCTGGAGGCGGCGCGACAGGGTGTCGAAAACACCTTCGAGCCAGCCACTACAGCGTTGGAACAGCAGGAAAATCAGGCGCAGCCCGAAGCAACGGATGCCGTCAATAGCTTAGGCGGCGCTGAGGCGATGGGGTCGGCAGAGGAACGCGCCGCTGCCCCCGCCGCTTACGGGGCCGCGATGCGCGACCCGGCACAAGAAGCCTACGTTGCCGAGCGCAGCCGACTCAACGACTTACGGCAAGCTGTTGATCCCTCGGGCACGATGGGAATGCGCCCCGATGCCGCAAAAGCGGCGGTGGGCAGCATCATTGATACCTTCAAGCCGGAAGGCGGGGTGATGTATAGCGGTGCCGAGCGGCACCTTTACGACACGGTGAACGAGTGGGGACCGCTGATTCCGATCGACCAGGCATTCCAGATGCGCGCCAACATCAACGGTCGGCTGGCGCAGGCGATGGACCATTCGCCGCAGGAAGCCAAGCGGCTTCTGATGCTAAAACAAGGGGTTGACCAGTCCATCTCGGACGCGGTCGGCGACACGCAAGTGGCTGAGCAGGCTGGTGCTATCAACAAGGATGCGCCGCCGATCGAGGACCGCATCGCGGGGCTTGCGTCAACCCCAGGGATGGGGCCATCTTTCATCCAAGATGTCGCTAGAGCATACGCATCCAACCCCACCGCTCTCCGGGCCGCAAGAGGAGACGAGACGGGGCGTGGCATACTTGCAGCGGCAGACCGCCAAGCTGAGCCCGTTCCAGCGGGAACAGTGGTTGGCGGTGGTGGAGAGGGGCGCGATCCGAACGGGGGATCTAGCGGTGGTGCGGGCGGTGAGGGAGTTCCGCAAGAGCCTGCGCTAACGCCGCTGACCGACGAGGCGCGCCAGCGTTTCGCCCAATGGAATCAAGAATATGCCGAGATGAAGCGGCAATTCCAGGGGGAGACTGCTGGGAAGCTGCACGCCGTCGGCAAGATGCTGCAAAAGGGCGGTGCCTACGACAGCTTCAAACTGGCTGATTCTCAAGTGCCTTGGCTGTTTGTTGACGGCAAGCAAACTGCCAAAGAAGGCATTCAGCGGTTTCTCGCCGCGACGCCGCCAGAGGCGCACCAAGCACTTGATAACGCCTATAGTTTTTCCCTGCGCCGCGCGGCCCAAAACCCCGACACAGGGGCGCTTGACCTGCCAAAGTACAATCGCTGGCTGACGGCGCATGAGGCAGGACTTTCTGAACGTCCTGAACTACTTAACCAGTTTAATACCGCCGCCAAGGCGCAGCAGCGACTGAACGACATCCGAAGCAATCTGGCTGATTTGCAGAAGTCATATGCCGATGCCCTGAAGGGAGCGGAGAAGGGGGCGACCAGCGATCACCTCGATGCGCGGAATGCCTTCACCAAATCGGTTGCTGGGCAATTCATCGGCGACGATCCCGACAAGGCAATCATGCGGGTGTTCACTGGCCCCGATCGGGCGCAGAAAGCCCAGACCTTGATGGGGCTTATGTCGGGGAACAAGCCAGCAGTCGAGGGTCTGCAGCGCGCTGCGATTGATCACATCATCGAAAAATATTCAGGTTCGGCAATGGCGGGCGCCGAGAGCGGCTATCTCAAAGCGCAAAAGCTGCAGGATTTTATCGCAGCCAACCGCAGTGTTCTTGATGTGCTGTTTCCGAATGGCCTGTCAAAGAATTTTGACGCGCTGGTCGATGACCTGAAGCGCTCCCAGTTGGTGCCGAACGCCAAATTACCGGGTGGTTCCGACACCATGCAATTGCAGAACGCCGCGAAAGAACATGAGGTCGAGCCGGACAAAGGGAATCTTCTCCAACTGGCGACAGCTTTCGCCGCTGAGCGGGCTGGCGAGGCGCTGACTGGCATTCCCGGTGCTGCCATCGCTGTACCGCTGACAATGCGCTGGCTGAAAGGCAAGTCGAGCGCATTGCAGTTGCGCTCCAATCAGATGCTCGACCAGATGCTGCTTGATCCAAAATACGCCGTTGAGATGCGCAACGCTTACCCAGCAAAAGGTGAAGTCGTGCGCCCAGCCGTGATGAACCGCTTCGCCGCGCGGGTCGCGCAGAACGCAGTACAGTCGGCGCACGGCACAGATTTAACAACGCCTCAGCAGAGGGCTGGCTACAAAGCGGGCGGCTCAGTCGCTGACGACCCAGTGCGGGGGATGTCAACCGAGATGCAAGGCAAGCACCTCGCCGATCTCGCAATGAAGATTCGCCAGCAGCATTTCGCCGATGGCGGCGGTGTTGCCGGTGACGACGAGTCAGACCAAGACGGCACCGAGGATGATCCGCGCGGTCTCCCAATCGCCGCTCAGGGTGCCCATCTTGCTGATATGGCCGAGAAATACCGCAAGGAAATGCGCGCTCGCGACGAGGCTGCGGTGCCGGCCGATTGACCTGCATGTTCCACTCTAGGAGATACCCAATGGATTTTAATTTCGTGAATCGCAAACTCGGCGAAAAGTCCGATGCCGAGAAGAGGCTGGATGCTGCGGTTTCTCAGCTTCAGAAGATAATCGTCTGCGAGGATGGGCTTCCCGGCCCGTACTGTCAGACGGGAATGGCCTATACCGAAATTCGGTCAGGCTGTGTCTGTCAAGAAGGTTCGGGAGTTACAATTCTTTATAAGACTGGCGCTCTGGCTGTTTCTGCGTGGCTGGATGCGGTCAAGGGATGCCTCCCGACCCTTTGCAAGGATGACTATTGCCTTTATTGGCGCACGCCACCGCGGCTGTCTCAAGTGTCGGTTGATCTGCTTGACTCGGAAGGCGAGCCCGAAATTTGGTATTCAGTCTACTGCCATTTGGCGGTTGACCGTCGGCCTGCGGTCAGAACCGTGGTATAATCAACGGTCGCCCCACGCTTGGGCGGCGCGAGCAATGTCCCGATGTCGGCTTTGCCAATCTCAACCGCAATCAACCACCTTCGGAGGTGCCCGATGCCTATCGTCTACAAAGCGACTAACAAGGTTAATGGCCATCACTACGTTGGGATGACGCGAAAGACGCTGGTTGCCCGACGCAGGCGGCATGAATCGGTGGCTTTTTCCAGAAACGCTAGGGATCAAGCGCCGCGGCTGTGTTCCGCCTTGCGCAAATATGGGCGAGGCGTTTTTGAATGGGAGGTTATCGGGGAGTTTGAGACCGCCGAAGAGGCCATTGTTGCCGAGGCCAAGGCGATAGCGGCCCAGCGCCCAGAGTACAACGTCAAAGAGGGCGGAGAATTTACCCCTGTCGGCGCTGGGCAGAATCGTATTTCGATCATTTGCCTCGACCGTGGCGAAATTTTTCCAAGCATGACAGTTGCCGCCAAGGAATATGGTCTGTGTCTTTCGGAGGTTTCGGCCGCGTGTAGAGGCGACGCGCTGAGCGTCAAGGGACTGCACTTCATGGTTGCCGAACGGCCTATGTCTCTGGAGGACTGCGCTGAGGCGATCAGAACGAAGATTGCCACCCACGTCCTGCAGAGGTCTTGGCGGTCGCGCTCTGTTGAATGGCGGCAACAAGAGATGCGCCGCCGCACAAACGGCAACCACGACGCCGTTAACCCCGGCAACCAGTATCGCGGGGTCGAAGATGGTAGGGATGTTAAGGGTCGATCGGCGGCTGGTCCCATACGTTTGTCGCGTGCAGTCGTGTGCCTGGACGATGGCATCGTGTATCCGAGCGCCAGCGCCGCCGCCCGCGCATACGGGGCGGCACGAAGTGCCGTGATCGAATTATGTCTCGGCAAAAATGGTCGCCGAACCGCTAGTGGCCATCGCTTTTCTTATCAGGACTACTAATAATGGCATGGCGTTATCACGGTCGCGCTCGGGTAGATGCAAGATATCCAGAATCGTTTGGCGTCTGCGATAGATGCAATTTTTGGTTTAATTTGGTTGACCTCGCTTACCAGTATGACTATCGCGGCCCCCAACTAGCGAACCTAAGATTGCGAGTATGTCCGAAATGTATAGACCGCGCGTTCGTTTTCTACCGTCCGTTGATTTACCCGCCAGACCCTGTTCCCGTAAACGACCCTCGGTTGCAAAACTTCGCCGCCGCCAACCAGGGCACCTACCCGTTACCGCCGTTGCCGTGGCCGACGGTGCCGATTGGCCCGCAGCCGACGCTGACTCTCAGCAGCGATACGGGAGTCGGGTTGACTGGGGACACTGGGACGCCGTTGACGCCGGACAATCCGTATGCGCTGCCGCCGTCTGACCCAGCGAATAGCGGGATTGGGGGCAATCCTCCGCCGCCATTGGATGTGGGGGCGCTGTTTTCTGAGCCGTAGTCACTGCGGCGTGGGCGTGGTATAAGGGCTATGCCCCTCGCCTTGGGCATTAGGAAGCTGGCATCTCGCGCGCTGCGGCGGTGTCGCGGACTAGCCACTAATGACCCGAGCAAAGCGCTGGTTTCTGATTGCCGCAGCGACCGTTGCGTCTGGTTTGTACGCTGGGGCGGCGCATGCGCAGAGCGAGACCTGGTCTAATTTTGTTACCAATGCGCCATCATTGACGCTGCCGTGTCTGAGTTCCGATTTTGTCCCGGTTGTTCGTGGCAACACGACATTTCACATCGCGGCAACCAACGCCTGTAGTGGTGGGGGTGGGGGCAGCGGCACGGTCACCAGCATCGGCACGACGGCACCGCTATCTGGCGGGACAATTACGACGGCGGGTACGCTCTCGCTGACTGGGCCTTCGGATCTGACGACATTTACGGCTAACGCGATCCCGATCGGCGCTGGCGCTTCGCCATTCGGCGCGATCGGCCCCACGGCAAGCAGTCTGGCTGGGTGGAACGCGAGCGGCGTGGGCTCGGTTATCGCGCTCGGCACGAACTTGTCGATGTCGGGATCGACGCTGAATGCGACAGGCGGCGGTTCCGTCAGCGTTACGGCGGGCGACACCAGCATTGTCGTGTCGCCTTCTCCGCTTACGGGAACGGGTACGATTGAGGTCGGCGGCCCCTCGCACCTGACGACATTCGCGACCGGCGCGTTGCCTCTCGGCAACGGCACGTCGCCATTCTCCGCGCTTGCTGCCATCAACGGCGATTGTGTGATCGGTAGCGCGGGGGCGTGGACTGCCGGCAGTTGCACGGGTGCGGGCACAGCTTTCAGCGCTCTTGGCGGCGGGACTAACACCACTGCCGCGATGCTTGTGGGCTCTGGCGCATCGCTAGGTGCCACGGGATCAGGAACGCTCACGGCGACGGCGGTTCCGTTGAGCGGGATTACTGGGTTCGGGGCTGGCGTTGCCACGGCGCTCGGAATAGCGCCAGGAACCACAGGATCATTTGCGACACAGGATGGCTCAATCACGACTGGGCACTGCTTGGAGTGGGGACCTGGTGTTGAGGACGCCGGGTCCGCGTGCGGAAGCGGGGGATCAAGCGCCTTCAGTGCCCTCACCGGGAGCACAAATACGACAGCGGCGATGGTCGTCGGCTCTGGTGCCTCACTTACCTTCACTGGCTCCGGCACCATCAATGCGTCCGCAGTGCCACTGAGCGGTTTGACGGGCCTTGGCACTGGCGTCGCGACGGCCCTCGCGATAGCGCCTGGGACCACGGGGTCGTTCACGACGCAGGACGGGGCGATCACGACGGGGAATTGCTTGAAGTGGGGGCCGGGCGTCCAGGATAATGGCTCCGCTTGCGGCGGCTCGACGACGATCACCCTCGGCCCCGGCCTTGGCAACTCGCAGACGACCCTCAACGGTACGAGCACGGCGCAGACAGTCACGAACTCCTCGACCCTTTATACCCAACTAGGCACCTACGCGCAGACCGCATCTTACACGCTCAATGCCACGTCGGGCGGCACCGCACCATGCTCGGCCGGCGTTCTGTGCGACCTATCGCGTGGCCTGCTGGCAAACGGTTCCGGGTCGATCGCCTACACCGCACCGAACCCGGCCGGGACGCTGGGCGTCTACCAGATCGGCGACGAGAGCGGGCACGGCTATACGGTCACGACGGTTGGCGGCACCGCGACTTTCTTCGGCTGCGCTACCGGCTCTCCGACGACGATCACGGTCCCAGCCAACAATCAGGTCGCGCTTTCGGACCAAGGCTCGTCGGCCAATTCCTACTATTGCTCGATGCAGCCACAGAGCGGCGCGGTGGGGCTCTCGTCGGCGAATACCTTCACCAACACGAACACCTTCACCGGCAACGTGATCGCGCCACACCCGGCGGCGCTGACTGCAACCGGGAACCTCGACCCGACCTCAACGAATATGTGCGGCGGCTCGATCGCCTATAACAGCAGCTCGGCTGGAACGCTTTCCGTCCTTAGCTCTTGGCCGATCGGCTGCAATGTCAGTGTCGTCGCGATCGGAACGGGGTTGGCGACGATCGCGGCGGGAACGGGCACCGTTCACTCGGCCTGCACGACGGTTCGCACACGCGCGCAATACTCGATCATCTGGATACGAAACGACGCCGATGCTGGGGCCGGGGTCGTCGAGGTTGGGGGGGATTGCGGCTGATGTGGCGCTTTCGCTTCCTCGCCACGCTGCTGCCGTTGTTATGGGGGATACCTGCCTCTGCGCAGTTCTTGCCGCTCGGGTCGGGGCCGATTCAGAGCGGTGGCCCGGTTGGCCCCCAGATCGTTCACCAGACCAACTCCTTTTTCTCAAGCGGCTGCGGAAGTGGTTGCGTAGTAACCATTCCATCTACTGCTTCCGGCAATGCCCTGACGATTGGCGTCGTCGCGTATAGCGGCGTCGCAACATTTACTTATAGCGATACACATTCTGACACATGCACAAGTTTGACTGCCGGCGTATCCGGGGGCAGTAGCCTTGCCGGAGGCGGGATCGGCGGGTGCGTGAATATTGCTTCCGGCAACACCTCGGTAACAGTTATATCTTCTTCGGGAACCGACTTTAATATTGACGTAATAGAATGGTCTAATGTGACCGCGTCACCATTTGAGCAGGCGGCCAGCACTCCCACTGTTGCGACAAGTACGATCACATGCACGACAGCCGGAGCAACCACTGTCGCTAATGATGCGATATATTTGGTAGGCGGCGGGCCTAACGGATCGGCCTATACGTCGCCGACAAGTCCTTGGGGTACCACCGGGTCGGGTTTTGATTTTTACCAGATCGGGGCGGCGCTCACAAGTTATAGCGGGACGGTCACTTATACTTCGGCCACGGCAATGTCCTGTTCAATTGTGGCGATAAAGCCATGAAGCGGCTTGCCTTCCTCGCCGCGCTCTTGGCGCTGTGCGCGTTTAGCCCGCACAGGTTCGCGGGCGGCAACGTCAACAACGGCCCCGGCTGGATTGCCGTCTTCGACGATCAATTTAGCTGTGCGAACAACATGGTGGTCTGCACCCAGACGCAGACCCCGACCTCGATCACATGGGACAACAGCAACAGCGGGCTCGGCGAGGGCGTCGTCGTGCTCCCGGCCGCATCGAACGTCACCGGGGTCGGGCAGATCATCAGCTTGTTCGGCTTCACGAACTCCGGCTCGGGAGGCTCTGCGGCGATCAACATCACGAGCGCGGTGGTCGCCTATACTGACAGCCAGCACTTCAAGATTTGGCTACCCGCGTCTACCGGGGTGTTCGGGACGATTGGCACTTCGGGAGCGGAGCTTGGCTCTGGGGCGTGGTACGGGACTTTCAGCGGCGGCGGTGGCCCGATCGAGTGGTGCAACTGCATGGGCAACGGCGACACCGAGGGCTGGAACCCCGCTAATCTGACCGTTGGCGCGAGCGGCCTGTCGATTGCCTTGGTTGATGCCGCCTGGACCGACCCGCTCGACAACGCCCACACCTACAACTATGGCCACATCGACCAGTCAGCCTATCCCGCCGCGACCACGACCGAGCCATTCGCGATCGACACCTACGCGCAATTCCCCTACGGCCAAGGATTTCACACAACCTTCTGGGCACTGGGCAGCAATTCGCCAGACGAGCTTGATGCCGCCGAGAGCTATGGGTTAGGCGATCCCGTCACGCCGATGCACGGCAACATTCACAACTCAAGCGGCTTTAGCACCTACATGAGTTCGACGCTCTATTCCGATTTCTCGACTGCCTTTCATCAATACACCGGCATTCAAACAGCCACATCGACGACGAGTTACATCGACGGGACTCAAGAGGGCACGACGACCTCGAACCAGCCAAATCCAACTAGTGTCTGGTATCCGCTTTACGATGTGACCAGCGACAGCCTGTCGGGAGCGCCGGATTTCGCGTGCTCAGGCGGCTCGCCGTGCCACACGCTGTTGCGGTATTACCGCATCTACAAGTTCGTCAATAGTTGCTCGCGATACGCGACCATCCCATCTCACTCCACTTCGATAGTGCTGGGGCCAACATGCTGAAAATTGTCCCGGCTGCTCTCGTGGCAATGACGCTTGCGGCCCCGGCTTGGGCCTCGACCCGGCTGAATGACGCCTACCAGAACTGCATTCCGATCATGTCGGCCCATCAGCCGGCGAGCCCCGAAGTCATCAAGGAATGCCAGATGATCGAGCAAAAATACAAGGTGCAGCCGCAAGACAGGCAGTTGCAGAAGGCACCCCCGATCGACCCTGCCATGAGGGGTGGCCCGAAATGAAGTTTCTATTTCGGCTGGTCCTGCTCGTGGGCCTGATATCGACGGCGGCGCAGGCCCAGACTATCACTGCTCCGACTGGAACCGTTGCGACATCGGACGGGGCTTCGTGGAGCTGGGGCGGGACCGCACCGCAGGCCGGGCAGTACTACGTCCTGCGCAACGGCGCATCCGCCGACGGCGGTGAGGCCGCGGTCATGGAAGTGTCCGGCGGCGCGCTGTACGCCGAGAACACCTCGGTCTCTCCGGGCGTGTGGTTCCTGTGGAACGGCTCCGGCTGGACCCAAGAGGCAAGCGCGCCTTCGCCATCGACCGGGGGCGGCACTACCACGACCGGCGGCTCCTCTGGCGGTAGCACCACGACGCAGCCGAGCGGCAGCGGCCCTACGCTGTTGACGGGGAGCATCACCCTGACAGCGCCGCTCGCGAACTGGTATCTGATGAACTCGTCTTCTCTTGCGACGGTCACGTTGCCGCCCTGTTCCGCCATCTCTGCCCCTAGCTACTTTGATACAACCGGGGTGGGGCCGCTGGTGCTACAGCTATCGTCAGGATCGTGGGTCGATCAGCCGCCTGGTGCTCAGACAGTCGGACTGTGGGTCTATGGCCCCAGCGCAACTGCTTGGGTTTCGAGCGACGGGACGAACTGTCATATCTCCTTTGGGGGCGCTCCCCCCGCGTCATGAGCGAAGTCGCCAAAGCCGCCCTGCGGTTCACGACGCGCCGCAATTTTCTGCTCGGTTCGACCAGCGCGGTTGCGATCGGCGTATTGCCGCTGAAGGCGCGGGCGTTTCAGCGGCTTGGGCATGATTTCGGCGGCGGTGCCGCTGGCTCCGGGCCGCCGCCCCAGATGATCGCGTCGATCACTCTCTCGCCGACAACCTATACGGCCGGGGTAGCGAACGGCGTCGTCGGCACCGTCACGGTGCTGATGAGCAACGGCAACTCGCCGGGGCCGAGCGGCACCCTGTCGATCACCGGAACGAACAGTGGCGGATTCCATCTGTCGGGTACGTCGTCGGGTGCGTCCCTGCTGCAAAACTCGGGGGGTACCACTGGCGTCGGGCCGTATAGCGACTTCAACATCGTCTATACGCAAGCCGGCATCTCGAACTCGCCGCAGCAGATCACGCCGACGGTGGAGCAAACAGCGCCGCTGTCGTTCACGCTTACGAATGACGGCAGTTCGACGCAGGCTGCTGGCGTTGCGACGCAGACCATCGGCCTGCCCTTCAAGCAGGGGGACATCGCCTCTGGGAACGTCCCCGAGTTCACCGTCAGCAGCGTCGCGCAGCCCTTCTCAGCCGGCTTGCAGAGCTACTGGACCGACGGATCGCTGAAGTTCGTCTCGGTCATGCTGCTGCCGACATTCAGCCTCGCCGCTGGTATATCCCAACAGATCACGATCACCCCGGTCAGCGGCTCATGGCCCGCTGCGTCCAGCCGATCTCTGACCGAGGTCTACGCCCAAAACCTCGTGGTGAATGCGCCGCCGCTCGCCATAGCCGATACCAGCGGCTACGCAAATGGTCAGCAGCCGGGCGGCGGCGTGGCGATGCACGCTTGGCTGAACGGTGATGCGAACACCTACAACGTCTCGGTGTGGATGGACGGGGCGGCAGGGAAAATCTGGCGCATCAGCACGAAGATGGCGGCGACACAGGGCGGCTCGCCCGACAGCTTCCTGCGCTTTGACCACTATATAGCGGCGCTCAACAATTCGAGCGGCGGTCTCGCGGGGTTTCGCTGGCTTGGCCGGATGCGGATGCCAAGCTACGCGGCAACAAACGCGAGCAACTGCAACTTCTTCTGCCAACCCCCAAACAGCGGGAGCCCGACAAGCGGCCTGAACTGGCAGGCCGCCGGGACTACCTACCTGCCGCCGTGGCCGTTTGCTGCGGCGACCGACATGACATCGAATGTCAAATGGGCCACCACCAACGGCACGGTTTCCAATGGTTCGGGCGGAGCCGGCAACACCTTTACTACCGGATCGGGCTTAACGGGAACGATCTCAATTGATGATAACGTCACCGGCGCCGGGATAGGTGGCGGGGCATATATCGCAAGTCAGCTTACTGGACCAACCGGCGGCCAAGGCACATACGCTTTGGGCAACATCCCCGGTGGCGGGATCAACGTCGGCCCAGAACTAATTTCTATTCCTGGCGTGTTCGGCAGTACACAAGCGCTTTCCTGGATTACTACGAATAACAACAACTTGGTGCCTGTGCAGTGGTCAGGCTCAACGATCACGCTAGAAGGCACCAGCACGGTCATAGCCTCCGGCGGCTGCTGGTGGGGCGCGATAAATAATGCCGCAGCTTCCACCGGCAATTTTACCTTCTCCGCTACCGCAAATCTGCTGGCCCCCGCAACACCTCTTAATCCGGTCACAGGCACGGCGACTCCAGTAGTTGGGCTTACGCCGTTCACGTCGCTAATCTTCGACACCGTTGACGCGGAGTACAACTATTTCCAGGGAAGCGGTAGCCAGGCCGCGGAAACGACACTGCGGTCGCAGATCAATCAGACTTACTGGCTATTGACGAGGGTGATGCCGCCGTATACGCTCAACAGCACTATCACTGGGGCCACGTTCGGCGGCATCATCACTGATACCACCTATCCGTTCAACCGCAATTTCTACAACTCCCTGACGATTGAGTCGAATATCAGTGGCGCTGGAGATAGCGAGTTCATCGGCGCGCTCACATCATTTAACCTCATCGAGTTCTACAACCAGAGCAAGCTGAGCCTGAAGATCAATCGCATCGTGAGCCACTCGGCGAGCATGATGTGCTCGGACTTCAAAGACCCGACCCTCGACACCGCGCCTAACCTGACTGATGTCGCGTACACGGGGCTGTCCGCACCTAACACAACGACGAACTTAGCGCTCTCCTGGAACGGCAATTCGCAGGATGCTGTCGGGTTTACTGGGCCGGGGCCAACAGGATTGCCCAATGGCGCCTTGTTCTATGCCGCCACCGACCCGTCGCACGTCCCTTTCTTCAACTACTACACCTATCTCCGCACCGGGGAGCTTCAGCATTACGACCTGTTGTGCGAATTGGCGCTAGGATATCTGTTGGGGACAGCAGCCAGGAACCCCCGCGCCGCAAACGGCGACAGCCCTTACGATGCCAATGCCATCGCCACTTATGAAATCCAGGAAAACCGAGCGACGGGATGGATGCTGCGGACGCTCGCCGCTGCTGCTCATGTCGCACCCTGGAATCCATCGAGTCCCAGCACGCCGGATTTCGACGGCACTCAGCGATCGAAGTATTTCAATGACCTGACAGACGCCAACGCCTCATTCTTGATCGACTGCTGGAACGCGAACCCGAGCGGCACCTTCACGCCATACGCGGCCGGCGCGAGTATGTGGACACAGTACAATGTGAATGACAACGGCAATCCTGTGTACTGGGGTAATGGACCGCTGTGGGAGCAGTGCTACATCGGGCTCGGGGCCTGCTACGCCGCGCTGCGAAACAACGGTGCCGTGACGACGAAGGCGCTCGCGTTTGCCGAATTGCTCATCACACGCATGAATTACATCAACACGACCTATGGCGGCTATTATCCGTGCTACGGCTATGGGCAGTCGGTTGTGGTTAATAACACAAACCAAGGCCCCAACGGCGGCTATCCGCTGATTAGCGCCGACGATCAGTATGTAATAAGCCAAATCTTCGCGATGCCGTCCGGCCCGAATTGGGCACCAAACTCCGGCGGCAGCACCAATGCATTTACGTTCCCCAGCGTGCTGCCGCAGGGGTGGCAGCCGGCGAATGGGGACGTGCTGATACCCTATGAGCAGAACGGGCCGCCCTACCCGCCCGAGATGACTCAGCCTGGCCCGTGGTACATCGTTGGGATCAACTTTGCGCCAGGCGGTGGGAATTATTGCAGCTTCAATGTGTCAGCGACGCGGGGCGGCTCCCCGCTCGCCATCACAAGCTCCGGAAGTACGGCGATCCTCAGCTACATGCCTGGACCAACGAACATGCCCGCGACCGCGACTCCCTATTCTGGCAACTTCATGTGGCAGTGTGGGTATCTCACCGCGTGGGGCACAGCGCTCGGGGTGTCGGGTGGGAGCGCCATAATAACAGATATCGCGGCTCGCAATACAGCGACAGGCAACCCGAACAGCATCCACCAACTGCTCTTTGGCGACCCGTATAATACGGTAGATGCCAGGTATGCTTGGACAGATGCCTACTGAGTGCATGAGGCCCAGAAGATGATCATCCGCGAGCACGTCTTCAACAACACCCCGGCGAGCGACAAATGCACGGTGCCCGGCTGCGGGGTGGCGTATGCCGAGCGACTCGATCATGCCTGCCAGGAGCGCACGGCATCGCAGCGGGGAACCGTGAGAAGGATCGAGATCGACGGTATCGTCATCGAGGGACCGGATGCGTGAACTGCCTATGGCTGGGGCGCTCTCGGCCCTACTTGCACTGGCGGCGTGCTCGTCCGTTCCGGCACCGCCGACTCAGCCGACCTCAGCCAACATCGTCGCCATACAGCAGGAACTCGCGGCCGAGCAGGTCGCCGGGCTGACGCCGCTGCAGGCGCTGGAATACGGTATCCTCGGCGAGCAGCGGGCTTGCGACGCGTGGCTGGAGGCGTCGGCGTCGCGGGCGAACAAGATCGCGAACGCGCAGAACGCGCTGTCGACCGCGACCGGTGCGACGGCCGGGATTATGGGTATCCTCGGTGCCGGTGGCCCAGCAGTCGCGGGCGCCGCGGTGGGTGGGACGTTCCTCGGAAACCTCCTGACGACGCAAGCCGGTGCCGGGTTGTCCGATGGCGATGCGTATCTGATCGCGAACGCCCTACAGCAGTACGAGGCGAACCTAACGATGCCGACCGATCTGGCATCGGCGAGCCTCCAGATCGAGGGAGCCTGGATGACGTGCAATCAGTTTGCGGCGAACCAGTACGGCGAGCGCGCCAAGCTGACGGCGCAGGTGACGGCATCGAGTTCGTCGCTTTCGCAAGCACTGCAGCGCAACACGGGGCTGTACGTGCTGCCGCCGGTGCCGGTAGTGTCGATCAACGGGCATTAAGGAAGAAACCTCATGACCTCTGAGACGCTCGCCACTCTGGTGGACGAGGTGCGCTGCAAGCCAGGCTGGTCTTTCCGCGTCGTTGAAGAGGACGGCGCGGGACGATTGGTAATAACGGTGGCGGGTTACGATAGCAGCCAACCGTCCAAAAGGGTGCCGTTCACGGTGCGGCACTTCTTCCCGATACCACAGGCCACGTACAACGAGAAAACGTGGCGGCGGTGGATCTTCGAGCAATGCCGACGGCTGGAGAATCACGAACTTGGAGAATGGTTCAGGATCGGGGCGGAGCGGCCCTTTCAGCCCCTGCACGGCCCGGGCGAAGACCCGTACACGGTTCATGAGTTTCGTCCCGAGACCGACGCGCTGACGACTCAGGACGGTTCCATGCGAGAACCGTATGGCGATCAGAAATGATGAGAAAGGTAGCAAAGTGAACCTGCGCGATTTCGAGTTCGGCAACCCGAAAGTGAACGCTGCGGGCTTCTCGTGTTGCGGTAAGCCGGTGGGCTGCACGATCAAAAGCGACGGCTGTGCGTATCTGCATCATCCCTGGAAGCGCGCGCATGTCTTCGGCGATCCAACGGTACGCTGCCAAGCTAAAAGCATAGGACCATACCCCATTGATGCGACGCCACATTCTTGGATCGGGACGGCGTTAGACCGGAAGACCTGCAAAAAATGTGGGATTACTATACGTCAGGATGGGCGTGTGTACCCCGAAAACTACTCTGTGCTTTCTGGTCCGCAGCCTTATGCTGCTCCTCCTTGTGGCGGCGGTGACATCATGGAATGGCCATGCTCTTTGAAACACGGACACGAGGGCGAGTGTGTCCCTGAGCCGATCCGGGTGCGCTGATGATCATTACGTTGACGGCATTTGATGGGGTCGAATATGGAACGGCCGATGTCGCCGAAGGACTCTATCCGTCTGTGATCATTTGGAAGGGGAAAGCGTTTACACCCGCCCCTGGAGAAAATGCTTACCAGCAAGAGTCGGTGAACTTCCTGGCAGACGACGACGTGACGGGGCCGATCACGCCATGAAATTCTCCCGCGTCACCCTTGCCGAATTCAAGGTCTGCGTGCGCGCGATCTACGCCTTCGGCTCCGGCTACAAGCTCGGCGAGAACTACCGCCTCGGAGCGATCGAAGAGTCGCCCGCCAAGAAAGCCGATCCCGAGGCTTGGCAACTCGGCTACGATCTGGCAACTAAGCGTCACGTTTACTCTAGGAGCGGCCCATGACCTATTCCGTGGACGAATTGCGGTACTTACTGGCAAACATCGAGGGGGACCGCAGTTATAGCGGTCCGGTGCTTCAAACCGTGGACAGCACGCGAGTTCTGATCGGCGGTGTCAGAATGTTGGGCGAGTATCCGAGGGATCAGTGGGGCGACAAGGTGCGCGAGATGATCGCGGCGGCGACATGCCCTACGACATAAGCACCCCGGCGGCCGAGGAACGCTGCCGCTACTCTTGTAAAGACCCGCGCTGTCGTCCAGATGGCTGCGGCTATCGGCAGTGGCGAGAGGCGAACGGTTGGGTTCGGTCAGTATCGGATCAAACGCCGGCGGAATCATTGCGTGATTTGGCGCGGGGCCAAGATGACGATGATGGCGTGATCGTTACTGGACCGCCATCGTGACCATTTGCGGAGCAGACTCATGACAAAATCGCCTGAGTTCGAGAAGATCACGGCCGACACTATCAAGAGCATCAAGGAGGACTTTCAGAAGTCGCTCGAACCGAACGTCGCGCATCGGCGGAATCTCGACAAAGCGATCGTCGAGCAGGTCGAGGCCGATCTCGATGGGCTGGTGAAGAAGCATAGCGAATGATCGTAGATAAACTTCCGCCCGGTCCGGCTTTTATCCAAGGGCCATATTGCTTGTATTGTCGCAAAGTCGGGTTTTGGCATTGCGGGTCGGGGGCCGAGTATTGCGGAGGGACGCCACCGATCCCCGGCTATATCTGGCAGCCGGCAACGATTGGCACTGCGGCCGGTTGGATACGGGGGAAAGCTGAATGATCGTCGCCACCGCCGTCCCAAGCCTTGGTTTCGACAGCGACACGGTGGTGTCAGCCGCTGTCGCTAAGCAATTCTTTAGCTTGGGATATCGGTGGTGTGCACGGTATGTCTCGCGCAGCGCGCCAGAGGCCGGGGATCTGACACCCGAGGAAATCTCCACTATCCTCGCTGCCGGTCTGGCATTGATCGTCGTGCAGCATGCGCCTGAGCCGAACTGGACGCCGAATGACGCTGAGGGTTTGGCTTGGGGCCACGCTGCTGTTGCCAATGTCAGGGCGCTCGGCATCCCGCCGGGGCTGTCGATCGCCAAAGATCACGAAGGCGTCAATGTGAGCGGCAGGGCGAGCACGGTTGCGGCGGTTTCGGCGGCGCACATCAATTCATGGTCTGCGGTGGTGAGAACCGCCGAGTACCAGCCATTGCTCTATGTGGGGTTCGACTGCGGTCTCGACGCGACACAATTGTACGACAATCTGACGCCGACCCGCTATTGGAAATCGGCCTCTAATGTGCCCACGCCAGTAAAGCGCGGGTACTGCATGGAGCAGTTGAACATCAACCAAACGCGTGTGGTAGACGGACAGCCATTCTCCTATGATGAGGACGTAATCATGGCAGACGCGCTGGGCGGTTTGCCGAAATGGGCAGTGGGGGGATGAGATATTTGATAACCTTCTGGCGTGCGCTGCGGAAGCACCGTAAGCGGGGCAACATCCGCATCCCGCCGCTTGGCTTCATCAAGGCTCGCCGAATGGCGCAGGCCGAGCGGATGATCCTGCGTGGCCCCCCGTATCGTAAGCCGCGTTGGTGGGCGACGTGACCGAAACCGAACGTGAGTGCCACAAATCTTGGCATGAGGCGGCGCTGGGTCGCTTGGAAAAGGGCGGGTTCACCGACATGGACGAGTGGACCGTTCACCTGATCCTCTTCTACTATTGTGATCACCCTGAGATGCTCGCCCCGCCCGGTGAGCGCTATCGGCGATATCTGGGCGATGCGAGGCGCAAATTGGGAATGCCGCCTTGAGTGATATTGTGTCCCTTGCATTGATCTCGGCGTCATCTGTGATCGCGACCCCAATAATAGTGTCCTATCTGAACGGACGGCAGATGAAGGCCAAAGAAATTCGTGATTACGCCCGTCAGGATGAGGTGAGCGCCCGCGTTGAGGCGCTCAGGATAGAGGCGGCACAGCACGCGCGTGACACGGTCCAAGCTGTTAATGTCATGGCTGAGAACGTCGATAAGGTCGAGAAAGCGACTAATTCGATGATGGCGCAGGCGACCAAGATAGCATTGGAGAAAGCCGAGGCAGACAAGGAGCGCGCATACGCTGCTGGGTTGGCGGATGGCATTGCCAAGAAAAACGGTTAATTCATGGACCCGAAACTCGTTGCCCTATACGGACAGATTGTCACGTCGATCCTGACGCTCATCGCCCTTTTCGGTTGCCTGATTGTTTCGTTCTTGCTGCGAGACAACCAACTCGAACTGCTTGTCGTGGGGGCGGTGATTGCCATGGCGACAACGGTCGTGAACTACTGGCTTGGGTCCAGTAGCGGAAGTCAGAAGAAGGATGATATAATGGCGGCGCAGGCCGCAGCAGGGTCTCGCGAAACAGGAAGACCGTCACCATGAAGATGTATCCGTTACTCGCCTCCATCGCAGTCCTCGCTCTTGCGACGGCGTGTTCCACGGCAGAGCCAGCACCCCCTCCGGCCGCAACATTCACGCCTCTGCCAGCGCCGATGCCGGTGCCAGCGCCACCCACTGCGGGCGAGATTCACCACAGTGCATTCATGTTCGAGGTGCAGCATCGTCTGAAGGCGCTCGGCTACTACGAGGGACAGGTTGATGGCGCCAACGGACCGCTGACGCGCGCGGCAGTGAAGCATTTCCAGCGGGACAACCACCTAAATCCGACAGGCGTTGTTGACCAGCACACCGACTCAGCGCTGGGGCTCAGCTCAGGGAAGTGAGTGCGTCCGCCCTTCTCAATGAAGGCGCTGCGAGACACGCACCGCCGCGTGGTTGCGGCGCGTGAGGGTTGGCGGGATCGCCGACGAACATCCAGTCCCGTCTTTCCGTTTCGGCGCAATGAGCCTGAGCCCGAGCCTGAGCCCCCGCCAACCAGAGACCTCGGCGGCATGGTGGGGTGCACGATCCTGATTGTCATTGGCGTGGGGATCATTGCCCTGATCGTATGGGCAGTGAGCGGTTGATTGGTGCCACTCCATTGTGGTAAATTGCGGCAGGTCAATTGGGACCTCCGTGAGATTGTTTATCATTGTCTTATCCTTGGGTGATTTGGACAGACCCGCGCACGGCGGGGACAGCATTGTCTGCGGCCCTCAAATCAATTTCCGAGTATCCGTCTGTCGTCGACGAACCATTCCAATACGGACCTAACCCGAAGGCACTGGGATACGTCTACGAGAACTGGTGCATTAACGGCGACCCTACAGTGCTCTACCAAGCACTCGCCAGGCACATACTGATCAAGCACATTCCCGAAGCGTTTGACGATAATTTCAATGCCGATCTAGCGCGCGCCGCTGAGTACAACGGCTATCGGCACATCCGGTTGATCCGCTGCGATACATTTGCGCGGTTAGCCAGCCGGGGCATCGCTGAGCAGATCGACGTTTGGGTGGCGGACAAGGCAACGCTGGACGATTTGCATGCGGGTGACCTCGCCCCGCTCGACGTACCCCATCTGATCTCGGACTTGCGGCTTGACGCGGCACGCTGGGATGCAGTGCAGCCGCACCTCACCAGCATCTTGACGGTGCGCACCGAGGATGTGGTCAGCCCGATGCGGAAACGGCGGCACGCGTGTCTGCGCCGCATTCTGCGGTTCCTCGAACTGTCCCCAGAGGGATTGGGTGTAATCGACGAAGCGCTGGCGCGCGGTGGTCAGAATACGTCACGTATATGGCGGCTATTGCCAAATCTTGGTGAGTTGCGGACGGCCCTGATATTGGAAGGTGTAGTATGAGATCGTCAGATTTTCAGCATGAACAGCGGATTGTTCGTCGACCCCACGCCGTTACCCCGACGCTTGCCAGTGTCGTTCTCAGGCTGATCGTGCAAGCCCAGTACCCGCCGACATCAGGCAGCGGAATGGGGCTGTCAATAACATCACTAATGACGGCCATTGTGCTGCGCGCAGCGGGCGTGGACTGCGAAGTGTGGACCGTCGCCAACGCCGAACAACTAAAGCAGATGCTGAAATCCTACAAATATCAGACGGAGCGTCCAATAACCCATGTCGTGATTAACACGCCAGAGTTCATTGGACCGCTCGATTACGGATTGTTGTCCAATGCGTGGCCGAACATCAGCTTTGTCATGCTCAACCATACGGGATTGGCCTACCTGTCGATTGATCACGACGGGTGGCGCAACATCCGCTGGGATTTGCGTCTGCAAAGGTCAACCGACAACATTTTCGTAGCAGGAAACAACCCTCGCTTTGCTGCCAGCATACTAGCGCAGGACGGGGTTGCGGCATTGTGGCTGCCTAACCTCTACGACACCTCGACGTTTCGGAAGCTCCGCGCCCCCCGTCCTTCCTATTCGCCATTGCGGATCGGTTCTTTTGCCGAGGGACGCCCTTGGAAAAATCAGCTGGTTGCGGCACAGGCAGCATTGGCAATTGCCAGAACCCTCGACGCGGATCTGGAATTGTACGTCAACCAAGACCGCTGGACCGAGACTCAATCGCTCTCCGAATCGCGCGTGCAACTTTTCGCTGGTCGGCCTCGGGCTAAGATCGTGACGGTGCCGTGGACGGACTGGGCCAACTTTGTTGACACCGTCGAGGCGATGGACCTGCTGCTCTACGCGTCGTTCGATGAGGCGTTCGGCATGGTTCCAGCTGACGGGATCGCGGTCGGCGTGCCCAGCGTCACCAGCGGTGCGCTGGAGTGGACGCCGCACACTTGGCAGGCACCTAATGTGTGGGACCCGGCGAGCCTGACAACCGTTGGGCTGGCGCTGCTGAACGGCCGCCTCGGTGCGGTCCAAGCTGGTCAAGCCGCGCTAGAGGACTACGTCGCGATGGGCACGAAGCGCTGGATTGACTATTTAACCGCCTAAAAAGGAAGACGACGATGCCGATCCAGATGCGCAATCACCTTGCGCTGCACTCAAATTTCAAAAGGATACTAGCGCCGTCTGGATTGGCGGACGCCCAGCCCTTTGCCTGGAAAGTTCCCGACCTCTGCAAAGCCTATGGCTGGCCGACGAACCTCGCCGGGGGCGGAGAGGTCGCGATCATCGAACTTGGCGGCGGCCGGCTTGATTCTGACACCGACAAGTTCTGTCAGACTTACGGGGTGCCTGTGCCAAGCGTTACCGACATCTCGGTTGACGGCACGGTGAACAGCCCAGGCATCTCCGATGCCGACGCCGAGGTGGCGCTAGATACCCAAGTCGTTGCAGCGGCGGTAGGAGGCGCTACCGGCATGCCAGCCAACATCTTCATGTACTGGTCACAGGACATCGCCTCTGCGGTGACGAGGGCCGCTGATGACGGTCGCGACGTTTGCTCGATCAGTTGGGGGGCAGACGAGAGCGCGTGGGGAGATGCTGCGCTCGCACAGATGGAAGCGGCGCTGCTCTACGCGACATCTAAAGGGATGGTCGTTCTGGTCGCGAGCGGCGACAACGACGCAGATGACGGCGGGGGCATGACAGGCGTGGACGCGCCAGCGTCGTGCCCGCACGCCATTGCCTGCGGGGGAACCAATAAGTTTCCGAATCAGGTCGAGAAGGTGTGGAACGACAACCCCGGTAACGTGGCCGGCGAGGGAACTGGGGGCGGGTTTTCGGCTTATTTCCCGGTTCAGGCGTGGCAATTGGGTCGCGCGCAGACGCCGCCCAAGGGGTTGGGTCGCATGGTCTCGGATGTAGCGGCAGTTGCCGATCCCGCAACGGGTTGTCTCGTTGTCATTGCTGGGCAGGTCGAGATCATCGGCGGGACGAGCGCGGTGGCTCCCCTCTATGCGGGGCTGATCGCTTCCTGTGGGCGCAAGCTCGGCTGGATCACGCCAACGCTGTGGGCAAACCCGAGTTGCTTCGTCAAGGTGCCAGAGGGGAACAACGGAGTCTACGGTGGGTTGGTGTGCTGTGGTCTCGGTCGGCCACGCGCGAGGATGCTCGCAACACTGCTGGCGGAGGGGCGTCCCGTCATCGCGGGCTAGGTTTCTAACTCTGTCTTCTCCGGCGGCTCCAGTTGCCAGCCGGGCACCTCAATCTCCTCAAGAATTTGCGCGATAACTACTCCGGGCTGACGCGCCAGCAGTATCCCCGATCGGGGGCTTTGATAACTCTTGACGACCGCCGCACACCGATCGCGCTCCTCGGCGACCGCGAGTCGCCTGATGTCTTCTGGTGACTGAAGCGCGCGGCCAGTCCACCACGGAGCGAGCCTTATCCATTTCTCGCGCTCCTCGGCAACTGCGGCCACGATCGCCGCCGCAATCTCGTCGAATTCAAACCAGCTTTGCGATGGCAACGGCTTATCGTCAGGGTGATTCAGCCATCGCTCTAAGCCCCGTTGACGCGCATCCCTGATCAGCAACTCGGCATCTTCGCGAGTCATGGCGCATCCTCCGGCGCCGGCTGCGCACTCCCAGCATCATCGCAGCATGACGCAATCCCGCTGCCCTGGCATTCGGGACACGGGAGTTCCTGCGTCACAACAAACGAACCGTCTTCCGACCTGACTCGCACGACGGGGAACTTACCGCGACCGAAGCAGAGAGGGCAGATCACGGCTTAATCTCTACCCACGTGCTGCCCTGATACGTTGCGGGCTTGTAGCTATCCGTTGCCGGATCGAACTTCTCGATGTTACATGTAATCTGTGTCCAGTACACGAGCTTATTATCATTTGTTATCCAGCGCGGCCAACAGCCGCCAAATGACGTAAACCGTTTACCTCTAGGTAGAGTTATTTCAATCTCTCTTTGACCTTGGTTCAGCGGGGTGTGCTCATCTATAAACTTGTACATTTTTGCGCTTGGCTGATAGGATGCCTCCCAGTTGCTGGCAGCTACTCCGGCCGCGAAAATTACTGGCGCGTACAGCCAAAATCGGTTGAGCTTCACCGCCCCTTCTCCCGCGCGATCTCGGCGTCGTTAAGGTGATCTACCTCGGCCGAGGTCATGTTGACGCGTCTTAGAATCCATTCCGCCTTCCTCATGTTCCGATACCGCGCCGCGCCGCGCAGCAGATCGTCGATGCGCGCGACTATGGACCAACTGGGCGGGAGGCATGGACTGTCCGGTCTCCCGCGTAGAAGCCAATATCCGTCTTCTCGGAGCCGGATCGGGAATTCAGCATCACTGTCGGATGAGCGCATCCAATACCAGCCCGGCTCCGGGTTCGCGTCGTCAGTCATGGTACCATTCGCGGAATCTGATGGTGCATGACGACGCCGATGATGGCGCATGCCGATGCGCAAAGCAGCGAAAACGGCACAAGGACGTTTAGCCCGACCAAGTAGTCGAAGACGGCGAACGCCACGGAACCGACAGCGCACACCGCCATGAGATCGCGGTCGCGCCGGGGATTCTTCGATTTGAACATCTCAGTCGTCCTCATGGGTTTTGAGAGCATCACGCATCGCTTGGTCTGGGCTGCGGGCGACAAAGGCGGCGGCCAATTCTATTACATCTATTTTGTAGAGTTTCTGAAAGGTTTCGATGCCAACACTATGGCTCTGTGAGTGGTGCGCCGAACAAAGACTCAAGCCAAAGCCTGCCGGTTTGATCCCCATGCCAGAATTAGCTGCGGTCCGAACGTGAGCAAATTCAATGGGACCGTTCTCGCACCCTGGTACGCAGCATTTGTGCGCCCTTACCCAGCGCTCATGTTTTGGCCATGATCGCGGAGGTGCTCGCTCGATCCCCGATCGCGGTCGCTCCCGCTTGGGCGGGAGCCGAGTGTGGGTCATTCCCGTAGCTGCCGAAGACCGAAACGGCGGATTTTGGATAAATTCCCCAGAGGGGGTGGTCTGCCGCCAACAATTACTGGAACATTAGACGCGATACCCAACTTCCCCAGCGCAGGCGTCATGGCGGTTGCTGTGCCTAAATCGGCCGTGGGATCGGCCATTGCTTGCATGATTTCGGAGCGACGCCCCTTCGCGGCAGGCTGATCCGCGTTTGCAGCGTTCCCCTTTCTGTCATGGTAGTTTTTCCGCGTTCTGGCGTTGCGGTCCTCGTCCGCAACCCTTTTTCGCCTATTGGCGGGGCGAATGATTTGGGCGGCGGTCCGCAGAGTAAACCGGAATGGCTCCGGCAGGATACCTCGGTCGAACTCAATCAGTGCGATCTGTGCGGACCGCGGCGTCAAATAAATATAGCGCAATCGCTTTTCTGGGTCGGTCCAGCGAATTGTCCCAAGATCAACCGCGACCCCCCTTGCTGTGGGCATCTTACGTTTGATCGTTTCAGCGATCATGCAGTGTGAACTGTCGCGGCGCACAGAGTATTCGATTTCTTCCCGTCCAACTTCAATAGTGAGATGCGGCGAATGCGGTCGCAACCGAGCGCGGCCTTTCGCTTTCGGCACCGGTAGGCTTGGCTGCATTGGCGGCGCGTCCTGTGGTGACTGCGCCGCCGTCTTTCTGGCGTTCACTTTAGGTGTCTTCATGATGCCGCCCCTCTAGGATGTGGTTAATGCTGGGCTGGATGCCACGCTTCCGCGGCGGGCTCGCTCATCCTTTCGCCTCCAATTTTCGCATTCTTGCAGTGAAGGCATCGTGCCAGCGCTGATACGCCACGTCGTCTGAAATTGCTTGGATTACGCGCCCATTCTTGCGCGCAAACGCGTGGCATTCCGCCAAGGTTTGCAACTTCTCGTTAGCCTCGATCAGATCGGTGACGGTTGCGTTCCAATTCACTGCGCCCGCCAGATCAAGGCGCAGCGGGATTTCGGGAATCTCGACCTCACCAGTCTCGGCAGCCGGCGAGGACGACGAGGGTAGGTCAGCCTCGTCGTCCTGCGGCGCCTCACGCTCGGATGGGGGTTCGAGCGGAGCTGGGGGATCAGGGAGAATTGGGACGGGCATCGGCGTGCCAGCATCAGCGCGGCGTGACGCCTCTGCTTCGGTCTCGGCGTACTGTTCCTCAGTTGGTCTGGGTAGTGCGGGCGTGTCGTCGAGGAACGACGTGTCGGTCTTCACCGGCTCAGGCGGCATGTCCTCGACCAACTCGCGGATCGCCAAACCCATCAGGTCGTCGGCAAACCCATCGCTCGCGGGACGGTGAAATGCGCGCCACTTTAGCATCCTTTTGGGGTGTTGGGTCCATGGTTGGCGATGCGGGTCCATCCATAGCCGGGCGCGTTTGGCGTCGCCGACCGTGAACTCGCCAACATAAGGCTCGTCTTGGTCTTTCCGCTTCATCGTGACGCGGACACCAAATCCATCACTGAACTTGCCGGTTTCGGTCGCCGCATCAGGTCGGGGGCCGATCTCCTCGATTTTCATCCATTCCAGGTGCCCCTTGTTCTGGATCAGGGCGCTGATCCCGTCCCCAAACACACAGGGAATATTGTTAATTATGCCTATGGTTGAGAGCGCGGTTAGCGGCGGCAGACCAACCTCGGAGCCTTTCTGAATGCCCATTACGACACGGGCGACTTGGACCTCTTTGGGGTACGGCACGCCTCTGTTCTTGGTGTAGCTGTCAGGCGCAATCCCCGACAGCAGCACCGCTTCGGCAAACCGCCAAATCTCCTCGATGGTGCGCGGGATGATTGGCGTCGGGTTTCCGCCAGCGACCAACTCAGCCCGGCGCACGCGATCAATTGCGCGATCGACAGCAATCTCGGTTGAGAGAGGCGTATCGTTCATCGCCGCACCCGGTTGCGAGGGCGCAGATGTATGCCGCGCCTCTGTAACGCTTCACACGCATCCTCTCCTATGGCATGCACCACCAGGGGGAATCCAAGCGCCACAGCCACAACCGCCATGGCTCCAAGGATCACGACTAGCGGCACAAATAACATGCCTATAGGCCATGGAAATACGCCCCAACCTCCAGAAAGTTTCTGGAGTTCCAGCGCCGCAAAATAATCCGCCACCACCGGGATTGTGATCAAAGCTACTCCTACGACAGTTTCTGTTATTTCGCGGCGGGGCTCGCGGAAGATGTTGGATAGCGCCATCAGTCGTCTCCCTCTGGAAGGTTGAGTCTAGTACGCCCTGTAAATGAAGTCTTCGTCAGCGAACGTTTCGATCTCGGATAAATCGACCCATGGCGCCTCGCCGAAAACCCGCCAATTTCGCGCCCAAATATGCTTGGCATCTTCGACCTCAGCTTTGGCGACTTCCATGTACGTCAAGTGCCGATGCGCCACGAATCCTTTCGCAACCGGCGCTGGCCCTTTCGCACTGAAAACGAACATAAAGGTTGGCTCGGCGGCAACACTTTGCAGAAAGACGGGGCTGACATCGCCGTAGACCAGGCCCGCGTCAATTAGGGTGCGCGCCTCTCTGGCGGCGTCGAGATAGACACACGCTTGATTAAAATAACGGTACCGGAGCATCGCTTGGGCTATGGCTGTCTTTAGGGGCAACCCACGACTGTCAAACGATTTAAGATCCGTAATCGCGTTGGTTTTCCAATAGTCCAAGCGCGCCTTCATCGGAACCCCAGTCTCAGGATCGCGCCAGAAAACCGACACCTCGCTATACCCACCCTTGAAGGCTTTGCCCAACTGCGGATGAGCCTCGATCATGTGCGCCGCCGTCTCGATCTTGCGCACCGTTTTGGCCGAGAGAAACTCCTTGCCCGCATGGCGCTGCTCATGCGTTTGGAGCAACGATTCCCAGACTTGCGCCTCGGGATCATAGCCAAGCAGCATCTCGATCAACTCGTCCTTGCGCTTGCCAGAGAACCCCTTTATCGGGCCGCCAGCAGCGACGATCGCCGCCGCGATGTCCTTGTTGGTTTTGAGCGCATCCGGGAAGTCGCGATCGTCGAGCTTGGTCGCGTACCGAGCGTAGAACGCATCCCGACCCTCCAAGATCATTTTATGATACGCTTTTCCAATTATTTTGGCCTCGCTGTCCTCTTCGTCATCGGGGTCGTCGTTGAGCGGTGACCTCGACCACCAATCTAGCGGGCTGACCCGCAGCCACTTGATTCCCGAGGCGCTCAAAGCGAGAGCCTGATGGTAATGAGACTCATCTAGCCCAAAAAACACACCCGAAGGGTGCACCAACGGGTGCACCACTTCGATCGGCTGGTCGTCAAGCGGGGCTGCGCTCATCTACCTTGGACTCGACGAGTTGGATTTGCGGGATTTGCTCTGCCTCGCGGTAAGCAATCGCTTGGTCGAACTTCCGCAAGACCCCCCGTTTGGTGCGCCACCAGCGGTTGTTGTATACGGGTACCCAATATTGGGTCCCGCCACACACCGCGCCCAGATCGTCTAGGGCATCGTTCAGAGCGCGTGGCGCTTTTCCGCGCTCTGGATCGTGCCGGTTAAATCCAGCCGCCGCATATACGGCACCTAATGCGCAGTAGGACACTGCGCGCGGGTCCGTTGGGGAGCAACCGACCCCATTGGCTCGCCGCGCCAGCTCACCCTTGCACAAATCGGCCTCAGCGAGGATTACCCGCGCATCACGCAGGATTTGCAGCGCCTCGTCCATTTGATCACCTCCTCTCTGTTAGTTGAATCGGCCCTCGATCCGAGCCAATCGCTTGTTGACCTCGACGATTCCCTCAACCAAGCGATTGACCTTGGTGTTGACCGAAGGAACCGCGTTGTCGGGGACATCGTCGCGACCGATTGCGGTCTGGATGAACCCCGCACTGCTAGCAATATGGCGCGTCCGCAGGTTAGTGTCGCGGACCCCGGTCTCAACTGCCGCCGGGTTTGCCAGTCCGTCCGCTCCGTTACCGTTGTGCAGGATGGCTTGGAAGCTCTCGACGAACTTTTCGGCGTCGGATTTGTCACCGAGGTTGCGGTTAAGTAAACCCAACTGGAATCCCATGCTCTCTGCCGAGATAAACAGGTCGTGGTCGCTCAATTGGTCGGCGTCACGCCCGACCATCGACAGAGTCGCCCGCGATACGCACTCCCGGATCGAAGATGGGATTTGCCCGGCAAGCGCTTCGCCAGCTTTGGGCAACGGCAAATCCTGCGGGATCAGGTCGCGAGCATAGAACCGCAATAGGCGCTCGACGGTTGGGGCGTCGGGGGCTTTGAGCGAGATGATCGCATCGAGACGGCCGGGGCGCAGCATCGCTTGGTGGATTTCGTCAACGTGATTAGTTGACAGCAGCACCATGACCTCGTCGTCCTTGCCGACAACGCCGGAGATCGTGTTGATCAGATCGTTGGCGTCTTCGTCTCGCTCTTCGGTGATGCGGTCGATATCCTCGGCAAACACAACGCACGGCATGTAGCGGCGCGCGAGGTGCAGCGCGGCGGTCAAACCCTGGACCTTGTCGAGCAAAATATAGGTCCACTCGCCATGCCGCTGTGCGACGTTGGCTACCATGCGCGCGGTCAAGGACTTGCCGGTGCCAAACCGGCCTTCGAGCAGGACCTTGCGGCCAAGCGGGATTTTACGCTGGCGGCACGCGTTGGATTTCAGCAATGGCACCAGCAGATTGACCGTGATCTGATCGGTCGTCACGTCATCGAACAAGACCGCCGCCTCGGTGGTGTCCTCGACATTTAGAAAGTCGGGTCCCTCGGCCAGCATTAGTTGGCCGTTGTCATCGACTTGGATGCTGATCGCCTTGCCGCGATAGATTGATTCCTCGCGGACGATGCGGCGGGTTTCCTCGGCGATCCGCAGGATGATCTCGCGATCCTTCTTGGCCACCGTGCCCATGATGACCATACCGGGATGACCCTTGTTGTTGAAACTGAACCCGGTGGTGATCTGCTTTTCAACGCCGGGCAACTTGAAGTTCCCCATCGCGACTTGGACGAACTCGCCTGGCCGATACCCAGTTTTGATCGTCAGCATCTGCGGGTCGGAATACCAAGTGCTGACCGGCGACGACAGCCCGTAAAGGTTGCGGCACGCCTTGGTGAACGCCACCGCAGCGTCGTGCGGGAAAGCGTCAATCCACTCGAATACCTTGAAATCCTGGTCTTCGTCCTTGATGATGCGGTCGAGGGTTTCGCGCGCGACCGTTAGCGGCATACGCGCCGGATCGGCCGGCAATTGGATGCGGCGACCGCCCTCAGGCCAGTCCACCGGCACGTCAATCTTGCTCCAATTGGGCTGCTTTTTGCCGGATAGCCGTTCGGCCAATTCCAGCATGACATCGGCCAGCGCCGCATTTTCCAGCACTGGGGTTTCGGCAACTACTGACTTAGCCATGTCGTCCCCTCTCTTAGGTTGATAGTGAAAATTATTCTTCGGCGTTGGGTGCGGGCTCGAAACGCGTCGAATCTACATGGTAGACGACGAAGTCGCCGTCCTTGTCCCACTGCCCGATTCGCATGTCCGTGTGGTGCTGATAATACCGCGAACCTGAGTCACCGTTCCTTCCCGCATTGTCAATGACTGCCTCGGGCAGGATTTCGACGACGATCGAGAGGTTGTTGTCTCCGGCATCGCGGTAGAGGCGGCAGGCGGGCTTTTGCCGCACGATCATGCCGACGGCGAACGTGTTGACGATCTGCAGAGAGCGCAGCGCACAGCGGAGGTTCTCGATCTCGCCTTCCCGCGAGATTTTCTGTCTCGCGGGCGGCTCATCGTCGTCAACCTCGGCGCTGGCTCTCATCATTTGGATGAATGGGTGGGTCATTTCCGGCCCCTTTGAGTGATGGTAGGTGATGTTGGCATAACCAACGGCGTTGTGTCTAGCGGAATTTTGTCGGCGTCCCCAACGACCCTGGCGCGGCATAGTGTCGCATCTACTCGGCGGCGACCGCCGGTCCGACGCGGGCGCGGATCAGCGCCAGATGCGCTTTGGCCTCGGTCGCAGGAAGCCGTCGGTAACACAGAAGCAAGGCGGTTTCGTCTTCGGTTGCGGGGTGATTTCCGTTGCCGTTGCCGATCAGCTGATCGGTTGATACTTGGAAAAGCGCGGCCAATGCTGAGAGCGCCTCGCGACCAGGCAGCATGTGATCGTTTTCCCACCCCGCATAGGTGCTGCGCTTGCGACCGATCGCGGCAGCGACGCGGGCTTGCGTCCAACCAACGTGCAACCGTAGCTGAGAGAGGGTTTCGCCGAGATGTCGGGGGGTGTTCATTATGAACCTATGTAAAAAATCCTTGCACGCCGTCGTTGGAAATGCCAACGATAGGGGTCATGGATGTCGAGCAGGTTATCGCCGCTGCGGGCGGCACGATCGCGCTGGCGGAAGCGGCGGGGGTAGACCGCACCACCGTTCTCTACTGGCGCTCACGCGGGCGCATCCCGGTCGAACGGGCGTTGCGGATCAACGAGGAATTGGGGATACCGCTGCATGAGATGCGCCCCGATGTGTGGAAGCCGTTCGCGGCTGTGGGCTGAGCCAACCATGGGTGCTAGTTGGGGGTTGTAACGCATCGTTGTCAAGCCAAAATATACGGCTTGCGCCAAATGCCAAATTACCGTATTATGGATGCGCGCCTCTTTCCGTGGAATTATCAGCACCTTTGCGCATCCCGCGCCCAACGCTCGGTCTCTTGTTAGGCAGAGCACAACCATCGGAGAACGACGAGGAGAACGAGATGCTGACCGCGAAATCCGGACCAGCCACTACTATCCCCAATGTTGGTGCTCGGCCAGAACTGAAAAAAGCCGACGATCGCGCCGCCAAGCCGCTTAGCCAGATCATCGTTGACGGGGTAATCACGATCACCCCCGAGCTTGCCTGGCGGATCATCCAGGAGGCTCCCTACGCCAAGCAGCGACCGATTCGCAAGGCGCATGTTGACGCGCTGGCGATGCAAATGCGGCGGCATGAGTGGACGGGGGGCACTCAGATCCATTTTGGCCGAGTCAAGAGTGACGATCCGCTACTGGCGTTGGTTAACGGCAATCATCGGATGCATGCCGTAATCAAGGCTGACACCGCAATCTCGTTCCAGGCCCTGGTCAGCGAGGTTGAAACTGCAGAGGGGCTGGATCGGCTGTACCGGCGCCACGATCGGCTGGTGGCCCCGCGTTCGGTGCAAGATGCGCTGCGGGCGGAAGGGACTGAAGTCCAGTATGATCTCCAAAAAGGGTTTGCGGCAGCGTGTTTCCGCGCCCTTCCGATGATCGAGTCGGGGTTCCAGCATATCCGTACCTACGCCGATCCGTACTTGCTGCGGTCGGATGAGGCGCGGCTGCGGCTTGCCGAGCCGTGGTGGCCGGTCGCGAAGGTCATCCAAGACGCGACCCTTCGCGGTCATAACACCAGGTTCGTTAAGGCTGCTGGGGTGATGGCGGTTGCATTGGTGACGATGCGCTACCAGGAGATGAAGGCATTCCCATTCTGGCAGGGGGTCGCGAGCGGTGACCGACTGGCGCGAGATGATCCACGCTTTGCGCTGATCCACGCCTTTCAGCACCCGCGCCTGCGTACTGAGGTGAACAGCGCCAAAAGCACGTCAGCCGCTTGGAATGCGTTTTTCCGTGACGAGCCGCTGACAATCGTGCGGGTAACAGCGGGACCAGTGCGGCTGCTTGGAACGCCATTCGAGAAGGGCTGATCGTCCGATGCGGATCGCGATTGCCGCGATCTCGGTTGGCTCGCGCCTGCGCCAGTTGCGCGAGCCGATCGTTCGCGAGTTGATGGACAGCATCTCGATGCTGGGCCTGCGCGAGCCGATCTCGGTATCAACCGGGCTCGGCCAACGCGAGGGCGGCGGCCCCGAGGTTGTAACTTTTGCTCTTGTCGTTGGGCGGCATCGGCTAGAAGCGTGCCGCCGTCTAGGGAGAACCGAAATCGAAGCAAATATTCTCCAATTGGACGAAGCGGAATGCAAGCTGTGGGAGATCGACGAGAATCTGTGCCGCGCCGAGCTATCGCAGTTGGAGCGCGCCGAGCATCTGCTCAAGCGCAAGGAAATCTTTGAGAAGCGTTACCCATCCGCCAAGGCTGGAGTTATGCGAGCGCTAGGCATGAACCGAGCGCTCGGTCGCAACGTTGACGACAACAATGACGCCAACGTCTCCTTTACCGAGGACACCGAGACCAAGACGGGAATTGCGCGGCGCAATGTCCAGCGTGCGCTGCGGCGCGCCGATGGGATTAGCCCAGGGGTGCGCGACCGCATCCGCGACCGCGGCGGCATTGCCGACAACGGTCTGGAACTTGATACCTTGGCTGCTCTGCGCCCATCCGATCAGGAATTGGTTGTCGGACTGGTCGAGAAGGGTGAGGCGTTTGGTGTGCGCGAGGCGGCGCGTCTGTTGGCTCTGCCTGCCAAAAACGTTACTAAGGCAGAGGCGCGGGAAGAACAGGAGTTCGAGCGGCTGATGCTGGCGTGGAAGCGCGCTGGGACAGCGGCGAGACGGCGGTTCCTGACGGAAACCGCGAATTGGAGGGAGTTATCGAATGGTGCCACTGAATCCGGAACCGAATGACGACGGCGAGGAGCCCGATCGCGACTTCGCCAAGATGTTCGATCTTGATCGCAGCACGCTGATCAAGACCCTTGTGGACGCGATGGAGCAGACATATCGCGATACCGATGCGGCGCGGGATAGTCTAAAGGAGATCGTCTCGCAGTGTCGCGCCGCCGAGTTCCCGCCGCGCGACATCATCGCGATGAAGCGAATCGCCAAATTGCGCAAGGACGACAAAGGCGGCGAGGCGCGCGAGCAGCTAGCGGCATTGGAACGAATCGGGCACGCCGTCGGTTACGATTTGTTCGATTGGGCCGCCCAGGCGTGATCTGCCGTGACGATCCGACCCCCGCTTCCGGGCACTCCGGAGGCTAAGACTTTGGGCTGCCCCTGTACGCTTGGGCAGCCCAGCGGCACCAACGAAGAGCGCGACTGGGAGCACGATTTCTGGGGTCTCCCGCCAGTGACGGTGTGGATTGTTCACCCTGAGTGCCCGCTGCACGTCAATCCGCAGGCGTGGTGCGAGCCGTCAGTCGAGAGCGCCGGGAATTGAGAATCGCCGTAGCGGCCAAGGCTGAGAGAACCGACCCCGCTACGGGCATTGTGTTTGCATCAAGGGGGGAGCTGTATCGGTGGCTTGAACTTCAACGACTAGCGCGGGTGGGGCTGATCACTGAATTGCGGCGGCAAGTAAAATTCCCGCTGCACGCCGCAGGGGTGAAAGATGGTGGCGCAGTCCCGATCAAGATACGCAGTCCGCGCTATCATGAGGGTCGCCCGGCAGTTTGCACAATCGATTTCGCCTACCGCGAGAACGGAGAGGAAGTCTACGAGGACTGGCACCCCCGATACACTGACGCCGACCGACTGCGGCACGCAGTCGCGGAAGCATGCTACGGCATTCAGATTCGCATTACAGGGGGCGGGAAGCTAAGGAGCAGCAAAAAGGGGACGCGTAAATGGGGATCATCGTTGACATCCTCGCCGTCATCGGCGGGCTAGCGATCGGCAAGTTCGTCGCCTGTCTGGTCATAGAGTTTCTCGACTGGCCCGCGCGGCAAAATCAAAAGCACTGGGATCACCTTGGCGATGGCTGACCAACTCAACCTCTTTGCGCCAGCGCCGCCCGCGCCGCTCTACGCGAACTGGCGACCAGACCCGATGTCTGCGCCTGCCCACGAGGCCAACTGGACCCTGATGACAGAAGGCGTGCTACGGCTCGGCCAGGACGTGTGGGCCGCGCTGTTCCGCGAGATCGCTGATCGGCGGCAGCAATGACCGAGCATCTTGAATGGCGCGTTGTGATCCGCTACGGCGACGACGTTCCCGACGATCGCTCGGTTCCGATCCTGGCGCCAAAGTGGATGCGCGGGACCGTATTTGATGGGCGTTTCGACACCGAGACCGAGGCGCGGGAGTTTGCCGAGCAATACGGCGGGGTGCCCTATCTGAAAGATTGGGGACCTAATGCCGCCATACCGTGAAGAAATTATCGGAGACTGCCGGCTGATCCTGGGCGATTGCCGTGAAGTGCTGCCGACTATTGGTCAGTTTGATGCGATCATCACCTCGCCGCCGTACAACATGGGCGTCACCGCAGGCGGCGGCTTCGCGAGCAAGTTCATCCGTAACCACGGCCATTATGCCGCCGATGGCGGTTATCGCAGACGCGGCGGCGGCGGCAAGTGGACGGGCGGCGACCTCGCCGATGGATACGGGTCCCACGACGATAAAATGGAGTGGGCCACCTACGAGGAATGGCAGCGCGCCATCCTCATGCTCTGTTGGGAGTGCCTGACCGAGGATGGCGCGATCTTCTACAACCACAAGCCACGAGCGCAACGATGCGAGGTTTGGCTGCCCCTTGCGTTAAATCCGGGATTGCCACTGCGGCAGATCGTAATCTGGGCAAGAGCGGGCGGGATTAACTTCGCGCCGACTCACTACGTTCCAACCCATGAATGGCTTATGATTTTCGCCAAGCCCGAGTTCAGACTCCGGGACAAGGCGGCTTCCGGCGTTGGGGATGTGTGGCAGATTTCTCAGGAATCGGCCACCGAACACCCGGCTCCATTCCCCGTTGAATTGCCATTGCGAGTGTTGGAAACCGTCTCGGCCGAGACGGTGCTCGATCCGTTTATGGGGTCAGCATCAACGGCCCTGGCTTGCATTCGCCGCGGAAGACGCTTCACCGGTATTGAGATCGAGCCGCGTTGGTTTGATCTTTCTCGTCGCCGCATAGAGCAGGCGTATCGCCAGGGGGACCTGATCCGCGACGTATACGAGAAACCCAAACAAATCGCACTGCCGCTACTGTAAAATCAACCCAAGCCAGAAAGGGACCGACAATGAGTAGAACACGCGCGGAACTGGAGACGCAGGCTGATCGCATCTGCAACGCGATCAACGACAAATACGTCGAGATCAACCAACTGCTGATGCAGTTGCAGGAATTGCATGAGAAGTTGTCACCAGAGCCGATGGACGATGCCGATGGCGAGCGCGCGGTCAAGATTCTGGCGCTGCCAGCGTGAAACTGGTCACCAGCGTCGCGCTCTCGCCTACAGAACGGATGGCGCTGCGGGCGGCGCGGAGAGCGGGCGGGCTGACGGCGAAGGTCGTTGCGCATCAAGCGGGCTGCACGGTGTCGCTGCTTTACTCATGGGAGGCTGGCACTCGTCATCCGTCGGGGGATGCGTTTAGCCGCTGGTGTGTCGTCCTTTCCGACGCTCTCGACGAAGCCGAGAAAAAGCGGGTGACAACCCTCCATCAGGTGGCGTAGGGTTGGCTCTCCCAACCTCATCTGACGGAGGGAGCCGATGCCTGATACGCGCCCAGAGGGCGATCCCCGCGCCAGCATCTCGCGCGCTATCAGCCGGATAGCCACGCTTTTGGAGAAGGGGGCAATCTCCCGCTATTGGACGGGAGATTGGCTCAGGAAAATTTCCGAGCAGATAATGCTGATAGAGCTTGACGGAGGAAACCAGTGCTCATAAAGCGGAAAGGCCGAGCGGACGCCAATCCGACCCGGCCTTGTTACGATTGGTCTGCGGCGGCATTCCCAATCGAATTCCGAGGCTCATATAACCGCCCCGGAGCCGTTTGGCAAGGATGTGCCGCCCACCGCGGCGCTGATTCCGCAAATCAAGTCAGCAGTAAACGAATCTGGGCAACGGACTCCCAACCCCGACCCAGCCTCCGATGCGCGCAAGCGTGTTCTGGTGACGAGACCCAAAGCCTTAGTCCGGGCCGCGGGGCGGACCAGCCTAATGGTCCGGGTAGACATGGCAGGCCGCATGCGGTCTCAGGGGACCCGAGTATACCGGGAGGGTCAATCTCTCCTAGAGCCCAGGACAAGGCTCTCTCCGAAGGCCGGGAAGGCCAATCATCGGAGGGTAGAAAGGGTGATACTTATGCCTGAAATAACAGATGAACTACTGGAGCGAGGAAAATCGCGCTCAGGCGGATGGTCCAGATTCCAGCTTGGGCTGCTCGGTGTCGGCTGGCCTCCGGCGCCTGGCTGGCGACAGCGGATCATCGGGCTCTACATTCCGGATGCGGTTGCTGGTGCATTCGTCGGCTCCAAGGCGGTGCGTTTGCCAAAGGTCAACTCTGCTGAACGCCGCCGCAGGATCGCTGAGGCCGAACAGCAACAGATTGTCGCCCTCTGGAAAATCCCTGACGCAAAGCACGGAAGGCGGAAAGGGGGTGAGGTGTGAGCACGCTTCGTAGGCTTCTTCCGCTCTGCGACGATGCTGATTTCTTAGAATTTTGGGAGCTTTCGACCCGAAAAGTAGACAAGAAGCGCTCCAAAGAAGAGTACATAAAGGCGCGCATGCGGGCGTCCAAGCAGACCATCCACGAAAGTTATGCTCGCTATGGTCTTGAAACGGCGCACCGCAATATCGAGCATATTGCCCATCCTTCGACATGGTTGCGCAACGACCTGTGGGAAAATGAGTATGATTCCGATAGGAAAGTTACTCAGCTCAGCGACCAACGCATCGCCGCTGCCCGCGGGGCGCTCGCCCGCGCAGCGCTCGGGAGGGGATGATGAGGAACGATTTTCGGCCAGCGATCCAGCGGCAGTTCGGGTGGATCAAGCTGTGGCTCGCACTCAAGCATCATCGGGTCGCGCGCCCGGAATTCTACAAACGAGCAAGCTGGCTCTGATCCCCGCGACCCGCAAGGAATGCGCCGCGTGTCTCGACAAGGCCGGGCGCGTTTTCGGCTATCCAAAATCATGGTATCGGGAAGACGGCGAGGGAGACGACATCACCGCCAGCATTTGGCTCGACGCGCTTGCCGACATCCCGCTCGATTTGCTGGCCGATGCGGTCGATCGCTACATCAACGCGGTTCCGCCGAATCGGTGGTTCCCGAAGCCTGGTGAGTTGCGGGCGCTGTGCGCTGAGGAGATGCAGGAGAGGCGAAATGACCGGCGTTTTCTGGCTAGTTGTGTGGGCGGCGATATTAGGAGCCGTGACCATGCTCTTAATCATGACCATCATCCTGTAGCCCGCCCGACCGCCGAAGAAATCGAAGCTATCTGGGAATCGCACGGCGGCCGACCCGAAACGGCAAAGCTCCGACCTGCGCCCGTGAACCCGTTGTACGTGGTTGACGAAATCCCCAAGACGGTTCTTGGTCAACCGTGGTGCCCCGAAACCCCGTCAATTGAGGAATCCGCATGAACCGAATCACTATCCTGACCGCAGCCGCCGCAGCTTTTGCCGCCGCCCTGGCCATTGGTCGGGTTGACGCCCAAGCGCCCCCGCCGCCTCCCGCGGCACCGCAGACCTCGGTGGGCATGCAGATCCAGGTGTTGCAGCAGCGCATCGCGCAGGACACCCAGACCCGCGACACGCTGCAAAAAAACCTCGATGCGATTCGCTCCGGGGCATTGTCGACCGCGAACGTCACCAAGCAACTTGATGCGGTCGGGGCGCTGCTGGCGAACGACCAAGCCGAGTTGCGTAGGCTACAGGCACCGCCCCAAGCGCCCGCAAGCTATCTGAGTGACAACGGGCGTCCCCTGTCGGTGGATGCGCCCCCACATGGCCCACAGAGCTTCCCTGCGCCTCCTGTGCGGCGCGTCCCTGGCTCACCTTTGCCGCAGCGGTGATTTGCGATGCCGCTTACAACGAATGGCTGGCTGACGCTATTTGAGGCGGCAGGCGCAACCAGCGAGATGACCGAGGCTAAATATGCCGAGATGAAGATCGGTCTTATCCCAAAGGATGACCAAGCAAGTCGCGCTGACTGGGGTGCGTTTCTGGCTAAGGGTTTGGAGCTTTTGTGGCTGTCGCCCAAACCGGACTTCCTTGCGGTGACCCGCGATATCGCGCGAGGGGCAGGTGAGATTTAACGAGGGATCGGCGCGCGCTGTGCCGCGTGGAGTGCCGTTCCCGTTCCGTGAGCACCGTCCACTGTCGCATTTCTCGTTGAATAACTGCCAGCGGTGCGGGGTGAGGATGAGCAAGGCCGAAATGGCCATCGGGGTGCTGTGCGCGCTTTGCTCAGGCCCGCAGCGCCCCGAGACGGCCGCGTAGGCTAAGGCGCATCTGGACTGTCAGCGGCTGGGCTGACGATCGTGAAACCAAGTGGCGTCGAGGCCGCGGTGTCGACCGTATCCGAGGGAGAGACCGTGATGTTCTCTATTGTGACGCCGCTGGTGTCGGTCTCGACGACGTTCCCCGATACGGTGCCCTGGTTGTTACCGAAATCGCTCACTGAGCTGTAGACCGTCCCGCCGGACGTTATCGTAACGTTGCCGGTGGCGGTGCCGTCGAGTAAGACTTGCGGCGTGTTGAGGATGCCGCTGGCGATAACGTCGGCACCGTTCGGTGGCATCGCGACGGCAACGGAGGTGATGGTGCCCTGCACCTGCTGCTGCACGTAGGACGCCGCCTCGGCGACATTCGGCGCTGCGTCAGCAATCTGACCGTAGATGATCGATGCGTCGGCGTTCTCCGAAGCTGCTAAAGCAGCGCCGTTTATCTCTAACGAGGCCGCCTGTAGACTAAGCTGAGTCTGGACCGACGCGCCTGCTCTGACCGCTGCGTTCTGCGCCGCCGCGACGCTAGTTTGGACGCCAGCGATTACTGTCTTTATCTGCTGTAGGAGCGCGGCCTGATTCTGGACGGCGGCAGCTTCGTTCTGCTCAGCGATGTTCTCCGCCAGCCGAATCTGACTTAGTACCGAGGAGATTACTTGAGCCAGGATAGCATTGGCGCTGGGTACGGTTGGCCGCACGAATGCTTGTTTGTCGATCAGGGTCGCCGGGGTGATGCCGGGAGTCGGACTGAAATTAAGGAACACCTTGGCGAGGCCGGCTTGTAGTCCTAGTAGATATTGGTTTGCGGTTGAGACGACGGGAGCAAAGCCCGAGGCGGGCGATCTCGTCGGCTGCCCGAAGTACAGGGAGTATACGTCGGGCGCGCCGGAAGCTGTCTTGATGCCGGTATTGACCATCGGCCAGTTGAAGGCGACGCCGGGGATCTGGTCGCTCAATATGTTGTTGTCGCGATCCGCCCAGAATCCGGCCGGCGGGACATTGATTACGTAGTCGTCCACGTCGATGTCGACCGCCTCGATCAGCCAGCGTGGCTGCGCGGCCTGGGTCTGGCCGATCGTCACGTTGACCTGGTGCCAGTCGCCATCCACGGACGACAGCATGTCCGGGATCAGGTAGTTGAAGAACGCGGCGTTGGGGTTCTCAGAATTGGCGGTTGCGAAGACCTGCAGGATCGGCGTCGGTGTCGTCGACAGCCTGGCGTTCGGCGGCAGCATTCGCACCGCGAAGCTCTCATTGCCCAGCAGCGAGCCGGTTCCGAGGAGGGTCTGATAACCGGGGTAGTTCACGCCCATGATCAGCCCCTGCTTGATGAAGAGACTGACGACGGCTCGCCCGGTCGATAGGGGAAGCGGGTTCAACGGCGGTGGCACCGCGGCCAGCGTCTTGGTATTGAGAACGACAGCAGTGCCTAGTTTAGTAGCGGTGCCTTGGAAAAACTCCACCGCCTGAATGGCATTCTCAGCAGCAAGCACCCGAGCGTGAGGCAGGGCAAATAAGGCTGCGGTCGCTCCAGCGCCCTTGAACAGTGTGCGGCGACTCAGGATGGTCTGGCCGGGCAAGTTTGTCGGGGTCATCGTCGTCTCCGAGGTGTGGGTTGATGATGTCGTTTCTTTTACCGACGCACTTCTGGATCTTCCGGGTCGGGGGTTTCGTCGAGGAACAGGTTGAGGAAATCCCGAAGGCGCCGGGCTTGGTCGCGCGGGATCACAACCCAAGGGAGCTGCATGAACCCGTCATGCGTTCTGAAGCGGTTGTAATGCTTAAGTTCCGACCCGGGAACCGCGGTGCGGAAGAAGAGGCCAATTCCCGGATTTGTTTGCGGATCGGTGCCTGCCCGTGCGGGCGCACTAAATTCCAAATCCGTGAGTGGCAGGTTGATGATCATCGTGCGGGATTTCATGCCTCGCCTCCCAGCAGATTGGCAAACCGGGAGGTCATTGACATGCCTTCCGGCTCTAGCGTCAGATCGGTGCAGTTGCCCTCAGGGTCACGGTGGGTTGTCCAACTGCGCCATACCGTGTTGATGCCGTCAGTAGCGAACGCCATCACGCATTCTTGGCGATCGGGACGCTGTGAAGGCATGAGCCCGATCGGCTGGCCATCTTCCCAGCCGGGCGGCTGAACCGCTCGCCACCCTTCGCTCAGAAACGAATAGCGGGCGACATGGTGCTCGCGGATCAGCCCGCGCACGACATGGGCGGCACGATCCTTGTCGTCGTCATTGACAAATGGCGTACCGACGATGATTCGATCGCCGTTGCCCGCGACCAGCAGGAAAACCGGCATCAATTCCTTTTTGGTGCCGATCATGACGCGGCGGGCATGATCGCCCGCCGCGTCAATGAGTGTGGTTAGCGCGTCGGTGTCCGACATTAGTGTCACCTTTAGCGATAGTGCGCAGTATCGGTGCCGTCAGGATCGGTTGTGATTCGAATGTAGGAGGTGTGGCAGAGATCGAAGCCGTCGGTAAAAGCGTCCACTACCCCGTCATTGAATTCGAGCCGAAGCTGCTGGTGGCATGGGAATCCGGGGTGATTGAAGGTGACATGCGTAGTCTCGCCAGGATCAATTACCTCTCCTTGGATGGGGTACCAGCGGTTATCGGATGGCGTGGAAACCGCCACCCCGACAATTGTGTGGCCGGTTTCGTTGACCAAATCGAAATCGCCAGTGGTGCCCGCATGAGCAGATGTCGCATAAAGCAGAATTGCGGCGGCGAGCGGTAGATGGCGAGTAGTCATTGTGGTCGTCTCCCTTTGTTTTGGGGTAGGAACTAGAGTCGGTTGGTGTTGTCTTTTATTCCCTGAATTCCCAGGAGTGTTTTCCGCAGGCGTTGCAGGTCGAGCCGTTCCTGTAGGTCGGGGTCCAGGGGCCTTTGTGGCGGCAGAAAATCTGGCGGATTTTCACTTGGCCCCGATCACTGACGGCAAATTTGATGCCGCGAACAATCAGCATGGTAGACCCGACAAAGGCACAGACGGCAAGCACGTCAATCGCAGCATCAAACATGGGTGATCTCCCTTTCTAGCAGCGTCCGAAATCGGGCGATCCCGGTACGTTGCAATTCCGCCACTGCTGTTGCTGCTGGAATTGCTGCTGGAATTGCTGGGTCTGCACGTCGGTTTGGTCGTGAAGATACGCGGTCCAGCCAGGATTCGGTTCATACGGGTTGTCGTATTGTGATGCTGGCGGACGCGGATCGTTGTAGAATTGCGCCTGTGCCGTGCCGATCGCGGCAGCGAACAGCCCGGACGCAATCAGGATCTTGGTGACCTTTGACATTGTGAATCTCCTGTGGGGTGCACAGCGCACCGTGACGCGCCGGGGTCCATCCGGCGCGCGGCGGTAAGCTGTCAGAGGAATTTCCACGCCAGTTCTGCTACTGCAAAACAGGCAAGTCCCAGACGGAAGTCAGACCACCACCCTTTGCTGTAGGGGTATTCGTGGATTTCGCACGGACCGAGCCCAGCTCGGAATAGATGCGCGCACCGCCAGCACGGCAGGGTTTTCATGGTTTATGCCTCCGGGATCGAACGAGACCAGCGATCATCTTTTTGGCACTCTCGCCTGGCCCTTCGATTTCGCGCAGACCGTGGGCACGAGCATCCGCCCCAGAACGGAACACCGGGACATCCGTTTTGTAGTCGTAGATCGCGGGATCGACATCCGGGTTATGGAACCGCAGAGCCAGTAATTCTTGGGGGCCGTGACACGCCAGCCAACCCGCGCAGAGATTGCCGTCGCGTTGATGGCACATGAATAGGGCTGGCGATTGCCCCCATGTAGGGCCGTCGTAGGCTGGCAATTTGTCATACTCGTCACGGCTCCAGATCCCGGAAGGGACATCGCGCCTATAGGGACAGGAACCGCACGGAACGCGAGCAGCGGTGATTGTCATGATAATTCCTCCGCAAGTTTCTCGCCAGTTTTGGGATCGTGGATGGTGGCGTTGTCCACAACTGCCGTGGGCATGTCGAGCAACTCATCGACCGAGCGGTTCTCCGCCCACTCTAGCGCCTCAAAGAGAGTGTTCGCCTTGACTTGGCAGCGGACGAGCACGCGAATTTCGTAAGTCATTGCTGGTCACTCCTTTTCGTAATCGTCACACCAATGCCCCATTCGCTCGGTGCGCCGAACATTCACGGCCTTGGTTGCGGTCGAACTGCTGGTTTCGGGATCGCGGCACCAGGCCTGCGCTTCGTCTAGGGTCAGACCCGTGGCGAGCGTGCGGGCATCGTAATGTAAATAGGTGCGGACGATTTTGTAGGTCTCGGCCATTATCGCGCTCCCTCACTTGTAAACGGCGATGCCGCGGGAATAGTAAGAGTCGGCCCTTTCGCCATCGGGCACGTCGCCGGGGCGCAGGATATAGAGAGACGCGCCGCGCGGATCGCCTTGCACGTAATGGCCGAGCGTCGGGTAGCGAGTCATGATCGCGGTCAGCCGCTTTAGCGCGCCGTTCTCGCGATCGGCGACGGGATAGCGCCGAGGCTTGCCCTGACCGCCGTAGTAAACCCAGAATGGCGCGCCGTCGCCATTCTCACCAGCGCGCTCGATGCAGCCATTATCCGTGCCGCACTCCAATTCGTGCCAGCGATGCAGGGTCATTGAGATACGCCGCAGCGCCTTTGCGTCTTCGTACTCGATGCCGGCTTGGATCAGGCTGCCGATGCAGTCGTGGTTACGGTTCGGGTGGTTTGCCATTTCGTCCCTCAAGCCCCTGTTCCCCGAGGCGCGGCCGGGTCTGTCTCGTTAACAACGCCAACATAAGCCCGCAGCGATAGGGCGTCAAGGATTATTTTCGGCTCATTCGCGCTTTTTCGCTTGCCGCACGCCCCGCGCTGCATTATGTTAGGAATGTCAACCCGATGAGGGAGAAGATGATGGCCCCGAGCTATCGCAGCGCTATTGTTGTCGGCACAAAATCCGAGGTCGAATTCGAGATATCCCGAATTCGGAGATTGTCTAAAGCTTGCGGCTGGAAGGCTGACAAGTGCAGACCGCTATATGCGCGGCTGCGGTGGCTTCGCTGGGAAGCCGAGGCAGACAATATTTGGTTTGGTGGAAGAATATGACCAAAGAGCAGTTGCGCGCTTGGCGCGATCGGCATTTCGGGTTGCACGGCAATCGGAATGCGGCTCACCGACTTGGCTTGTCGATAGATCAATTCCAAAAGCGGCTTTATGGCTCGGTCAAGATTGACCGCACGCTAGAGTTGCTGTGCGAGGCAATCGCAGCGAGTGGCAGCGATCACTGGGGCGAGGCGCTGAAGCGAATCCACGTCATCGCGCGCAACCCGCGTCATTGCTCGGAATCTGCCTGGAGCGATATCGATGGCTTAGTGCGTGACGCGATCCGTCAGCCGGAGGGGCCGGTTGAGCCTGCAGTGCCATTTATAGGAGCGGCATGGGCTGAATACGATCTATGGAAGCGAGAGAACGGCGATGTTCGCTGCCGCTGATTGTCGGCGGCTCACCAAGGAAGGATGGCGATGATCACCACGAAACTGCCGCCACCGAAGTTCCAGCGCGACGGCGAGCGCTATATCGTGATGTGCGGCGATGACCGAGCCGGCTTCGTTCGGCGCATCTCTAGCCTCTGTTGGAACGCGGTTGACACGACAATGGAAAAATCGCGCGACTTCTCGACCCGGCAAATTGCCGCACGCTGGCTTGCCAAGGAACTCGCTGCCGTGATCAAGCGCGGAGACTTCTAAAGCCGCTCCCGTGCTACGCTTGCACCCCATAGCGTTTAGTCCCTGGCTATCCGCTATGGGGATATCCCTACCTTTGGCTTAACTGGCGCCTGGGCGCGCGGGGCCATATCTGGCATCGTCTTGTGGCGCGCCAGCGCTGGGCCGAATTGGTTGCCGAGGATGAGTGCGGACGCCAGCGAAAGGCATTTGATCGCGCCAACAGGATCGGGTAACATGCGCCATGTGCGGCTCGGCTGATTCCGCTTCGTCCCCTCCTCTGCGGTTGAGTCACCCTCCCGCCGAGGGCGGCATTGACCGGGCCGCGCACAGCCTACGCCATGCGTTTGGCGGCTGGCCTGAGATCCCTTTGCCGCCCCCTGAGCTTGGCGTGCTGCTGGGCCGCTCGCCGGGGTTTGTCGGCACTCGCGACAATCAGATTCACGTATATTTGCGCGTCAAGCAGCGCGATCTCTGCGGCGTGCTGCCCTATGAATGGCACGGGTTCCCGGTCGAATACCACTATGGTATCGGGATCGCGCTTGTTGGGGAACAATGACGGCCGAGCTTTTATTCCTCAGTATCTTGGCGGGCATAACGACCCTTATCGTTGGCGTAGCTTGGCTGACGCTCAAAAGGCGCAAGCCCAAGGGAAAATCCGAGGATGAGTGACGACGCCTCTTCGGTCGAAAGCCGCGAATTGGCGGCGAATTTTGCCAATCAGCTCGGCGGCAAACCGACGCTAGTGGCACTAACCGCAGTCTGCGCCTTGTTTGGCGCGATTGCATCGCAAATGGACGTGAACCGGGCCGCTTGCCACGCGATGCTAGATAGTGTTTTCGACGATTTGGGAAAGTGAGCCGATGCGGCAGACTGATAGCTTGAGCTTGCATGGGGTCTGGCATATGACGGGCTTTTTACAAGCCAGCGTGCAAGCCGAGATAGTGCAGCACCCAGCAATTCGGGAAAACCCGGAATTGGAAAACCTCGCAACTCGCGCGGGATTTGCGCTTGGGATGCTTTATCTGGCAATCGGCAGGATGCACCCCGGCTTGGCAAAGCCGCCTAGCGATCCGGAGTCAGCCTGGACGAATTCGCGCCCTCTCTCTCAAGGCGCAAACGATGCCGCAGACTGACGATTACGGAGTCCACGAGATCCTGCATATGACCGCATTCCTACAGGGTGCCGTCGAAGCCGAGCTATGCGAGCATGAGGCAATCAATCTCGATCCCCGATGGCGCAAGCTAGCTGACCAAGCGGCCGAGATTTTGGCCGACCTCTATCAAGCGATCGGCCAACGCCATGTGAGCTCGGAATGATCAGCCGATGAAGTCGCGCACGTCGGCGGCACTAAGTCCGTACTGACGCAACAGGTTTGCCACGCCTTCCGGGTTGTCGCGCACGACCTCGGTAAGTTCATCCTCATCATACTCGCGCGGACCAATCGGCCGATATTTGTGCCAATCATCGCAATCATCATTGGCCAAAATGATAGGCTCATGGCGGGCGATCCGATGGGGTGCCAAGCCTTTCAGGCTCATGGTGCAGACTGCATCGCGCAGCTCGCACAAATGGCCAACGTCAAGCCATTCGGTCGGCCCGTGTTCCCGCTCATAGCCAACACTTAGATTGGTGCACTCTGGAACCAAGTGAGTGTAATTGGCCGTATCGGTGAAAACGCCGCTGTCGTCGAGTTGATAGGGCAAGTTCAGCCGCTTGATAAAGCCTCGCGCCCATTGGTCGGAGCAGCAGCGATCCCATGATTGATGGGTTATCAGCGAGCTTGTTCCTTTGCGATCGAACGCGACCGCGCAATCCATTTCGGCCAGCAGCTCGGGAGTGTGATCGGCAATATAGGCACTCCCTAAGCCGCCCCGCTCCTCGCCGCGGTGGAAGATGTAGAGCCCTGGCCGATCGGCCAAGATCATTTGCCGCATCAGCCAAACGCCAGCGCCATCGTCGGCACCGAGACACATGCCGGCCTTGCCTTTGGCCAAGGTGGCGACTCCGTCTCGCATGTGGACTGTCTGTCGCCCGCCGCGGGCGTGCACGGTATCGGTATGGGAGGACCAAATGACCGGCATTTGTCCGATCCGCACCATGTGGTTGCCAAAGGCGTCGACCAGGGGTGCAAGTGGTGCCACGTATTCGTTGACGAAAGCCTGTTCGGCACCGCTGCCATAGGGGCGCGCCCAGCTCAGGATCTCGGCAATCTCGTCACTGTCTGTTTTGAAAGTCATGGCGCAACCCCTGTCCCGTCGCATCAAGGATAAGCTCAGTTTGTCTCGGATCTTCGATTCTCGGAGTCGTTAGCAAAAGAGTGACTATCCCATCGTCCTCGGAATCGTCGTCCTCGTCCCCTTCTGGCATGCAAGCATCGCAATAGTGCTCGCCGTGATGGCGTTGCAAATCATCACGCGGAAAATGCTCATCGCATCCATAGCATTGGCGAAGATGGCGACCCGCGCAACGCTCGCACCAGGTGTCGCCGTCATGGTCAGTGATTGCGTCGTCGAGGTAAACTTCTGTGCTACAGTGGACGCATGACGAGAACTGCTCGGAATAACAGTCGTCGCACCAGTCGTTACCGCCATCATCGGTATAACCGCAATCGTCGCGATCGAACCGATCGCCACAATTGTGGCAACGTGCGCGCGTATCTTCGGTTAATCCATCAGTGTTGCGCGCGTTAATATCGCCTCCGATGCGCAGGAAATCGCCCTCATCCTCGACTCCATGGTGCGGATCATCGAGGTATGGGCAAACAAAGCAGTCCTGGTCCTTGATGCGGAGGAGTCGCGCGCCGCAAAAGGTGGTTCCGTTGCGCCGATCAATTTCGATGAAGCCAGCCGCCGCCAGCATGGGGATGAGTTTCCCGCCATCCCCATACACACGACCGAAAATCTTGCGAGCCGGCCAACACAATGCCCGCGCGGTGACATGGCCTTTTTCCGGTTCCAAGTAGGCAATGGCCAAATCACCCGCCCCATAGACGCGTACGGGATGGCACGAGCTGGCATAGTCGTCCGTAGGGTGACACATGCACGAATTCGGCCCATGCCGATAGACCCGCTCGATGTCGTCTGGTGTATCGGCAAAGCGCAAATCGGTCGGATGGTTTGCGATCGCCCATGCCGAGCACCATTCGCGCACCGCGTCGTCGTCGAGTTTCAGAACGCTCGCGAGATACTTGCCGGGCCGCATGCGAACCTGGCGATCATCGCGCCCATGCGCCGCGTCTGGCGTAAACGCTAGTTTTGTCGGGTCATCTGTGCTAACGTGCGCGAAGTGATTGACGTTGGCAAAGTCGTGATAGCGCCAGGGAACGCCTTTGTAGGTTCTATCATTGAACCGTTGCTGTTCTCGCGCTTGCCAGGTGATATCGGCTATTTCATCGTCATCGAGCCGGACAACGCGGTAACGCAACCATGACCCAATTTCCTTGCACCACTCATTTAGATGTTTTGCGCGTTCGGCCGCTTCCTTGCCGGTGCGTTCGATACAATGGCGTTCGCCATCGCTCACTCGTATGACTGCAAACATTTCGGTCATCCCCATGTCCGTGTGTTAGCAACATCAACATATCACGTAGCGCTAGGCTGTCAACACGTATTTGGGCGGATGAGGATATTTATTTGTGGTCAAGAAGGGGCGGAAAGGGTGCCGCTGCTGCGGCTCAGCGCTAACGCTGATCAGCGATCAACCTCGGCATGTCGTCGGGATGCACGTAGATCCGCAAGCCCGAGTCCTTGCCGCAGAAGATGGAGTGCTCGACAACGCATGCGCCAGGAACCAACGGAAGGCTTGCACCTTCGGCTGGATTCGCCCATGGCGCCATTGCGTTGTAACGATCCATTCCGCCCAATGACCGGCCATCCAGGGTGCAAGCGCGGTACTGGGAGCGGGTTCCGCCAGACCAATTCAGATCCGAAATGTGAACTGTCTCGGTCGGAGCGACGCGGATCTTGCGACCGCGGTAATCGCCAAACGTCGCGTTTACGATCGCCGCGACCTCATTCCGCTTAACATTGGTGTAGTTTAGCATTGTCATCCCCTTTGGGTTATCCCAGCGATATTGCTGGTTAGTGCGAGCTTACTACCGCGCGGCACCAGCAGCGCCGCGTCATAGTGCGCTCGGTTAGGTTGTTGACGTGCCAGGAATAATGGGTCGGAGTGTTGCGCTGCTCAATCAAGCCCCAACGCTCGCCGCGACGGCCAAACCAATTCAGCGCAACGCCAAAATCAGCGAATTGCGTTCGGCATGCCGAGTCGTCGCAAAAGCTAACATCGACATCGGCGCCTCCGGGAATGGCTTGCACCGCGACAAACCGCACGCCTATCTTGTGCGCTCGCGTGATGATGCCGCGCAAATTCTTCGATCGCTGCACCGTCTCGCCGTTCAATCTGATTTCAATGGTCATTGTGTCGTCTCCTTGCTGGGTACACGGAAGCGCTGTCCGCAGCGCTTCCGTCTGCTCAGCGGCTTAGAACTCTCGGCAACCGCAATGTCCGTCTGCATCTTGTTCCCAGCCATCGCTGCCGTAGCGAAATTCAACCTCGTCTAGTGCAATTCCGTCGGCTTCATCACCATCCGGTGGGTCACTGCTGTCGAAATACATTCCGCAGTCTTCGCATTTGAAAAATGTTGGTTTCATCTCTCACTCTCCTATTGCTGGGCTGGCGGGGTAAGCTTCGATATAGGCTTGCGCTGCCTTTAGGCCGGCGCGCTTTGCAGCGGCGTTGCTGGTGAAATAGCCTTCGCGCGCCACGACTTTCTCATCATCGAAGACGCAATATTCGTAGCGGCTGCCAGTCCTGTAATCGCGTCCCGCCGACATCGTGACCATCTTGGTTCTCCCTTGCTGACAATCGGAATGTCACCAGCTCTCAATTCGAGCCGCGAGCGTTTGTGTCTGTGATCCTGCGCGTTGCCACATGGTCGCATCGTGGTCGTGGTGGGCATAGTTGCTGCGGATATGTTCCGCCTTGTCATGCGCAATGACTCCGATCGCATCGAGCACGCGAGCGAGTCCGCACTCGTCAATCATGGTTTCAAGTGCGCGGTCTTGTTTTGGCGTAGTGAGCTTGTATGCAAACATCGTGGCTCCCCTGCGTTGGCGTATCTGACAACAGGAATATATGCGCTGCTCCATATGCCGTCAAGCCTAAAATGCGCGCGATCACCATAATATATACCGAGCGCTCTGCCGTCCGATGCCGCTCGCGAGGCTATAGCTTTTCCGTCGCGGATATCATACACTTAGCCTCTGATCGTTTCAGACTGCGGTTGCGACATGACGCAAAAACCCAATCCCACCAATAAGATATGGCAAGCCGGGTTCGACGATGGCGCCAAGGGCGCGCGAGCCAAATCCAAGCTTCCCACATACCTCGCCGGTCACAAAGCCGGCTCAGACGCCGCCCGCGACGCAAAAACCATTGCCGATGAAAGGCTTAATCCAACGCCACCGGCGCCCAAAATCAGCGCTCCTTCGGCTGTCAGCGAACCCACACCGCAACCCAAGCCCCGCCACCCTCGCCCTGGCGGCCACAAAGCCCGCCGCGCCCAAATCATCGCCCAGACCGATCCGACCTCACCTAGCAGCACTCCCGTAACGCCAAAATCACCCCGTAACGCTACGCCAGAAAGCGACGCGCCGAAGACCTCCCGCAAACACGCTAAGCCGCAGAAGCCAAAGCGTTTCGCCGCTCATTTCATCGCCCCTCGCGGCCGGGGCCAGCCTACTAAATACAATGACTCCCTCGCCTCAACCATCCTCCGCCTCATGACCACCGGAATGTCCCTTAAGCGTATCTGTGACCAGCCAGGCATGCCTTGTGCCGATTCCGTGTACTATTGGCAGGCGATTCACCCTGACTTCTCCGTGAGATACGCTCGCGCGATGCTTGATCGGGCTCAATTCTGGGCTGAGGAGATACTAGACATTTCGGACGATGGGTCTAACGATTGGGTTGAACAGCAGCGGAACGGGAAAACCGTAATGGTCGGCGACCATGAGCATATTCAGCGCTCGCGGTTGCGGGTCGACACGCGTAAGTTCTTGATGGCAAAGCTAGATCCGAAACGGTGGGGCGATAAGATTCAGGTCAGCGGTGATGCGGACAATCCGCTGCAGATCTCGGTTCGAGACTTGGCCAAGGAACAGCACGCGCTATCGCCTCCTGAGCTGGCGGCGTTGCAGGCTTTCGCCGAGGCGCGGCGCAACGCGACCGAGATAGAGTCAGTCAATGCTGGCTCGACCGATGCGAGTGAATCCGACTAACACACTGATATAGCTAATGCATTTGGGTTGTCGCCGTAGTCGCGACAATGGGTGTTATCCCTAGTAGCTAAACTCGTTTTCCTGAGCCGGAACTGTGCTGGCCGGCGATCTGGCACGCTTTGACCCCCGTACACCCCGCTGGCTGAGTCGGCCTATTGCGTGATTCCGCCCTCGACCTTCGCGAAAAATTCCCAGGAAATTCGGGGAATGTTGGGGGTGTTGACGATTGTGCTTGATTTTTGCGTTACCGTAACGCTAAATTCCTTGGCATGAAGATTGGCCCGAAGGAGGCTCAGCGGCGAGCGTTACGGGAGTGGGGCGGGTCACGTTTGGCGACGAAGATTGTTGACGGGCGGTGCGATGTTCCTGTTGACGCCGGGGACCCGGCAACTGAGGAAGCTGGAACATCTGCGTCGGTTTCGGGTTCACGAAGGCGGGGGCGACCTCGGCTTGAGTTGTCTGGCGAGGAGCGTGTAACGCTAAAACGTGAGCAGACGAAGGCTCGCGTTGCGGCGCATCGGGCTAAGCGGAGGGGGTGATGGGTGAGTTTGAAAGCCGCGACGGGTTTCCGTATTTTTGGTTAGGGGCGGAGGCTGAGAGCATTCCGACCCCGTGGCGGACGGTGTGGCTTGGGTCGTCCACTGAGGAGCGCGCGCCTGCGCCGAAGTTTGACCGGGCGGCGTACCAGCGGGAGTACATGCGACGGCGGCGTGCGGCGCAGGTGAGGAAATCGGAATGAGTTTACCGACGGTGAGGTGTCCGCACTGTGGTGGGGGGCACTTTATATGGGGGTGTCCGTCTACGGGGTTGGTCTCGAAGAGTGAGGGGTCTTCGAGGGGGCGTGGCGCGGCGTTATGTGCGCCTCCGGGGGAGTGTGAGTATTGCGACCGGCGTCGGGCGTATGCGGCCTCGTCGATGAGGAGGAGCAGGGCGAAGCGGACGGGAGGGGGTTGAGAATGATGTTGGGCTTGGGAGGGGTAGGTGTGATGTGGCAGCGGAGTGCTGCGGTGCAGCACACGATGCGCCGGATCACGGAGGGGATTCAGGCGGGTTTGGTGGCGGTTCTGTATCTGGCGCACGACTGGTGGTGGGCGACGGCGCTTCTGTTGATCATGGCGGCGACTCTGGTGGCCGAGGTGAGGAATCTGCGGAGGGGGTCGGAATGAGCGTGCCAGATTTGGTGAGGTGTTCGAATTGCGGTGGGATGCACGCGGTATTTGTGTGTCCTGGGCCGCGGGCGATTTTGTGGAGTGAGGTTGACGCGGCATTGGCGCGGGCTGATCCGTATGAGGCGAATGCGCGTCTGATCGCGGCGGCGCCGCAGCTTTACGACGCTCTGGTTGCGGTGGTCGCGCTGCTCCGTGCGTTTGTTCATGAGGACACTGATAGGCTGGCGGCGGCGGTTCTTTCTGGGGCGCGGGCGGCGCTGGCCAAGGCGGAGGGATCGGGATGATTGCGATGCGGACGAATCTGCTGCCGAGGATTGCGGCGCCAGTAGAGGTTGTGGCGCCGCTAAAGGTAGGGGCATTGCCGAAGCGGCGGAAGCCGCAGGCGAAGCGCGATCGGAAGGCGTACATGCGCGGGTACATGGCGCGGCGGCGGGCTAAGGCGGAGGATGGGACGATATGATCATTAGACGTGGGGACGGAACAACGGAATATGGCCCCGGCGTGAGCATCGATTTAAGTGGAGAAGAGATTGCGCAGGCCATTAGCTCGTACCTTGTGGCTCACGGCATCCATGTGGATGGGGCTCGCACAATAACCACCAACGGCGAGTTCTGCGAGACAGGGCGGGTATACGTTGACCCGTCTGGGTTTGTTGTGTGCGGCGAGCGCAAGATTTCCGGGCGGGGATGGGAATGAGCAAAGCGATGGTCGAGCGGGTCGCGCGGCTGCTTTATCGGCAACGTCACGGAGACCCTGACGCTTCCCCAGCGTGGCGGCGTTACGTCGCTGATGCCAGCGAGCTAATCGCTGCGATGCGCGTGCCGACGGAGGCGATGCAGTTGGCTGGACATAACAAACGCAACGACCCCGCAACCGGCCTTCCAACAAGTTGCGGCACGGACGAAATCTACACTGCGATGATTGACGCCGCGCTGAGTGAGGGGGGTGGGGATGAACTCTCTTGACTGGGTAGCCGAATTCAGGGAGCGCGCGAAAGCGATTATTCAGCGCCGACGTCGCTGTTGGCTGTGGCATCGCTATGTTTGGGACTCCGAGCCATTTGTTGGCCTCAGACGAGGGTATAGCTCGCCTTGGCTATTTCAAATGGGTCGATGTCGATGTGGGCGGCTCGAACAGCGGGAACTTGGCCCAGCGCGTATCATTACGCACCGCGGTCAGAAGATCGCAACCGCTCAGCTCCACGACGATTGAGGCAATCGCTGATGGCTGCGATAAAATGCGATGTATGCGGGGGATTTTTCGCTTACGGCGAGGTAAGTCATCCTGATTGCAAGCCTCCCTTCCGGCGTCGCGCGACGCCTGACGACGACATCCCCGTCAGCGCGGACGCGATGGTTGCGGGTGCTAAGGCGCTCGGCGATGTATTGGATAACATGGGGAGCATGAAGATGGGCGATGCCGCTGTCGCCATCTACCGCGCGATGGAGCGGGTGCGGCGCGCCGAGGCTGACGCCGAGGTCATTCGCCGGAGCGTCAAGCAGGATTAACCGAGGGAGACGACGATGCCATTTGATGGAACACAACTCAGCAACTCAGTCGCGGCGGATTTGCTGCGAGCGCGGGCGTATTTGGTCGAGCATGGTTGGCACCAGGGAAGCTATGGCTATGATGGTGGTCCGCATTGCCTGCTAGGGGCAATCCACAGAGCCATCGATGACGAGTGCCACGACTGGCGGTTCACTGATGCGTGTCGGGCGCTTGGCCCGTTCGTTGATCAGGATGTAATCCATGTGTGGAATGACGTGCCTGGTCGCACTTTTGATCAGGTATTGGCGGCACTTGATCACGCGATTGCATCGGCGATGGCCGAGACCGCGTAAAAATTCCCAGAAATTTTTGTGAGGTTTGGGGCGATGAGCGACGGGACGGGGGTTGCGGCACTGTCTTTCTGGGAAGATATCGCGACGGCGCCGACTGACGGCACGGCCTTTTACGCCGTGATTCATGGGGTTGACATGGAAAAGTACGACAACCCAGGTCAGGCGGTATGTGTCTTTGATTCGGATGGGCAGTGCCGGGTTGCGACGGGATGGGTCAAGTGCATCGCGACCCGCTGGCATCCGCTGATGCCCGATGTCTGAGATCAGCGAGCGGATGCTGCTGGCGGGCACCTTGGCGATTGTGAAGAACCGCGGGGTTTCCGAAAAAGACAAGGAATTCTACAACCTTGACGACTGGCGCTGGTGCCAAGACGACGCCCGCGCGAGCTATCTGGCGATGGAGGCTGAGAGACAGCGGGAAGAGGCCGAGAACGAGCGCCGAATCGCGTGGCTGCGCGACTCAGCAGCCAAGATCAGGAGCGCTGAATGACCGAGCCGACAACAGCCGACCGCGAAGCAGCGCACGCAGCGCTTGCGAATTATTGGCATTCCAACAACCCGGCTGCAAATGCAGACATGGCGAGGCAGGTAGCTCGCTTTCTCGCCGCGGCCCGCGCGGAGGAGCGTGAGCGGTGCGCCAAGATCGCAGAGTCTGCGTTCGACCGCGATCCCGTCGATCCTTCCGATGCAGAAGCGGATGCGACCTGGATTGCCGCAAAGATCAGGAGCGGCGAATGAACATCATCGAACAGTGCGCCAAGTGTTGCCGCGAACAATTTGGCCATAGGCCAGTCCCAGACTGGTGGGAGCAGATGCACCAGGGCGCTCGCGAGCACTGGATCGCCGGGACGAATGCTGTTCTCGCCGAGTTCGCGCGGCTGGCGCATTGCGAGGAGATGGTCGAGAAGATAGCTAAGGCGCTGTACGACGATTGGCGGGACGAGATTGATCCGCCGGCCGATGAGCCGTGGGAAGAGGCCGAAGGCTTTCAAGCGCTGTGGAAACAGAGAGCCAGACACGTCCTCGCCGCACTGTTCCGCGGAACCGGGGTGACTCCATGATCCCGCTGGCTCGCGTTTTAGTGTGGCTCGGCATCCCGACCGCAGCGTGGTTTCTGATCGTGTGGCTGGGTTAGTCTGTCCCAGCCTGCGCGGTCAGCGCAGTGCTCAGACTTTGGTTGATCGCAAGCTGTGCCGCAGCGGGTGGTCCAGCGACGGTCCAGTATTGACCGCTCTGCATCCGAACGGTGGTGTTGTTGGGGCCGTTTGGCCCGACCGATTCGACATGCTCGCCAGAGATGTACTCGATGGTCAGGCTATTCGCCAAGGTGAACGGGATCAGCATTTTATCGCCAGAACGGCCCACGTAACGGCGATGGATCTTCGGCCGGTTCTAGGCCAACCGGGGTTTCAAGCCGTTCCTTCATCACCGCCAACTCGGCGCGCGCTTGGTCGCGCTCATGCAGAGCTGTGTCACGTTCGATCGTCATCGCCTGTAGCGCGCACCGATGTTCTTCGGCTGCCGCGAGAGCGGCGAGGAATTTGCTCTCCATCCGCTTCCGAGCCTCGTCGGCTTCGGTGGCTGTGCCAGACGCGTGATTACAACCGAAGAGCGAGCCGACACCACCGATGGTCATCGGCACAGGCTCCCAGATCAGGTGCTGCGCCTGCATCTGCATCCACGCCTGCTGCATGGCTTGGTTGAAGTTTTGGTCAGCCATCGCGATCACTCCCGTTATCCCTTCGAGCAGACAATACCCGATCGCCCGATCTCGGCGCAATCCCCGCGTTGACCCTCTTGACAGACGCCCGAGATAGCGTTAATGTCCCCAACTCATCAGAGAGAGGGACAGATGCGTAGCTTACTTCTGGCTGCCACGGCGGTCATGGCGTTAACTATCACGGCGGCGCGAGCCGATCAGATCACGGGCGGGGCTGGCGGAGACTGGGCGACGACAGGGTCGGGAGGCGGAGCGCTCAGCATGAGCACAGGCGGTTGGTCGGCAACGGCGTTCGATCCAGCCGACGATTTGGGGAATGCGGTTTTTGGCGCCTCATCCCTCACGACCAATGTGCAGTCGGCCGGTGTGTTTTCTGTGAAGACCGGGGGTGTGCAGTCGTTCTCATTCACCAGCGGCGCGAACACGCTGGATGGCACCCTCCACTTGGCGGACGTTGTTGACAATTCGTTGAATCCCCATGTTGACGGGACGCTCGACATCACCGCGGTGACGGGAGATCTTCTGTCCACGTTTACGGTCGGCGGCACGGCGTCGTTCGACGCGATCATGGAAGATGTGACGACGCGGCTGGATGCCTTGTCGCTCACCAAAAATGAGGAGAATATTTTTACCAGCAGCATTGAGATCGTACCAAACAACGTCCCCGAGCCGGCTTCGGCCTTGCTGCTCGGCGTCGGGTTGCTCGGTATCGGTTGGATAAGGCGCCGCCGCGCACCCGCCGCGATGCGGGCAGGCGTCGGCGGCGTCTGATTAACCAGCTCTGCCGCCTTTAGCGTTTCAGGCGGCGAGACGCGGAGCCGGTGGACTCCGTGGTCCTCCCAAACTTGACCCGGTTCGCCGGGTCTTTTTTCGTTCCCGCCAAAATGACGCTTGCCTCACGCAGCGGTGTTGGTTATGCTAACCCCATTCGACTCATCAAGGGGATGACAATGCCATTCGATGACAACACGATCCTGTCCTATCGCGAGGAGACGCCGCTTGACCGGCGGCGTCAACTGATCGCCGCCCTGCGGAACCTGCCAAAAGAATTCGAGTGGAACTTCGCTGTGGACAGAAAGAAGGCCGAATGCGGCAGTCAGGGGTGCGCACTCGGGCTGGCCAGCATCCTGTGGCCGGACAGAGTTGATGCGGAAAGACCTCGTTTTAGCGCGGTCGGCAGGCAAATCGGGCTTTCGCCAGAAGCTACCTACCATATCATGGGTTTTGAGGGGCGCTTCGCTTGTTACGATATATGCAAGGTTACCGCCGCGATGGTCGCCGACGCCCTAGAGGAGACGATCGATGCCGTTTGATAATCTCCCGGTTGTTTCAAATCCGGTGCGCGACGTGATCGACCAAGCGATTGAGCGCATCGAGACCGATGGCTGGTGCCAGGGATCTCGGGGTGTGCACCCAAAAGGCACCAGAGGGCTCAGCGTTTGCCTGCTCGGCGCGATCGGGATTTGCCAAGTCTGGGGATGTTACTTTGCGCTTACCCCAGATGTCGAGGAAGCGAAGCGATTGCTCGCCGAGATGATTCCGCGGTGCGGAGACGAGCAGCACTCGCTCTTTATGTGGAATGACGATCCCCAGCGCACCCGCGACGAAGTGATTGATTTGCTGAAGCGAGCCCGCGACCTAGCGTAACAAGGAGATTAGCATGCCGTTTGACGGAACGACGAGCCCAACCCTCGAAACCCTGATCCGCGCAAGACAAATCCTCGCTGAGGGTGGGTGGCTTCAGCACACCTTATCTGATGATCTCGGTCGAGTATGCGCAATCGGAGCGCTGCTCAAAGGTCATCGTGCCATGGCAGGTCGCGATGACCGTAGCTCGATCCTCCCTGCTATCAGAGTCCTCGTTGAGGCCAATCAACTGCCGCCAGAGGATGATCATCGTTTATCCACTCCCGAAGCAGCCCGATTGCAGATCAGCGTCGTCAGATGGAATAACGCCGCCGGTCGGACCAAAGAAGAAGTGCTCGACGCGTTCGACCGAGCCATCGAAAGCCTAATTCCGAGGAGTCATTGCGATGCCGTTTGACGGCGCTGAACTGAACGAGACCGCCACCACCCTCCTCCGCGCGCGGCAATATTTAGTGGAGCGCGGCTGGTGCAAGGGCGCATTTGGGGATGATGGGTCGCCTCGTTGTATGGTCGGTGCTATCCTGAGCGCGACTGGAGCGCGCGGATGTTTCGACCCTCTGATCTTGGGAGCAATGCGGGCACTGAAGTCTGTTACTGGCAGTCCCGGCACGGTCGTGGGATGGAATGACGCTCCTGACCGCACCGAGCAGGAAGTGCTCGACGCCTTCGATCGAGCCGCCGCCATCGCTCATAGTGCCTCGCTATGAGCGGCGAGATGGACGAGTTGTTTGTCTGGGTCGAGGACGGCCCAGACGACAAAGAGGGGACGATCGCCACGATTATCCCAGGGTTTTCGGCTGGTCCGATACCCCTCCAGTCCCGCAGTCGCGCCATTGCGATGCAATTTCGCGAGTTCGCCGAAGCCCATCGCCAAGCGAGCGGCAACCCAGTACGCCTGCTGCGCTTCCGCCGCGATAGCGTGGTCGAGGAACTCCCCTAATATATAAGGTGAACGATGGACCAGATGATCATCGCCACCCCGCCGCAGGAGGACGAGATCGTCCTGTCGCTGATCGAGCAGAAGACGATCACCCACGACACGGTGCGGATCAATGTTACGGTAGCCGCGCAACGCGACGCCGAGACCGACGAAACCGAACTGCGCCAGCGGATTCGGGCGGTATTGCGCAAATTTATCGAAGGCGAATGGCGGTTCACTGGGGTTCAGCGATTACAGGGGCAGACCCGATTCGAGATCGTCAACGTGCAGGCGGTGGTGCGAGCTTCCGAGAGCGAGAACCGGCAACTGGCCGAACGCGCGAAGGCGGTGTCGCAGCAGGGTTTGGAATTGGTCAACCCGCAGGCGACATACGCTCTGCCGGTGGCGAAGGTGCGCGAGATCAATCGCGACTTGCGGGTCGCGCTGGCGACACAGGCTGCCGCCGAATGCGCGCTCTATAATAAGAACGTGGGACCGTCGGGGCTGTATCGCGTCGCCGTCATCGAATTTGCCGATACTTGGCGGCTCAATGCCCCACATGCAGGGCAGGCGGCGCAGACAATGCGGGCGTCTTCGGCATACGCCAACAACGTCTACACGCCGAGCGGCGGCAGCGGAGCCGAGCCGGATGTCGAGGAGGGCGGGGCTGATCTCGGCGTCAGCGAGCGGTTCTGGGTCGCGGCCCAAGTCACCCTGCGCGCCAAGATCGCGTGACGCCCTAATATATAATGAGTCTCACATGAGAGATCCGATCCGCGACCGCATCGGCGGCGGCACTCTTGATCCCGATCGGCTGTGGAAAATCCACGGACCAGATTGGCGGGGTGCTGTTACCGACTACAACAACGAAATCACCGGAGCTACGGCGGAGTTGGCCAATCTGCCAGAATGTCGTTATGGCAACTACATTTGGCCGTTGCTCGATGCTTGCCGCCGTTTGGGCTATCGCATCGAGCAAGTTGACGAAAGGAGCCCAGACTATGCCATTTGACGGAACCAACTCCCGCGGAGCCAAGGCGGTCTACGTCATCGATCGTATGCTGGAAATGTTCGATGGTGGGAAATACTGGGTCTGCGGTCATTGGTTTCTGCATCATCCTGATGGTAGCAAACAGCGCTGCTTGCTGACCGCGCTTCGCGCGGTGCGGAAAACTGACAAGATTTCAGGAGATAACGCCGGGCGTTATCTAGCCCGCGCAATTTTTGAAAAACATGGCGAGCGGTTGTCGATTATAATGTATAATGACGGCCATCCTAATTTTGCGGACATTGAGCGTGCGCTGCATCGTGCCCGTGAATTGGCCGCGCAGGACATCGGCTGATCCCTATATATAATGAGTCCTAGCCATGCCGAAGAAGGGCGTTCCTCCCACTCCTGAGCACCTAGCGGCAATGGCTGAGGGACGCCGCCGTGCTGCTGCGGAGCGAGATGCGGTCGTTTCCCCGATCCGACCACCGCCCCGACCAGTTCCAGAAGAATCGTGGAACGCCGCGATGCTCACTGAACTCCGCGCGATCCGCACGCTTCTCGAAATGAGGTTGCCTAGCTGGACGGCCGCTACGCCAAACGCGGTCGCACGCGACATGAACCGCGAGACTAGCAGACAGTTCGCCACCGCAAAGCTCGACCGCGCTAAGGAAGCCGTTCGCCAATTCACCAAGGTCAGCGACGGCAATCAGTGGAACGATACGAAATCACCCAGTGCGGTCCCAGTTGTCGAGCCCGATGGCGCAGAGGACGTATTCGATCTCGGCGATGAATTGACTGAACTCAATCGCGAGATCGCCGACGAATTGCCCCCGCCGCCATCACTCGATGAGCAGTGGGTCAGCCGATTGGATAAGTTCAAGCGATTTGGGATGTGGCTCCCAGAGTGGTCGGGTCGCCCCGGTCAAGCAGATTGCGATGCGCCAGTCGAACTCCTGGAGGAATACGGCTTTGTCAAGCGATAGGTTTGTCGTGGCTTGGCGATTTCCGTGCGACGATCGGCATCGGACACTAGACCAAGCACTCGCCGCCGGTGCAATCGAGCGCCAGCGCTGGCACGATCAGAACCCAGACCACAAACTCGGCGCATTGTGTGTTCAGCGCATCGGTGCCAATGATGAGTGGATCGTGTCGGCTTCCGTTCTTGGCACATCCGCACTAAATCTGGTGCGTGAAGAGCAAGGAACGGCCATCACAGGGGAAAGGCACTAGACGCCAATCCCCCGTCCTGCGGCTAGGCGACGAGGCAATACCGCCTGAGTTACGCCATCTCCGCAATCACCCTGCCTTCGAACTCGCCTACCGCTTCCCAAAGGAAGGACTAAAGCACTTCGAGCGACTGCGGTGCGAGCAGTCGCTGCTGGCGTTTTTTGAGCGGGCGTGGCGCGAATTCGATCCGGCTGCGGTCAAGATCAATTGGCACCATGAGGCGATCTGTGAACACCTTATGGCTGTAACACGCGGAGAAATTCGCCGTTTAATCATTAACGTGCCACCTAGGGCTTCAAAAAGCAATTTAGTGAACATTATATGGCCCGCATGGACGTGGGTGCAAAAGCCGCGCGAAGCTTGGCTGTCTGGGCCGCAGATAAAATTCATGTGCATCTCTTACGGTCAAAAACTCTCAAGTGAGATCGCGACATTAGCTCGACATCTGGTTTTATCGGAATGGTATCAGGGGAATTGGGGAGAGAAGACCAAGCTATACGACGACCAATCGCGCATTGATAATTTTGGTAACATCTCAGGCGGCGTGCGCATTGCCACCTCGATGACTGGGTCCACCCTTGGCCGGGGCGGCGACATAAGAATCATCGACGATGCCCAAAATGTTGAAGATGCCAACTCACCGATCGAGACGGATCGCGTGGTCCGCACTTATCGTGAATCGTTGCAAACTCGCGAAACCGATCCGCAGACCTCAGCCGAGGTCATCATCATGCAGCGGCTCAATGAAAACGATTTGACTGGCTACATCCTGTCAGAGGCGTCGGATGACGTTGTGCATCTGGTCTACCCAATGCGGCATGATCCGACGCGTCACTGCACCACGCGGTGGTTCGATGATCCTCGGACGAAGGATCAGGAATTGCTGTGGCCGGCACAATTTCCAGAAGAGGTTGTCGCCGATCGCGAACGGCGGATGGGACCTTTTGCGGTAGCCGGGCAATATCAACAGGCCCCCGAGCCGCGCGGCGGCGGCATCTTCAAGCGCGATTGGTTTCAAGCATGGCCCGTCGTTGATGAGTATGGCGAGGTGCCCGCGGGTTCGATCATCAATGGTCGCATCATCTATCCAGCTCTCGAATATATCGTGGCCTCGGTTGACACGGCGCATACGGCTAAAGAAGAAAATGATTACTGTGCAATGATCGTTCTGGGCGTCTTCCGTGCCGAAGGCAAGGGAAGGATCGAGCGACAGGCTGACGGTCAGTATATTAGGATCGCTGACGATCAGGGTTATCCCAAAGTATTGTTGTTGCATGGATGGATGAAAAGGTTGACAATCCATGGACCACCAGAAGAACTGCCAGCAGGCATTGATCTTAAACTATGGAACAGCGCGAGCTATCTCCCAGAGCGACAAAAGACATGGGGACTAGTTGAGTGGGTTCATCACAGTTGTCGGCGATATAAGGTCGATCACCTGATTATTGAAACTCAGGCAGCAGGGCATGCCTTGGATGCCGAGTTACATCGCCTACACTCCGACAGCACATGGAGTGTGGAGTTGTCTCCCGCGCGTGGAGATAAAGTGGCCCGTGGCTATAAGGTGCAAGGCATGTTCTCAAGTCATCAGTTCTATGCCCCGACGTATCAAGATGGTACTTATCCGACCTGGTGCGAACCTATTATTGACCAGTTATGTGTCTTTCCCAAGGGCAGACACGATGACGCTGTCGATGCTTGTCTCGCTCCAGAAACGCCAATTTTGACTACTAGGGGGTTAGTGCCAATCTGTGACATCGCGGTCGGCGATGAAGTGATGACCCACCGAGGTCGCTGGCGATCGGTAACTGCGGTCGGCAACCGCATTGCGAAAGAGCGCCTACGGATCAAAGCCAAAGGCCTTGAGGCGATCGAAGTTACCGCAGAACACCCGTTTTTGACGCTGCCTGTGATTTTTTCACAAGCCCGCGCGCTGCCAAAACGCAGAGCCGGTAACCCATCTTGGAAACCAGCAGGATGGCTGCGAGAACGCGCGCGTTACACCTTTTTGCGTGAAGGCAAGTTAGTATCATCGCAGAAGCGTAGCGATTACGATTGTCTCGTAATACCGCGACCCATAATGGAAGATAATGATGGCTTCCTAGACGCGAGCAAGTTTGCCCCGTCCGAATCGTGGGCTGATGATCACCTCATCTATTGCAATCGACTCAGCACAGCGAAGTTGTCGGTTGCTGAGGTCAGCCAGATTGCAAAATTAAGGAATAGTAGTGCAACGGCTACGGCGGTAGCCCGTGATTTTGACATTAGCATTCCGATTGTTTGCGATATCTGGGCCGGACGCCGACCCGGACCGGGAGTGCAGACTAGCCCGCGATGGATCGAGTTAACAGAGGAGGCGGGATGGGCCTTTGGTCTTTTTGCCGCCGAGGGTTGCGTGTGTGGTGGTCAGATCATATGGACCTGCGACGGCGATGCAGTTCGCCGGGTTCAAAAATGGGCATCAACCGCCTTTGACCATTATGTCGGCATATCCGAAGGTGGCATATGCGATCGTGCAGTGCTGTCTAGTTTGGTGGTGGCACCCCTTTTCCGAACTTTCGGTTATCTCGCACGTAACAAAATTGTCCCTGCGTGGGTATTTGGGGCCTCGGATTTATTTATTAAGGGGTTTGTTGATGGATTTACTCACGGGGATGGATCATCAGCCACGCGCCGCCCTGGAGATTCGGGGCAGTTTGTGCTTACATCGTCATCGCCCTCTCTGCTTTGGGGGATGCGAATTCTACTCGCGCGACTGGGCGTCCCGTCATCGCGTGGGACACCGAAGGCTGCGGGGGCGCGCATAATCGGTGGGCAACTCCGCCAATGCCGAGAATCTTATCGGTTAGATTATAACGTCGGAGGACGAGGACATCTCGCGACAGTGCATGATGCCTACATCGGGCACCACATCGAAAAAATCGAACGAATTAAAGAGGCATGCGAGGTCTTCAATATCGCCGTCAGTGAAGATGAGAGCTATCTAACGGTTGGCGGTGTCGTGCATAACTGTACCCAGGCTCTAGCCCATCTCCGCGACATCGGCATCTTTGAGCGGCGTGGCGAATACGAGATTGCCGAAGAGCAATCCAGGATTTGGATGCCTGGGCAGCAGCGATTCGAATTGCCCTACGATCTCTGATAAAAGGCTTGACGCCCCGCGATTTGTGCGCTTCAATTGCGCATGAAGCGCACCCCAAACCCTCGCCTGCACTTCGAAGTCTCGGAAACCCTGGATGCCGAACTCCGGGCCATCGCCGAGGATCAGGGGGTTAGCCTAGCTACCGTGCTGCGCGCCGGGATCGCGCTGGTCAAGATTTACCACCGCACGAAGCAGATCAAACGCCATCTCGGGATTGTTTCCGACCCGGCGGTTCTCGACACCGAGATCATCGGGCTTTTTTAACCATCGGAGGACGACGTGGAAGTGCCCGAAATCATCACCAAGCGGCTTGCCGAGTTGAATCGCTACATCAGCGAGTTGGAAGAGCAGCTTGGACCGTTTCTCGAAGAGCGCGAAGCGCTACGGATCGCATCAATTGCGATCCGCAGCAAGGGTGCGCCGGCAGGCACACAAGAAGACTTCGAGCGAGTCGCCGCTACACACCAGGATATGCTTGCGGCGTCGGCCTCCTGGACTTGGCCTTCTGCCGAGCCGATCCCGCATCTGCGAAATGCAGACAAGGACGAGACTCTGGAGGGGGCGCCCCGAACGATTTCTGAGAGGATTCTGGGGGCGCTCACCGAGCCGATGACCGCGCTGCAAATCGCGCACGCGCTTGGTGTTCCGGTCGCGAATGTTTCGCCGCGACTGACAACATTGTATCACCGCGGCAAACTGACCCATGAAGGGCCATTGTGGGGGCCGATCAGCTAACTGAATCACTGAACAAGGGAGACGACCAATGCCGTTTGACGGGAACACCGTAGAGTTTGAAGATGTCGTTGATGCCAAGGTAACGCGGTCGTCCGCCAAACCAATTCGGCATCCAATGTGGCCATTTGCGGTAGCCACGATAATAATGATAATAACTGCTGCTGGCGCATTCGCACTCGTTTGGTTGTCGCCAGATCGGACAACCCCAAAGCCAGTTCCAACTCCGGTTCCAGCCCATCAACCTATGGTGGCTGTTGGCGATGCCGCTCTCTGTGCGTCGGTAGACGCCCACGGCATATGGTCAGCAGTGTCGTGTGGTGGCGACTCCACATCACCGCGTTCTGGTCCCGTCGAGGCATTCGCGATCGAAGAAGACACCTACTACGACGCCAATGGCGGCATCATTAGTCGGAACCGCGATGTCTTCGGGACGGGGCGAACCAGCTGTGGCGATCAGGATTGCCCAGGCCCGCAGGCCATTACTAGCGGCAATTTTGTCAATATCGACAGCAACGGCACGCCCCAATGGGTTGTCTCATCATCGTCGTCTGGCATCATGACGTATCCCTCTGGTCAACAACTACTGGGTGGCGCCGCCACAGCGGCGATGGCTGGGGGAATGGATGTCCGCAGTCTAACCGTGTTGGGGCAACAGATTGATCTTCCGCCTCACGCGCTACTAACATTCGACGGTAATGGCAACGCCGTCATTTCTCTCCTTCACTATGACCCGCAGCCAACGATCACTTGGCACGGGGTCAAGGAAACTTTCTATGACGCGGCTGGCTTCCCGCTGCGCTCGACGACCAATGTTCACTTTTACAACGGGGAATACTGCCACCCCGGCTACCAGTCCAGCGCGGGCGCGCCTGCTACTGGGCGCACGCCGAACACTTGATGGAGGTTGGTAATGCCCTTTGACGGGACGATGAATCCGATCGTGCTGGAACTGCAAACCGCGCGCGGTCGGATAGAGCGAGGGTGGTGCCAGTTCAGCCTTCAAACCTCGCTTGGGGAGGTGTGTCTGCTCGGGGCGCTGGGGTACACCCAGCCAGGGAGAGAACCGATGACACCAGCCGCTCTTGCGGTGGCGAGGCAAATTTATCCTGTGCATCATAAAACGCCGCAACCCCTCATGTTGGCGATGTGGAATGACGATCTTTCGCGCACGAAGGCGGAGGTTCTGGCGGTTTTTGATCAGGCGATTGCCGCCGAGAGCCTGGGCGTGGGGCCGCTGAATTGAGCGCTCCGCATGTTTATGTTGACGCTGACTTAGCGCGTCGTCTGATAGTAAGGGCGCGGGATATTGGATATGATGTGTCTTTTGGTTCAGAAGGAGAGCTGGTCTTGACTTGTCGGAGGCATGTATTCGTGCCGCAAACCATGCGGTGCGGGCGCTGCTTTGCGCGGGCGTGGCCGACATGGGGCGAGCCGATGACGCCAGAAGCGGCGCTGGCGGAAGATCGCGAACGCATCGAAGCGGAACATGCAGCGCGTATGGCAGAATTGCCATCGTTCTATGTGCCATGGCATGGGAGTGACGCGGGGAAGGCTTCGCAATCCCGATCGTGATATAAGTGTCGGGCCAGCCGGGATCGCTGGCCTGATCCGCATCCAGCCTCGGGGTCGTGGCGTGCGTAAAGGCACGTCATGCCCGACGATCTGGCGCACGGGTTCTCCCGTATCCCGCCTCCCGATGAGCCCGAGGGTCTTCCCGAGGACGAGGGAGGCGAGGTCTCGGTTCTCACCGACGACCCCTCAGTCAAGCCCAGGCTTGACCCCAAGACTGGGGCCTTGTCAATTGACACCGAGGATGGCGGCGTTGTTGTCCAATTCAACCCGCCAAAGCCGCAAGCCGACACCCGCGACGACAAGTTTTTCGCCAATCTCGCCGACAAGATCAGTGCCGAGGCCCGCAACGAGATCGTCAGCGAACTCCTAGAGGGGATCGCGGCCGATGACCAGTCGCGCACGCAATGGCTCGACATGCGTGCCGAAGGGATCAAGATGCTCGGCATCGCGCTGGAAAAGCCGCGCGCCGATGCTGGCAACACGACCGAGCCGTTCGAGGGGATGTCGACAATCCGGCATCCGCTGCTGTCCGAAGCCATCGCCCGATTCCAAGCCAATGCCGCCGCCGAACTCTATCCGCCGAGCGGCCCCGTCAAGGTCCGCGACGATCGGCCTTCGAAGCCGAGTGGTGCCAACGACATCCCCGGCATCGGCGACAATGGCGGCCCGCCTCTCGATGACGGGAGTCCGCCCGTTCAAGCGACTCGTGAGGAACTCGCCGAGGCACTGGAAAAGGGCTTCAACCACAATCTGACGGTGGTTGACCGCGGCTATCGCCCCGACAGCGTGCGGATGCTGTTCGAGATCGGTTTCTCCGGCTGTGCCTTTAAAAAGGTCTACGACTGCCCAATCCGCGAACGCCCGATCAGCCGCTTTGTCAAGGCGACCGACATCATCGTCGCCGACGCCACTTCGGACGCGCGCGATGCTGGCCGACTGACGCACCGCATTGTGATGCGGCAGAGCGTGGTCAGGCGGATGCAGATCCTCGGCGTCTACCGCGATATCGAACTGCATGAGCCATTCTTCGAGCCCAATGCTGCGGAACAAGCGACCGCCCGCGCTCAGGGGCTCGAAGACAAGCCGCAGCGCCAAGAGGACCAGCCGCGCACGATCTACGAATCCTATGTCGAACTCGACATTGAGGGGTTTGAGCACAAACGGCACGGGAAGCCGACTGGGCTGCCGTTGCCCTACAAGGTCACGATCGACAAAGACAGCCGCGAGATGCTCGAACTGCGGCGCAATTGGGAGGAAGACGACGACACCTTTCAGCCGCGCACCGTGTTCGTCAAATTCGGATTTATCCCGGCGCTCGGATTTTACGACATTGGTCTGTTGCACCTGTTGGGTAACGGCGACAAAGCCCTGACCGCTGCGTGGCGCGAGGCGCTCGACACCGGGATGTTCAATAACTTTCCGGGGTTCATGTATAATGAAGGCGTCATCCGCAACTGGACGAATCAGAACCGCATCCCGCCTGGCGGGGGGCTTGGGATCAAGGGAGTACCCCCCAATGTTCCGTTGCGCAATGTTCTGGAACCGCTGCCGTACAAGGATGTCAGCGCCGGGCTCGTTGGCATCACGACCCACATCGAGCAGCGCATGGATCGGGTCGCCAGCATGGGCGAATTGCCGGTTGGCGAGGGCGTGCAAAACGCCCCGGTGGGAACCACCCTGGCTCTGCTCGATCAAGCCCAGAAGTTATTGGCTGCGGTGCATATCGGGCTGCACGCCAGTCAAGCCGAGGAATTTGCCCTATTAAAGGAGCGCTACAAGCAGAACCCAGAATCGTTCTGGCGGTGGAATAAGAAGGGCTATGCGTGGGAGGAGAGCCTGTTCCTCCAGGCCCTCGATGATTGCGAGATCGTCCCGGCGGCCGATCCGAATACCGCATCGCACACCCTACGGCTGATCAAGTGCCAAGCGGTCAAGCTGGTGGCGCAGATGAACCCGCAGATGTACGACATGAAAAAGGTTGATGAGTGGGTCTTCAAGATGATCGGGGTTGCCGATTCCGACTCCTTCTTCGCGCCGCCGCCCGATCCCAACGCGCCGCCGCCAGCAATCCCGGTTGACCCCAACAAGCAGGCGCAGGTCCAGCAGAAACAGGATCAGGTGCAGACCGAGAATCAGGCCAAGATCGCGGCGCTCCAAGTCAAAGGCCAGCAGCAGGAACAGGACAACGCCGCCAAGATGGCCGAGATGCAGATGGGGCAAGCGGCAGAATCCCGTGACGCCCAACTTCAAGCACAACAAAGCGTTGTAGAGAGCGCCGATCGCGAGGCCGACCGCGCCTCACGCGAACGGGTCGCGGCGATGCGTGAGCAAACCGAGCAGGCCAAATTACAGCACGAGGCAACGCAAAACACCATGGACCGCGCCCACGAAACGCTAACCGCACCTCCGCCCGCCGCCCCTGAAACGCCATAAAGGGGCTTGCATTTGTCGCGGCATTGTTTAAATGTTCAACACACAGCCGTCGCGGCCACGGCGGTTGTGGTAGGGGGATAGGCCCCTCCCTTTTTGGCCGACGGGAGACGCAAATGCGAAACTTATTGCTCGCGGCGACCGCAATCGCCGCGCTCGCTGTCGCTGCCCCAACCTATGCTCTGTCCCCTTGTCTCGCCGGTCTAGGCGCCGGCGCGGTCGCGGGTCATTACGGGCATCACACCTTTATTGGGGCAATTGGCGGCTGCATGACGGCCAAAGTGCTGGTTTCCGACTGGAAGCGATATAAGGCTGCCCACCCCAATGCTTCCGTCAGCGAGTTTCTCGATGAAAAGAAACAAGAGATGGAAGGTTTGCTGAACGCCGAGAACGGAGGCAACCAGTGAAGAAGCTTCTTATGGCTGCCAGCCTAGCTGGAGTTGTGCTGGCTGGTGCTGCACCGGCCGCCTCAGCTGGCTGCTACGACTGGGGTGCGCGCCACTGGTACTCAAGCGGCTGGTGGTGGGGTCACGCGTGCATGCATGACGTGTATCACGCTTACGGACCGCCGCGCTCAAATTACTACAGTGGTCGGCCGCCCACGGTGGTGCACGTCTACCACGCGCCGAGCGGTTCGGTGGTTGTTCACCACCATTACTAAGCGGCTGGGGCTTGGGAAACCAGGCCCCGTCTTTAACAGGGTTGTCGCCATTGCGACTATAGTTCTCACCTGTCTTTGGGCCGTCGCGCACTGGCACGCCTTCTACTAGAAGGGAAACTTGTTATGCATCTCACACGCATGGGCTTTAACGCCTTAGTCATCGTCTGGCTGGCGCCTCTTGTTATGCTGGACTTTGTCGGCAACACGATTTCAACTGGGTTCTGGTCGGACGTGTTTTTCTACAAGATGCTCGCTGATGGGCTCTTGGTCGGATACGCATTCTGGGAATGCAGCCATGGTCAGACGACGAGTCTAGCGAATGCTAAGGCGCGTGTGGCCGACAGACACGATGATGTTGTCAGCTTCGAGAACATCGGCGCGATCGAGTATGTTTACTGCGTCGTGCTCTGTGTTTATGCGATCGCGAACTTTGTCGTTCTGCACGGCATGAACAAAGAGTCGACGGGTCTGGAGTCAATCGCGACGCTGGCGTGGTCCTTCGTCTCGCTTGCGGTGGCAATCCTCGCGGCGGTGCAGTTCTGGCACTTGAAGAGCGGTAAGATTGTCGAGTTGACGCACAAAGTCGTCAACTGAGGGGGTTCGGTCATGGGGTGGTTGTCGGGATGGGTCGGTCGCCGACATTGGTCGGCCTACATGATCCTGATCGGCCTGATAGGGTTCGGAGTTGCAACGCACCCTTCCCTCTTCGGCTCTTTGCTGATTCTGCTTTTGGCAGCGTGGCTGTTCTTTATGCGCGAGGTGGCGCACGCCGAAGGCGCGGCAGCGGTCAACGACCAACGCCCAGCGATTGACCGCCGCGCGCTGATTGCGGCGGCGGTCATCACTATCGTAACGATCGTTGCCATGTCAAAGATCAACTGGCTGGCCATTTAATCCAAGCGCGAGCGCGACATGACCGGTCTGTGGCTGCTCGGTTTGTTGGCAATCTACATTCTGGTTGTTGCCGGTCTTCGTGAGAGCAAGAAGATAACGGACAATCCAGAGAGAAAGGGGAACGACGATGTTTGAAACACTCGGCCTAGCTTTTGCTATCGCTATCGGGGTGGTCATCTTTGGGATAGCGTCTTCGAGATTCCGAATAGTTGTGCCGACCAACGATGTCCATGTGGTTCAGCACGCCAGCAAGACGACCACATACGGCAAGGACCAGCCAGGCGGGAATGTTTACTATCACTGGCCCGCATGGATTCCTCACATCGGCGTTAGGGTAACTTCGTTGCCATCGTCGGTGTTCCCGTTGAAGCTGGGAGATTACCCAGCTTACGACAAAGGGCGCGTGCCGTTCATTCTCGATGTGATCGGGTTCTTTCGGCTGATTGACTTTGGCGAAGCCTCGTCTCGGGTCAGCGACATGAGAAACCTTCAAGATCAGGTGGACGGCATTTTGAAGGGCGCAATGCGATCAATCTTGGCCTCGTCCGAGATCGAGGAGATTCTGGAGGGGCGCAGTCAGTTTGGCGAGAGGTTCACGACCGCAGTGGACCAACAGTTGACTCAGTGGGGCGTCACCAGTGTCAAGGCCATCGAGTTGATGGACATCAGGGACGCAGAGGGCAGTAAGGTCATTGCTAACATCATGGCCAAGAAAAAATCGCTGATCGAGCGCGAAAGCCGGATCGCGGTCGCCGAGAACATACGAGCTGCTCAGGTCGCGGAAATCGAAGCGCAACAGGCCGTTGAGATTCGCGCGCGAGAACAAGAGGAGATGGTTGGCAGGCGGGCCGCAGAGCGTGATCAGGCAATCGGCATCAGTCAACAGCAGGCCACGCAGGCGGTTCAGGAAGAGGCGGCGAAAACCGCGACGGCGCAAATGGCAGTGACGCGCGTCAATACGGTCCGGGCGGCCGAGATCGCCAGAGACGCACAACTTATTACCGCAGACCAGCAGAGGCAGATTACGGTTATCAGCGCTGATGCGGCAAAACAGAAACAGGTCATTGATGCTGAGGCGTCGAAGCAGAATACGATTCTGGTCGCCGAGGGCTTCTTGGAGCAGCAGAAAAAGACTGCGGAAGCGACACAGTTGGTCGGCGACGCCAAAGGTGCCGCAGAGACCGCTATTCTGATGGCTCCAGTGAATTCGCAGATCGCGCTGGCGAAAGAGATTGGCGAGAACCAAGGTTACCAGACCTATCTGCTCACCCTCAGACAGATCGAGTCTGGTCAGACGGTCGGCGTCGAGGCTGCCAAGGCTCTGGCCGAGGCCGACATCAAGATCGTAAGCACATCTGGCACTCCAATGCAGGGCATGAAATCCGCAATGGATCTCGTGACGCCCGCAGGCGCGTCGCAACTCGGGGCGGCACTGGAAACGCTTTCCCAAGTGCCCGCCGTGCGGCAGGTATTGGCTCGCCTGAATGGTGGGGCAACCACTCAACCCTGACCCAATGGTATTGAGCTAATCGGTGTGCTAGACTGCGGCTCTCTGTCTAAGGGAGCCGCCAGTATGGCCAACTCGCACGACCACTCTCATCTGCGCCACATGGCGGTGCAGCAGCACGCCGAGCGGATTCATGAAATCCAGCGCGACCACCGCGCGCATGGCGGTCGCGGCGACGAAGCCGCTGATAAAATTCTTGTGACGAAAGGCGTGCATGATCATGAGCGCGCACTGCACAAGGGATCGCCGCTCACTCACTTAAATCTCCGCGATGGCGGTCACGCCGAGGGTCACTTAGGCAGGCATCGGCTTGATCGGGCCAAACGTGCGCGCGGCGGTCGCGCTGACGGGGGACCAGCGCCGCCACCAGTTCCGTCAGAATACGCGCAGAATTATGCGGATGCTGCTTCTCCAGGGATCGGCGCTCAGCAGGGCAGCGGCGGGGCACCAACGTCTGGACAGATGCCGCCGCAGCACCAGAACCGCGGCGGTCGGACACGGCGAGCGGCTGGCGGCAAGGTTGATTCGATCTACCGCGACCGCAATGGTGGTGAGGGGGCGTCGAACAGCGGCAAGGGACGTGACGCGTCGGGCGAGAAAGATGCCGCTCGTATGCGTGCCGAACAGAAGCGCGATGTTGACCATTACGCTCGCGATCGGTTTGCCGATGGTGGCCACACAAAGCGTGGCGGCAAGGCCAGCCACGTCAATGTCATTGTCGCGCCTGGGCAAGGTCCGGCGCGCCCGGTGCCGATCCCGGTTCCTGCGGCTGGGATTGGCGGCGCGCCACCGCCTCGGCCGCCGATGCCCCCAATGGGGGCGGGTGGGCCGCCAATGGGTGGTCCTCCTCCGGGTGGTATGCCGGGAGCGGGAATGCCACCGCGCCCAGGCATGCCCATGCCGATGGCACCTGGCGGGATTCGCCGCAATGGGGGGCGTGCTGGGCGAGCCGATGGCGGCAGTATCGAGAAAGAAGCTGGCGAGCCGCATCTGCCGTTTAGCGCTGACCCGGAGATGCGTGGCGGCGCGCAGGGTGCGCTCGGTCGTCTCGAAAAGACCAAAAGCGCTCGCAAGATCGGCTCTGCCGCTGTGGCGGGAGACTAAAAGGAGAGCCCGTCATGCGGGCGTTGGTACTGACGCATGCGGGCGAATTGTCGGCGATGGAAAAACGTCGAGACCGCCGCGGTGCCGCTCCTAGTCATCAGCAGTGCGATGGTCTGATCGAGCCGCATATCGAATATGACCGTGAGCAGGGCTGGCGCATTACCCATCGGTGCAAATGTGGCAATGTCACCCGTAGCGATGGGTGGCACAGCGAACTGACCATGATTGAGCACATCTTCTGGCGAAGACTGCGTGAAGACACTCCGCTTGACAATGGCGCAATTGATTCGTAATTAGCATCGGTACTGGCGAACCTCAGCCACGAATGCTGGGAAAGCCGCGCTTCGGTAGCGCATAGCGGTTCGACGGACTGATCCCAGAACCGCACGGCGGCATCGCCCTCAGAACGAGGCGCGCGATGGGATTCTCCGCGACCAGTAAGTGACGGTAGTGTGCTTCAGGGATGGGATTCTCTGTGCCGACAGACTTGTCACAGCCAGCTATGGCGGTCGCGTCGGTCACCGCAGTAAAATCTTCCGCACTTCGACCGAGGGCAATCACTACGGCTTTTCTGGCCCTATCGGCGCCGCCGCGATATTTACGCGTTGGCTTGCCGAAGGGGGTGCCCTGAAAGACGCTCCCGATCTTGATGAGCACCAAGCAATCGAAATTCGATCGGGCAATCGGGTTGCGCTGTCCTCCGGCAAGAAACCCGTCTTTATTGAGGTTGAAGCACCGTTTTACGCCATTGGCTCAGGCTGGCAATTGGCGCTGGGGGCCATGGAAATGGGGGCGACCGCCGAGCAGGCGGTCGAGGTGGCGATACGCCATGACGAGGGCTGCGGGGGTCAGATTGATGTGATCCGGTGCTACGAGCAGGCGATGCAGTTTGCCCCGCAGACGGCAGCGGTGACCTTCCCAAATCGCATTGACCCAATCCACCTCGGAGGGCCGAGGTGATCGGCGGTGGCTATAATCCGTGGTTTGTGGACGAGTTGATTCGGCGAATTGACACTGATCGCCGCGACAAAGCCTCCGATCTCGGGAATGGGATTGCCCCTGACTTCGGCGCCTATCAGTATGCTTGTGGGGTGATCGAGGGATTGCGGCTTGGTGCCGAGCACGCCGAAGATATTAAAAGAGAGCAGGACCGGCAATGAATACCAGTTTTTTAATGCCTGAACGGGCGTTGGTGACGCCGAGCGGCGTGCGTCCCGCAGAGCATCGGGTGACATTCTCCGAGGAAAACGAAGCCAAGGAGCAAGCCTATCGGCTATTGGGGGACCTCGATGACATCGAGTTGTTCTTCAACGACGTTCTGATTCTCAAATACATTCGCACCCAATTGAGCGAGAATCTGACAGCCTCAGCCGAGACGCAGAAAGAAGACAAGTGGCAAAGCAGCATTGGTTTGGTGCTCAAGGTCGGCCCGACAGCTTTTGTTGATGACGAACACACTAAGTTCCACGGCGCCACTGTGGCTCGTGGTGATTGGGTAATGTTCCGCGACAGCGACGGCTGGAACCGCGGCATTCAGGAACTCTACGGGTTTCATCGGTTTGCGCATTGCCGAGTTCTGCAAGACGCGCACATTCGGGCGCGGGTCAAATACCCCGGGCGATTTATGGCACTGGAATGGTGATCTAGCCCATGTCTGAAACTCGGGTCACTGACCCCAATACCGATGTCGATCAGAAAAACCGCGAGATCGAGATCGTCGATGAGCCGATTGACGATCAGAGCGGCATCGTCGAGGAGATGAAGCGGCAACTGGCCGAACTTGAGGAGCGTGATCGGAAGCGCGAAGATGAGATCAAGGCTGAGCGCCAGCGCGCTAGTGATGCCCAGCGCGCCCGCGAGGCGGCCGAGGCTCGGGCGCGTGATGCCGATGCCCGTGCTCGGGATGGTGCCGACACCGCTGCCCGTTCGGTCGATGACGCTCAGTTCGAGGCGATCTCAACGTCGCTGACGGCGGCAACCGACCAGATGAACGGTCTGAAAGGGCAGTACAAGACGGCGTTCACCGAGGGCGATGCCGACAAACTGGCCGAGATTCAGGCTAATATGGCATTGCTTGGATCGAGGATTACAACACTCGAAGCTGGCAAGCGAGCACTGGAGGCGCGCAAGGCAACCCCTGACGCGCAGCGGCGACAAGAGACTCACTCCGAGCCGAGCGAATCCGAACGCCAGGAAACCTTTATCCGTGGGCAACCTCCGCGCGTCCAAGACTGGCTGCGCGCCAATCGCGAGCGCTATTTCAATGACGCCGATTTCCAGCAGCAGGTCGCCGCTGCCGCTGGGTACGCACAGCGCATCAAGCGCCTAGACCCCGGCAGTCAGGAATATATTGACTATGTTGATTACGAACTTGGTTTGCGTCAGCGGCCAGAGCCGGTTGCGGCGCAAACCAATGAGCGGACCAATCAGCCAGCAGGACGCAATCCCGAGGATCGCGACAACCGCAATGACCGGCGCATGGTGACCGCTCCAGCAGGGGGGAGTGTCCCGAACACCGCGCAGGCGAGCGGCGGCACCGAGCAGGTCTACCTGACCCGCGAGGAAAAGGAGCAGGCCCGCCGCGACGGAATCACCGAGGCGGAATGGGCCAAGGCCAAGCTCGAACTGATCCGCGAGGGCCAGTTGGGGCCAAACCGGAGAAACCGATGAACTCCGACAGAGTCGAAACCGCAGTGCTATGCGAAGCCGACAAATGCACCCGCACGATTACATTCCATGTGCGGGAGGGGTTCGGTGATGGTACCGATGGTAATGGGCTCGCCATTCCCGATCCTGAGTGGGAGCGGAAAGCGGCGGCGCGGATTTTCGAACAAGCAATCGACGTAGTCATTGGCAAACAGCCATCGTCAGGGTTAATCGAAAAGTGGGTTAGGCTGAAAAACTTCCGGCCGTGGTGGAAAGGGCATCAAGATGAATGACGCAGGCTACCAATCTGAGGCGCGGGCTACCGATCGCGCTCTCCGCCCTTCGCCGCGCGACAGCAATCCGCGTCTTGCCAGCACCCCGACCGATGGTCCACGCTTGCAGCGCCGCCGGCATCAAGTCAACATCATGGAGTCGCCCAAGCCTCCGCCCGGCTTCACCTATGAGTGGAAGGCCGAAAAAATTTACGGGGAGCCGCAGAACGAGCATATCATCGACATCCGCGAGAACCATTGGAAGCAGGTGCCGGCCTCGCGCCACCCGGAATACGCCATGGGCAGCGACACCGTAATTCGCCGCAAGGACACTGTACTTTATGAGCGCCCGACCTATCTGGTCGATGAGGCCCGCATGGAGCAGATCGAGGATGCGATGAAGCCGGTGCTGCACCAAGAGCAGATCATGTATGGGGGTGCTCCGGATCAATTGACCCGCGATCACCCTTCGGTGCGGCGCATCTCAAAAATCAATCAGCAATACGCGCCGGGAGCCCCCATATCAGATGACGGCCCCCTATCATCGGAGCCATGAGTGACCATGCGCTAGACGGCGAGTGCGCTTGCCCAATAGGGCTAAATAACCCCGTCCGGCGGCAGGAGAAAACGTTACGTCGTCCCCGTTCTCCGTGGCCGCCAATTTCTCTCAGAGTGAGAATTTGATTGGAAGACGAACAGGCAGAACCTCATGGTTCTGAGCCAAGGCAATTTCAAGATCCGCTGCATATCGCGCCCGCGAGCAAAGCGCCAGACACATCATATCAGTGGTTCCGCGCGACTGCGGAGCGGGATTGGCCATGGCGCGATCCAGCAGAGCATGGCTGGGTTGCCGTTGCCCGCGACGCAATGGGCGACGAGCCATCTGACAGTAATGAATTTATCCAGCGCCAAGAGGTTCGCCTTTACTGCCGACCGCAGAGTCTAACAGATGCGGCCATCACCAGAGAATTAGCGACGGCAACAGCACATTGGCAAGATGTCGAGAGCCGTCGGCGAGGGCAAGGCCCGTTTGCACAAGTTCAGTCCTACGCGCCGTCTGCGCAACACGGTGACCCTTTATCTCCACGACCTCCGCGACATTGGCGGGGAAGCCACCGACGCGGTCGGATCATCATGGTGCACGCAGAAAACCTCCATTGCCGTCTGCAATGGCTGGGGCGGTTTATTGAGCGACACCGACTGGTCTTCGCGCGCTGCCGCGTCATTTTTCTATCTCGCGATGAAGCGCAGCAGGCTGATCGCGATGGCATTCCTCATGCGCTGTGGGCGTGGTGCAAGCGAGACTTGGCGCGCGAGCACGCATTCAAAGAGCCTTGACGCACTGCCCGTAGTTACTTTATAGAGTCACAATTAACGGACTTGCGGGAAGTCCGAGAGATGATCCTCCAGCGCGACGGGCGCTGCTGACGGGATTGAGAGCGCGATCGGCGGGTCGATCGCAAACCCCCGCAAACCCAGATCGGTCGAGGGTTGAGGGCCAAGTCGGGAAGTCCCGATGGCCAATATCTTCGCGCCGAACGGGTTTCAGGACTCGGGGCTCCAGATTGGAGCCGCGTGGTCCGCGAACCAGACGCGCTATCAGATCCTCTATTCGAACACCCACACCATTTTCCAGGGTGACCCAGTCACCCTGCTGTCGTCGGGCTACATCGACACTCTGACTCCGGGGTCGGTCAGTTCGACGGTAATGCCGGTCGGCATCTTCAATGGCTGCTACTACATCTCGGCCTCCCAAGGCCGTCTGGTGTGGAGCGCTTGGTATCCAGGTGGCGACCAGTTGACCAACGGGGTTGTCTACGCCTCGATCGTTGACGACCCCAATGTCACATTTGTCGTCCAGACCGGGTGGAGCGGCGGATCGCCAGTTCCCGCTACCCAGGCCATGGTCGGGATGAATGCGACCTACGCCTACGGCACTGGCAACCAGCTAAACGGCCAGTCGGGCGCTTATCTCGATCTCAATACGACCCCGGCGACCACCGCTGCCTTTCCGTTTCGCATCCTGTCGCTGGTCAGTGACCCGCCAGGCTCAAACGGGTCCGATACGACAACTGCCTACAACAAAGTTCTGGTGATGTGGAACAACGAGTTCTACCGCCAGCTGACGGGAGTGTAACCGATGCCAGTCGCACTCTCATCGATCCACGACATGCTGCTGCCGGGGCTGCGCGCGGTCACCGGCAAATACCAGCAAATCCCCCGCCAATACGACAAGATATTCCAATACATCAAGTCGGAGCAGGCGGTCGAGCGCACGATTGAAAACCGTTACCTGCCCTTGGCGCGACTGAAGAATGAAGGCGCCACCACGGTTTTCGACAACCGCGCCGGTCAGCGTTTCACGTGGAACCAATCGCATCTGGAAATCGCGCTCGGCTATGCGATCACCCGGCCGGCGATCGACGACAACCTCTACAAGACCCAGTTCAATCCGTCGAACCTCGGTCTGCAAGAGAGCTTCAACCAGACCAAGGAAATCTACGCCGCCTCGGTCTTCAATCTCGGCTTCGTCTACCAGCAGGCCGTTGGTGGTGACGGTCAGCCGCTGTTCTCGACGGTTCACCCGATCGACGGCGGTTCCTACGCCAATGCCTTCACGACCGCGGCCGATCTGTCCGAGACGACACTGCTGTCGGCAATGATCTCGATCCGCCGTCAGTTTGTCGACCAAGCGGCGTTGAAGCTCTATGCGCGCGCCAAGATGCTGCTGATCCCACCGGAGTTGGAACCAGTGGCAATCCGGCTATTGGAGACCCAACTGCGGCCCGGCACTGGCGACAACGATGTCAACGCCATCCGCTCAACCACTGGCGGTCTAAAGGAAGGGTATTTCGTCAACGACTACCTCACCTCGGCCTATTCGTGGTTCCTGCTCACTAACGTTCCGGGATTGGCGTATATGGAACGTATCCCCTTTGAGATGTCGATGGAAGTGGAGTTCAGTACCGATAATTTACTAGTGAAAGGCTACGAAAGGTACTCGCTCAGCTATTACAACCCTCGGTCGTGCTACGGCACTAACCCAACGAGTTGAGTTGTATGCGCTGTTGCCGATCACCTGAGTTACAATCCGTCTGTAAAACGACGGAGGAATGTGCTTTGGCGACGACACCGAGATTGAATGTGCTGCGCGAGCTTCTGGCATACGATTCGGAAACGGGCGAGTTTCGTAATCGCGTGAAACGTAGTGGGGTCCGGTTTGGCGGCTTGGCCGGAACAATCAATTCATCTGACGGGCTGCGATATATTCGGATTGATGGTCGACGGCATGCCGCGCAGCGACTTGCGTGGCTCTACATACATGGCGTAATGCCGAAGGAAGAGGTTGGTTTTAAAGACCCAACGCTGCCGAGCCCAGCCCGCGAGCGCCTCGCTAACTTAGCCGTCGTGGTTCCTGGCGCGCTTACGGCAGATGATGTCCGGAAAATTCTCCATTACGACGCCAAAACGGGAATCTTCACATATCGGGCTTCTCGAAAATCGGTTACGGCAGGCAAACGGGCTGGCAGTGTTGAGCCGAACGGATATCGGTTTATTGGGTTCAGAGGCGAGCGGCATCCTGCGCAGCGTTTGGCGTGGCTTTATGTCTACGGCGAATGGCCAGATGGTGCTGTGCGGTTCCGCAATAACGATCGCGATGATTGCCGGATCGAAAATCTGTACCAGCCTGATGGCTATAGCCAAGTGCCTGAGTTGCGCTATGCACATGCGCGCGAAGACCGAAAGAACAATCCGGCCAAATATCGTCGTTACGACATCCGCAAAAAGTGGGGTCACGAAGGCGAGGTCGTCTTTGCTCGCCTATTTGCTGAGCAGAACGGTGTCTGTGCCAGTTGCGGCGAGCCCGAGACTGCGATGCGCAATGGCAAGGTCAAGGCGCTCGCCATGGATCACGATCACGCTCTCGAAGAGGCGACTGGCGAACTACACGTTCGAGGGTTGCTCTGCGGTCGATGCAATCCGCTCATCGGCTTTGCAAAAGACGATACTGCCCGAATGCACAAGGCGATAGCGTACATGGAGCGCGTAGGCATCGTTCGTTCGGAGAACGTGATCACGCTGCCCAAGAAAAAGGACAGCGCCTGAATGGCTCGCACTGATTTCACTGGCCCGGTAATAGCGTTTGGCAAGGGTCGCAGCCCTGGCGGTATTGGGTTTTCGCAGGACAACAACCCTGACGATCCGGCGCCATCGCTGGGCAATAGGGGCTGGGGCTGGCTAGACCCGCGTCCGCCGTTCACCTATCAGCCGGGGATGAGCGCGACGGAGCCGTTCTACGGGTTCGCGGCCGGCGAACTTACTCTGATCGACCAAGCGCCATCAGCGTTGGCGGCCAACAACATCGCGGCATCGCAGGCAGTAACTGCCGGCACTGCGGCGACATTGGTTGCGACTAGCGGTGCCGGAATTACGGTCGGCGCTTCGGTGGTCAATGCGCTGACTGGGCAACTGGTCACTGGTTTGTTGGCGATCGACGGCACGCATGGCGGGGTGGCATTTGGTGCCAATGCTGCTGCCAATTCGTGGAATCCGGCAACGGCGATAAGCCGCTGTCTGGTTGTCGCTGGTCTTACCGGAACGATGCTGATTTCGGGTTACGACCTCTACGGTTACCCGATGACGCAGTTGGTGACGGGCGCTGCGACGACACTGAAGGCGTTCAAGTACGTGGCGTCGGCAGTGCCGCAGGCCGGGTCAAGCGGCAGCGCGCTGACGATCGGCACGACCGACGTGTATGGCATTCCGCTGGCGGTGTCGGCTTTCGGATACCTCACGGTTTATTGGAACAACGCGCTGATCGCGGTTGCTGGGACGGGTGTCGCATTTGTCCCGGCGGTAACGACCTCGCCGAGCACCAATCTGCTTGGTGACGTTCGCGGCACGCTGAACATCGGCACCGGCGCGGCGTCAAACGGCACTGTCGCAATGCAATTGTTCTGGCGGCCCAATGTGAATAATATGCTGACTCAGGCTGGCATCTTCGGAGTCCAGCAGCAGTAGCCAATACCGCCGCCAATGCGGCAGTAGCCTCGCCCCTTTGCCGGGCGGGTCCCAGCTGGGAAACCGGCGGCGCGGATCGCCGAGATTGAAGGAGACTAGCGATGGCCGGAAGAGGACATCACAGACGCAAGGGCGGCGAAGTCGACATGCCAGAGGAGCATGGCGGCAAGCCAATGAGCTACACGGCGGACAACAACGTCGAGAAAGAGGCTGAGGGCGAAGAGCGCAGCAAGGGCGGTCGTGCCAAGCGCGCTCGCGGCGGCGCTGCCAAGCATCACGTCGAGCACCATCAGGCCGAGCATGTCGAGCACCACCACTACAAGCGGGGTGGCGCAATGAAAGAGGCCGAGATGGAAGGCGGCAAGACCAAGCATCGCCGGATGGACCGCCCTGGTCGCAAGCGCGGGGGCGGTATTGGTGCTGATGCGACGCCACTGTCAACGGCGGCCCGCACCAAGCAAGAGGGCCACATGGCCGATAACGACGAACTCGCGTCTTAGTTGTAGCGAGTAATTCTGATGGCCAAGAAGGGCCGTGAGGCGGATTGCGACGATGTGACTCTGCCGTCAATCCCAGATGCCCCTGGGGTCGGCAAGATGCCGCATTACAAGCGCGGTGGTGCTGCCAATGGCATTGGGCCATTGCCGCACTACAGCCGTGGGGGGAAAACCAAGCATGTTGAAGAAGACGGCGGCTCTAAGGGCCGCCGCCGCCTGGATCGCGCGCAGCGATGTGAGGGTGGTCGGAAGAGCGGCGGGCGCTTGACCTACGGCGAGCGCGAGAAAATGCCAAGCAGTGAATTCGCGCTGCCCGGCAAGGGATCTGGCCCCAAGGGTAAGGGCGGAGGCTCTTACCCGATTCCAGACGAAAGTCATGGACGCAATGCGTTGGCCAGAGTCGCGCAACACGGCTCGCCGGCTGAAAAAGCTGAGGTTCGTCGGAAGGTGCACGCCAAATTCCCAGACATTGGCAAAGAGTGACGCACTGCGCTGTCTCGCAATCGTCACTTACGCGTTGGGCCAATAAATGATATTAGGACACCGCAATGAGTGATCCGCCCGACGCACTGAGCCAGCCGATCAATATCTTCAATTTCGGCAGCTACCTCGGTCAGGTGCTGGCGATCGTGCAGGACATCGCGCAGTCGGTTGCCGCAATAATTTTCACTCAGAACGAAGCAACCGTCACCGAAAATCTGCTGGCCACCAACCAGGTTGCATTGCAGAACCAGGTCACGCTGTTGACGCAACAGGTCGCCGCGCTGGCAGCCACTGTTGGGAACACCGTCAATCTGCTGCTGGTGACGATTGAGGGGTTGGGCAATGTTGCCACTGCCCCATTGCAGCAGGAGGAGATCACCCTGCTCGAAGAGATCGCGCAGAACGTCGCTCCAACCCGGCCGGTCGAACTGGGGTTGGATTTCACCAATGTCACTTCGACCAAACAATCCGCGCCAACCGACGCGGGTCCGTGAAGCCAATAGGAGCTTTTGATGGCAACTCTCACTACCCTACCCAATGGCCACTTGGCGCTGCCAAGCGACGAGGTCACCGCAATCGCGCTGGTTGCCCTTGACGCGTCCGGCACTCAAGTGCCGATGCCTGCCAGCAACGTCTCGACGGTTGTAACCACCGGCACCTTTGCCGCCAGCCTCGGCGCCGCAATTGGTGTCATGCCGGGCACGACCAACGCTGCTGTAATCCTGACCCCGCTCGTACTCGAAAGCGATGCGGGCAATTCGGGCGGCGGCATCGGGCTGACGATCACCGACACGGCCGGCTTGCCGATCACAACGGGGACGACCGCTGCGTTGTTCGACATCGTTGTTGATGCGACACCGGCAGCTGAGGGTCTTGACCTTACGAATGTCGTTTCGACCCCGCAGACGGCACCAGTCGCGCCTGGCCCGTAATCGCGCGCTTAGGGAGATAGAGGATGGTCGGCCTTCTGATCCAGGTTCTGATCCTGTGCCTTGTTCTGGGGCTGATCCTCTATATTTTTGGAGCGGTGCCAATCTTGGCGCCGTTCCGCTGGCTCGCGCAGATCATCTGCGTCGTCATCGTGGTGATTTTTCTGATCGAGATCCTGCTCGGCATCTCGGGTGGCGGGGTGAGCTTCCCCGCATTCCACGCGATCAGATGACCGTTTCGGTCTGATCGCGGCGCGGGCCAAACCCGCGATAGCCGATCGCTAACCCGACATCGGGCAAGTCGATCGTAACCTGATCGCAACAGGTCAGAGCGAGATGCGCAGACGATACTGAGCGACCACCAATCGCTAGGTCGTGGCTCACCCTTTCTTTGAGGCCACGCGGATCGAGATGACCAAAGCGCAAGGTGCCTTGGTAGGGATGACTTTGGTTGGTTGCATCTATCGGGACCGGGTTCGGGACAAATTCGTTTTTGATCGCCCCAGCGCCGTGGCGCGTCAAATAGGTGCGCGAGACGTAAACAACCTCAAGTTCGAGGGCGAGTGCGCGGGCGATCGGCACGATATTTTTGAGCCCCGTGTTCGATCGGGTCACATGCGGGAACTCGCCGTATTCCTGGTCTAGCAGCAACCCCTGTGCGCCCTCGAAGATGATCTGCGAACTCTGGATGTATTCCAGTCCCGCTGAGGGTACAGCATGATCGAACTTCCGCACGGCGGCGATGAACGCGTCAATCCAGTTGTTGCCGAGATGCGTGTCGTCTCCAACCAGTGGCGGGACGCCAAGTTGGTGCAGTCGCGCGGGCATCCAGTTGTCGCGGATGTTGATCAGTTTCTGCTTCAATAATTTGTCAGGAGCTGACAGGTCGTCTTTTAACAGGCGAAAGGCTGGATAGTTGTTGCGCTCAATGGTCTCGCCAAATCCGACCCCGCAACTACCGTGTCGCGCGGCACCTCGGTGATCTTCGACCATCTGGTTGATCAGCATGTCGTAAGGCGTCGTCACGTAGCAGCGCGGGTCAGCCGCGACTGGTGGCGCTAGCCGAACCTCCAGAAACTCGGCGTATTCATGCCAAAACAAGATCGGATTGAGCACAAAGTGCTTGGCGAGGTAGGTCTTGGCCCCAGCAAGTGTGCCGGAGCCAAGATGGTGGAACACATGCCGCCGCTCGTCGGGCGTGACGACGGTGTGCCCAGCTTGGGCTCCGCCATTAAAGCGCACGACAGCGCAATCGGCCGAGACGCCAGATGCGAGGTAATCAACCATCCGCCCTTTGGCCTCGTCGCCGTAGTTGGCCCCGATAACGGCTGTCGCGCGCCTCATGGGTCGAGCCTCCAGTTAGTAGTTGAGTCTGACGGCTCCCTCGCGGCGCTCGCCGGCAACGATATCGCGGATCGCATTGGCGACCACGACTGACGTGGCGCCAGACCACGACCCGGCGACGGCATCTTTGTCGCGACCCTCGGCAACCTCGATTGCGGAGACGATCACTTCAGCGAGTTTTCGGTGATCAGCGAGAGGCAGAACATGCTGGCCCAAGGTCTCGACCCATTCGCGGCGGACCTGATCGGGATGCCGCTGCGCGTGGCTACCTTCCTCGACGATGACGTGGAAGATGTCATATGTCGCGGAGGCCAATTTCAGGATTTCGGGTCCGGTCAGATCCTTGACCTCGTCGAGACCGAGGAATTGCTTGATGTGCTTGGCGTACAGAATCGGGGTCGGCTGTTCGTCGCCGACGGTGAACAGATACCCGCGTTTGCCACGTTTCTCGAAACAGTCAATCGAGGTCTTGGTTGCCGCGAACAGCCATGCGGCGGCGTAGGATTCGTAGTGGTTGCCACCGCCGCCGCGCTCCAGGTGGATTTTCTCCATCTGCTCGACGAGCGGTTTGTTCTCGGCTTCGAACTGGGTTGCCTGCACCGGCGAGCGATCACATTCGAAATCGCCGATTCCCATGATCATAATGTGCGGGTCGGTGATCGGCCGGCGCTCGTAGATTGAGGCAACGAGGGTGCCGAGGCTGTCGCGCGCCATCACGTCGAGGACTTTGTCCATCGACCCGGTGACATCGAGCGCGACGATCAGCGCCGTGGAGTTCGGATTGGACGCCGAGTCTCGCGATTCGCGCAGCTTGATATCGGCAGGCGCGAGGTCGGGGGCCAAGCGGCTCGACCGAAAGATGTGATCAACGGTCGGGTTTGATGCGTTATATGACGCTCGGGTGCTCGACCAAGATTTCGGGTCCCACCTGCCATCGCCCATGATTTTCTCCTCTGGTTAAGTGAACGCCTTGAGAATAGGGTCTCTGTTGGAAAAATCAACGGGGTCGATAAAAAGGGATTGACAGACCCTGTTGGGGTCGCCATCATCTCCCTCGTCATGCAGCGAATTGCCGGCACACAAGGCTTAGAACGAGCGGATCATCTCCGTTGGTTCGGCATGTGTACGTACCCATCCTTGGGGAATCCGCAAGCATGAGGTAGGGGTTGTTCGGCAGTTGCCGATAGGATCGCGAGATCATCAGCCCCCGCCAGTTCCCCCTGAGCGGGGGTTTTGTTCGAAGGTGAACGGCCAGCCTTGATAGCAGTGGCCGTCGGGCTTCCGACCTCTCACCCGCAAGGGTCAAGTCGGTCATTCCCACACCAAGCCCCCATGCAGTAGCATGGGCTGAGGTGCAGCGATCTACGTTATGTCAGCGCAAAAGGGAGACCCCTTGGTTATAGGATCGACAAAGGTCTGAGCCATCGGCTGCCACCATCGCTCTGGACGAAATCGATCGCCTTGGCAGAGGAAATCGCAAGTGAGCGCCGCCGGTGTAGGCGGATTGCTAGTACGGCGACCAAGGGAGTTCTCTTTTGCGCTAACATGGGGGCGTCGTTCAACGCGAGGATCTCTGGCCTGCAACCAGAAGATGAGAGTTGGACTCTCTCCGCCTCCACCAATACGCGGCTATAGCTCAACGGCTGAGAGCGTAGCGTTGCCAACGCTGAGATGAGGTTTCGACCACCTCTAGCCGCTCCAATACGGGACCACTGGTTTAATTCGCGCCGTTAAGAGCGTGACCCGTAACGCTGTTAGCGACAAGACGGTGAGTGTCGCGGGCTCCATTTCCCGAACAACCCCGTCAGCCGACGGATGGTCGTGGAAACCTGTGGAGCACCATCGTGGTCGGCACCCTTTGCG